ATTCCATTTCATTTATCCAATCTAACAATCACGGAGGATTATACCTTCACATCCATAGATGGTCGTAAGATGTATGTGTTTCACGGAGATGTATTGGATGTATTCATTACCAAAGCAAAATTTTTAGCTCACATCGGTTCAATAGGTTATGATATAGCATTATGGATGAATAGAGTTTACAACAAATATCGTGAGATGAGAGGGTTACCTTATTATTCCATCTCCAAAGATATTAAAAGTGGGGTTAAGAAAGCCGTTAATTTCATAAATGATTTTGAACATAACGCAATACTATTGGCTTACAAAAAAGGATGTGATGTTGCCGTATGTGGACACATTCATCAACCGGAGTTAAAAGACAATTATATGAATAGCGGGGATTGGTGTGAAAACTGTACCTCATTAGTGGAAACAAAAAAAGGAACGTGGAAAATAATAGAGTTTCACAAAAAATAAAATGGAATATAAGATAAATACCGAAAATAAAACTATCACAATAACTGATAGTGCTGGAAGAGTTGATGAGATTAAATCATTGATGACTTTATTCCCTGACTATACCCTAATTACAGGTATATTCAAGAAGGAATGTGTCTGTAATCCATCCAAAGGTGGTGACGGAATTTGTAAATGTTAAAAAAAATAACCCTAAGAGTTGAATTCTTGGGGTTTTTTATTTATATTTGTGCTATGGATAATTTAAAAAACTTTATAGTAAATAATAAATACGACTTTTTATCTTTAGGTTGTATAATTTTAATGTTCTCTGTTAGTGCGGTATTTGCCATACCATCACTTGTTTTTCTTGTAATCGGAGTAAGTGAATCAAAAAATTAATGGGTAAGTTATTACCTGTACCATATCCCGGTCAATCTATGGATGAATACCGGGAACAATTAGTTAACTTCCAAAAGAATTATTGGAGTTTCTTAAAACCATCCAAAGGTGGAAGTAAGTTCATCCCTTTACCACCATTAACATTAATCAAAAAAACAAAAGAAATGAGTTCAAAAAAATTAAGCGAACACGTCGAACAAGAATTATTCGACAAAGAAAAAAGAGTTATACCAAGTGTTTCACCTGAATACAGAGTGAAATTAAACGAAGGAGTTGACCCTAAAAAAGTTATTAAAACAACACCTGTAATCCGTAAAGAATCTGTATTGGGGTCAGTTGAGGATAAACCGGTTAAAAAGAAAAAACCATACTACAGAAAAAAATACAACAAACCAAAACCTGTTGAGGTTGTGATTCCGGAATCAACTAACCCAAACACTTTTGTTAGAGGATTTGTAATTGGGGTTATTGTTGGTATTATATTAACATCAATTATTGAAACAATTATAAATTAAAAAACTATTATTTGTATGTGGTTCTATATTTTAATTGTAATATTTGTTGGTTTAGGTGTTGGGTCTTGGTTGTATATAATGTTTGAGTTATTTAGAAATATTGTTAGACGATTAAAAGAAAAAAAAGATGTTTAAAGAGGGTGATAAGTATATCCACTTTACCAAGTATGGTGGGATAAATAAAGGTGTTGTTAGTGAATTTTTTAATACACATTGTATTGATACTAAAAACTGTGTTGCGTATGAAGTTCCCCACGTTAGAAATGAGAATGGAATTGTATTAAATCTTAGAGAAGATGGACTTATTTATAAGATAACGCACGAATATTCGGAAGAAGAGTGTGAAAATATAAGAAAAGTTGGGAAATATTATCAAAATAGGAAACAAAACAAAATAGATGAATATTTATCCGATGAAGATGTATTAATCTTCCCTAATCTATAAGTAATTCCAACAAAAATGAAATTCATTGCACCTGTCGCAATTCTAGTGATTTTAGTGTCGCTAGCTCTTTATTTAGTAAAGAAAAAACCTAAACAAATTGTTTCAGAGGAAGTGGTTATTGAACCACCGGTGAAGAAGAAAAGAGTGTATAAAAAGAAAACAAAGAAGGTATAATGGTAACACCTGACCCTTCCGCACCACTACCGTTATTAATCGGTGTGATTTGTTTGTTTGTGATAATAGTGTTGAGAGATGAGTTTAAAAAAGATAAAGATAAGAGTTAAATTATTATTTGTGTTCCTTGGATGGTGTGTATCAGATATCCGAGAGAACTACGGTGATATGAAATCTCGTTATGTTTTGGAAACCGACCCTGAATTATTTGAACTTCAAGAATTTGTTAAAGAACTAATTAAGAAAAAATGAATGATTGTGTAACTTTTTTGATGTCTGTTACGTATAATAACTGACAATAAAGTTGATGAGATAATAAATAAAAAAAACTTTAAAAAAGTTTGGTAGTATTAAAAAAAGTGTTATCTTTGTCAAACAAATAAGGAATAAAAGATTATGTCGAAAAAGAGGGGCGGAAACCCAAATACGTCGAAAGATGGTGACAAGGAATGTTAGGCAATCCTAAAACCTAACTGCTAAGAATCAAGTGTTATGATTCGGGTTAACAACCTCAACTTATGGTGAAACAAAAAAAGGTTCCTTCGGGAACCTTTTTAATTGGGCATATTTCTTGTAAACACATCACCATATCTATCAACAATAATTGTTGGGGATTCGTTAACTCTAAATTTAAGATGGTTAGGGTGTTGAATTGATGTATTTATAATTATTTTAATCCTATTATGTGTTCCATTTAACCACATATGATAATCAATACCCGCTACATTGTCGATAACATTAATTGAACATCTAACAACACATTCTTGCATTATTCTTCTTGCTGATTGTATTATTGTTGATTCTATATCCATTATAGAATCGTTAATTTCATCTGGGTCAACTCTTTGAAATGAACTACTAGAACCGACAGACTCCTGAGAATGGGGGTTTTTATACAAGTTAATTAAACTATTTTCACTTCTATGTAATCTTCTAATAAAATCTTGTTCACCTAAGATATTATTTACAACAATTTCATATATTAAAATTGGTTTTGGTTCTGTATATTCCCTTAATATCTGTCTAATTAATTCCTTCATAGTAATAAATATATATTTTTTCAATAAATGCTTGTGCAATTAAAGTAAATGTGTTACTTTTGTCCTATCAAACTGAAACAATAACCTTAACACATACAGAAACTATGAAAACAATTACCTTCACAATGCAAGAGATATGGGCGGCTTCTCGTCCATCTGTTCAAAAAAGTAAAAAAGCTTACAACAGAAAACCAAAACACAATAAAGATAAGTACTAATATCAAACCCATCTCCGGATGGGTTTTTTATTTAACGAGAGTAAAAAGTTAAAATAATTACCTTCGTTTTATTTTGGGGAGTAAAAAATTGATAAAATTACCCTCGTAATATAAACGAGAGTAATTTTTACCTTCTTGTTATATTTATAGATATGGATGTTAAAATTAGTGAGGGGAAGTTAGAGTTTTTAATGGATACTATCTTTGATGGTTTGGGTGTAGATGTCAATCGTCTATCACACAATTTCCAAGTAAGAATGAGTTATTTAGAATTTTTAGCTTCTGTAACAACAAGACGAGAAATGGTTGCTAAATATGATTTTGAGTGGAATTACATAATTGTGTTTGATGATAAGTTTTATGATTTGGTTAAACCTTGGGTTTCTCGGAAAGTTTATGATGTAATTAAAGAAGATTTAATTAAGAGAATTTTTAAGGTGTATACCAAGAAATATAAATCAATATATAAAGAGGAGCCTAAATCAATTAAATTTGTTGATAAGGATTTTAATAAAGTTTAATAAAAAAAAGAAGGAAGTAGTTGTTACTTCCTTTTTTTATGCCTACTTTTGTCGAATGGAAATGGACTTTACAAAATACTCGGTAGAAGAATTAAGAGAACTTCAAAACAAGATTGGTTATTATTTACAAACTCGTAATGATGATTTTGTTTATATCTGTGAGATTAGGTCGTATGGTAAAAATTGGGTGAATAAATACACCAATGAACTTGCTGTGAATGATTTGTGTGCTGATTACGATGGTTATGATGGTATCGTGGATGTATATACAACCAATCCGGACGCTAACATTAGTAACTATGGTGAGGTTAATTACATTAAATCTGAGGACCAATACCGTAAGTGGAAACAGAGTGAGACATTAATCTCTCAGATAAAAAGTGCGGAAGATAAGTTGGCGAAATGGAATGATAGAGATAACATCCCATTCCATTCAAGACCAACCTTTGCTCCGATGTGGACAGAACAAGATATCCTTGGGTGGAGAAATGAATTAGAAACAATTGAGTGGGATTATGAAGAGCCCGTTTCAATTAAAAAAAAGTGAAGACGATTATGATGAATAACGATTCTTATACAGGAAATGAAATGGGTGATAAACCGAAAGAGTTGACTATGAAAGAGATTAACGAGAAATATGTTAATCGTATTATTGAGTCATTAGAGAATGACAAAGAACTTTGGGTGAGAGAAGTCATGTGTGGAATGGGAGGATGTTTTGTGGATTATTATAGTCCAAAATATTCAACTAAAGATGGAGGAACTTTACAATTCTCGGACAAGGAATATGCCAAAGCTCATATTGATGGGAGACCTGCTTGGGAAATTCCATTTTGGATGTATCATAACCCATTTAGTGACAAGTCAAGAAGATTAAGAAGAGCGATGGATGTAATGAGAGTATATCTTATTAACAAGAAAGACAACGAGTATAAAGATAAATTAAGTAAATCAATTGAATAATATGTGGGTAGAAACTAAAATAGTGATGGATGGTGGTTACCAAGAGGCAATCATCTCACAAAATGAAACACAAAACGCAATTGTCTTAAATATTGTTGAGGTTGAAGAACCGGGTTCGGCAAGATTGTATATGTCTTATGATGAGGCGTTAAGATTGGCAAATGAGTTAATAGATTTTGTAAGTAAAAACAGAGGGAAATAATGGAAGGATACATTTATTTAGGGGAATATTACGATGTGATTGGTAGACCTGTTGCTTTACCGGATAAAAAAATAGGGTTTTCTAAAGTTCCGGTTTCAAGAGAATATCAACTCAATAGAACTAAGTCTCCGATTGGATATAGAGTTCTTGAAGTTTATAAGGTTGATAATATGAATAAGGTTGAAAAAATGTTACATTCCATATTGGATAGCCGTAGGTTAGTTGGGGAGTGGTTTAGAGATGATGAAGATACATTAACCGGTGACTTTATTAACTTTATGATTTCTTATGGTGGTGTAGTATCAAGTATTAGTGAGATTAAAGAATCAAAAGAATTTTTAGAATCTACTCCTGATACAAGATTAATTGATTTGGCAAACAAATTATGTAACGATACAATATTAATTAGAACTTATTTAGGTAATGACTATGAAGTGACCCTTACAACGAAAGGCATGTTGGTATTCAATGGGGAGTCATTTGACACACCAAATAAGTTATACAATAATGGGGTGGTAAAGTTTGTTAAAGGTGTTAAAGGTGGTAGTGGAACAAATAACCTATCACAATTTAAATTTAAATTAACGGGTGAGCGTTTAAAAGATTAATTATGGAAAAGAAATTAGGAAAGATTGAGTCAATAAGTTTTGGTCTTGGTGGTTATCAGGGAGCAATGATTGGTCTTCACGTTACATTAGGTAATGGAAGTTGGGGTGTTGGAGATTCAAGAGCCAATTGGGATGCGGAGCAAATAAAGTGGTCCGAACATAGCAAATGGACAGAAGAAGATAGAGACGGTTGGTATGCTGAAATTATGAGATATGTTTCATCGTTACTAAAAGACGCTAAGGTTAACTCAGTTGACCAATTAAAAGGAAAACCGGTTGAGGTAACCTTTGATGGTAATATGTTAAAGAGTTGGAGAATACTAACTGAAGTATTATAGTATTATGGGGTGGAAATCAACAATTGATATTAGTCGTGAAGAAGCAATTAAATTAATTCAGTCAAAGATGTCTGATGAGGTTTTTAAGTCTATGTTAAATAGAGATATTGAGTATATGATGGAAGATATGGGGTTTGGAGACAATCCGGATTGGGAATATTTTGGTCATAACTTCTTTGTTGTGAATGAAGTAAAGGAATATGAAAATGACTAAGTTTAACTACGCAAAGATAGAGACTCCGGATGGTGAACTTGTAGGGTATATTGCTATGGAGATTGACACAGAGAATGAAGTGGCGGTGTTAGATTATGTTGCAGATAATGGATACGTTTTAATCAAATCCACAAAGGAAGAATATGATGGTGCCGATGATGAATACACCGAAATTGAGATAAGATAATAATAACCCCCACAATGATTGGGGGTTTTTAATTTATATGATATTTATTGTTATGAAGTTAATTATAACAGAGTCACAATATGAAACCATCAACGAGATGATTAAACTTAACATTAAGGTAGGTGATACCATTATGGGTGGAAAATTTAAGAACAAGAAGGTTGTTGTGAAGACAATCGACAAGAATGAAAAGGGGGATATTACAATAAACGGTAAACCATTGTTACGTTTTAGAATCATAGAATAATGAAGATATTGATTAAAGAAGATAAAAGAGATAGAATTGCCAAACGGTTATTAACTGAGGAATTCTCCGGAATGTATGAAGATGTTAATTATATGACAGATTCACGGGGGGAACACAAAACAATCGAATACCGTAATGGTGAAGGAATCATAATGATTTACGGTAATACTGATAATATTTTATATATCTGTGAAGATGTCACTCGTCCACTTAATCTACTTAGTTACACACCAAAACAACTTAAAGATGTTATTGGTGAATGGTTCTCAGAGTTTTTTGAATTACCGGTTCAATATATTCATCACGTAAATAAATCAGTGTTAAACTAATATGAAAGAGTTAATTAAAAAAATATTACGAGAGGAAGTTCAGAAGAGATTTACAAAATCTAATCAAAGTTTTGAGCGTCTTATTATTAAACAGATGGAGTCTTTAATATCCGAAACAAATAGAGTTGTTGTCCCACCTGAAGAGAATTATGGAAACTTTAATGAGGAGTGGTGTAAAGGTGATAAAATTATTATGCAGGCAAGATACTTTTTCAGTAGTGAAGATAGTGATGAAGAAAAGTTTTTTGGTGGTGATTTATATGTTAATAAAGAAGAAATTGATTTTTTATCTCAAATGTTACAGGTTAGAAAACCCTATTTACTTAATGTAATTACCGAATGGTATGATGAGAAATACGCTACCAAGTTTGGTCAAGAAACCGGACACCCGGAATTGGAGATTGATGAGACTCACGAAACGGATAGTGACCATAAATGTTATAAAATGATTAATACTTCAAACCTAAGTAGAGAATATATGATTGATTATATTGATACAAATACATTATATAAACTTAGTGAATTGGAAAAACTACCTGATGATGAGTTAGAAAGAAAATACCGAAGTGTTTATAATATCCAATTAAATAAGTAATGAAAGTATTAATAACTGAGAGCAGATTAGAAAGTTTAATCATTGATTACTTAAATGATTCGTATTACCCTGATTATGGGTGGGCAAATCCTGATGTTTATCAAAAAGATGTTAAACAATATGGTGATGTTCTTTTCTTTGTTGATGACCGAGAATCTTATATTTATTATGGTTGTAATGCAAACGCCGGTCCGGAAGATGAGTTCTTTGCGGGTTATGGTCATCTACATAATTATAAATGTCCTTTACTGTCAATATACCCCCTTATAACTCAAAGATTGGATTCTACTTTTGGTGACATATGGAAACCAATATTCAAGAAATGGTTTGAAGATAATACAGGGTTAGAGGTTACTCAATTAACAACAAATTTCATATAATGAAAGTATTAATAAAGGAAAGTAAGTATAATAATTTAATTGAGAACTATATCCTCAATGGTTATCCTGTAGTTAAAAACGTGACATTTACAACAAAGGATGTTTACTTGGCTAGTGGTAATAAAAGTGAGAGAAGAACAATTCAAAGAAACATCATTAATGTTGGGTTTAGAGGAGGTGAGATGCAGAATAGTCCAACACGAACATTAAGAGAAATTAGAGCTGATATTAATCGTATGTTTGGTTTGGATATTGATATGTCAGGTTCACATTGGGGTATTGAGTATAAAATGTTGTAAGTATGAGAATAGTAATCACAGAAAATAAAAGAGATATGTTATTTAGAGAGGAGTTTAAAAACCTGTTTAATAAATTAACTCCAACAAGAGCCGGACATACCGAGAACATTATCTACATATACTTTGATGAGGTATATGATGATAATGCGGTTACAGGGTTGGTATATAGACCAAGTAATCGTCAATTAATTATATATCCGGATTACTTTATTAGTTTAAGAATGTTTGTTTCATCTGAAGAAGAACTAAAGGAAATGATAGGAATATGTTATGAGGAATTAACTGATAAAATAGTTAGATATTCTTGGATTTGGATAGATAATGAGTTATGAAAATATTAATCACAGAAAATAAAAGATACCAATTAGCCTACAAGATATTAGACGATATTTTGAATGGATTGACTCGTGAGGACATTGATTTAAATAAGGATTCCGTATTTAGTAACCAACAAATAATATTCAGAGATAACAGCGATGACATTTTTATGTGGTGGTCCGAAAAATACGATTTATTGGAAGTTAATAAAGTTATGTGGGAACCACTAAGATTGTTCTCATTCAGTGGAGAAGAACTTGAAAGAGTTATTCATTGGTGGGTTAAAAATAGATTAAGAATAGAACCGGAGGAGATTAATTTAATTGGTGACTATTATTAAATGTCTTTTATTCTGAACAAAAACAATAATAATGTCCGTAATAACGGACATTTACATTTATTCCTACGTAAAAGTGTTGCCAATTACATTTATTCCTACGTAAAAGTGTAATCAACAAATATATTTCATTTGTATAACTCCACACAATGTGTAGTGGAACGCAAACAGAATATTACTTCATATTCTTTAACACAGCCTCCAACATAGAGATAGATTCCTTATCTTTTTTTGATTTCACTGACTTAGAATTAAGATACTCCAACGACTCAACCATCTCCTGTTTTTTATCCATAGGTTTGAAAGGGGAGTTTGGAACATTAATAGACTGTTTAACAACTTGTGGTTGATAAACGGGAGGAGTCACGTTAGGGTATAACGTATTATATACCTTGATGGCATTATCGGACCCCTTAGTGGTTAGACGAATGATTAAGTATTTAAGTAGTTTCATATTTCAAAGATACAACATATTTTTTGTTCTCACAAGATATTTATCACTATGGACATACAGGAAAACGTATATAGAATTAAACAAATAATGACTGAAGGTAAGGACGCTTATGTCTCAAGAGCTCGTTCTGACCAAGAGTATGAGGAAGAATATCCAAAATGGAAAAAAACTATAATTAAACTTTTAGAGATGGAAATAGATTCAAAGGCAGAAATTAACAATGGTAAAATAATAGTTTTGCTTAATGGGAAAAACCTTGACAAAAATCTAATTAAATATGATAAAATAAATGAAAGATTATGGTATGATTATTCCTTACAAGAAAATTTGGAAGGTTATATACCATACGGTTATTTATCAAGACATTTTAAATACGGACTTCAGGACTTCTTCAAAAAACATTTCCCGGACTATGGTGTTAGAGAACTAACGGCTGCGAGTTTAGTAAGTTACTAATGAAATTATTCCAATAAATGTTTAACATCGTTATAACTTTTATTGTTATCCATACAAAAATCATATAGTTTTATAACACTATCAATCTCGGGGTGTTTATTTTTAATCCATTCCATCATAACAATATTAAATTTGTCAGAAGGTAAAGATAACATAGGTGCAAGTAGGTTTGAGAATCCGTAAATACCTTTGACAGTATAACCATCATTTATATATGTTACATTCTGACCGGTCCCAAATATTTTTTTCTTACGTCGTTTAATTCCGATAATTGATTGTTTCCCATAAGAAAATAAAAAATAACCATTCATACTGACAACCAATACTTCTTCCAACGAGGTTATCTCGTTAATTTTAGGATAGAATACACTAATGTATTTGTCTATTATTTTAAGTTGGTCCAACATTACACTTTGAAGATAAATTCTTTAGACATATTCTTTTTACACTCAGTTCCGATTGGGAACATACCTTGACTATTAGAAACATCTTCACAGTCAACAGCAAGCCAATCAGTAGTCATATGAACCATAAACTTTACTTGTTCCGGTTTCATAGGTTTGTTACAACAAACACATCTCTCGGTGTGTCCATCCTTTTGTAATCTTTCGTTTTTATCGAAGTTAGGGCTGATGTATAGTTCGGTAGTGTTCATAATAATATCATTTAGATTACAAAGATACAATTATATTTTTATTTGACAAAATAACTTTCAATGATTATTATTGTTGTATGAGAATTAAAGCGATATATAAGAAAAACTTAAAGATGAGTGAGGGTAAAGTGGCGGCACAGATTGCTCACGCAGTTAAGAATTTGGGAATAACACCGGTTGATAGTGATATCATAGTATTAAAGGTGTCAGATAAGAAGTTTGATGAGTTAACATCACAGAATGATTGTTACATTCAAACAGATAAAGGTATGACCGAGGTGGAGTCGGGAACACAAACCGCGGCGGCGTGGATAGAAATACAATAATGATATTACCTGCTGACTACACAAAATTAACCCAACCACAAAGGAGGGAAGTTAGACTACAATATATCAAGGAACAGAATAATCTTTGTATGTATTGTGGTGAAACATTATATGAAGGCGCACCCGAAAGAATAACAAAAAAACCAATTACTTGGGGTTTATTTCCTCCGGGATTTTTAGACCACCCAATCCATCTTCAACATTGTCATAAGACTAATATGACTGAAGGTGCCGTCCATAGTTATTGTAATGCCGTTCTATGGCAATACGAGGGGAGATAAAATTAAACGAGGGAAAGTAATTTTTCCCTTTTTTTTATATTTATAGTTATGAACTTACACGAAGATATACAAAGAATAAGACAAATGATGATTTCTGAGGAGATGGTCCAATCAGATGCGTGGAAATCAATCAAAAAAACATTAGACATTCTTAAAAAGAAAAAGAAAGTTTTAATCTTAAGTTGTTCCAATAGATATAATTGGGATGAAAAAAACCTTGACATACCAAAATCAAAGATGATTGCAATGTATCTTAACGATGAGTTAAAAGACTCAGTGTTAATTGATGTTTCCGAACTTAACATTGTTCCTTGTGAGGGGAATGTATCAAGAAAAGACGGGAACAGTTGTGGATTACTTAAATCTATGCTCAAAGATAAGAAAAAGAATCCATCCGGAGACCATAGATGTTGGGCAAGTTATAACAATCCAAAGGATGAGTTATGGAAGATATCCAAAGAGTTATTTGAGTCAGATGCTGTTGTATTCTTTAGTTCAATTAGATGGGGACAAACCAATATGTTCTATCAGAATTTAATTGAGCGATTGACTTGGATTGAGAACAGACACGCAACATTGGGGGAATCAAATCTTGTTAAAGATATTGAGACAGGATTCATTTGTGTTGGACAGAATTGGAATGGTGAGAACGTAACTGAAACACAGAAAGAAGTTCATAAGTTTTATGGATTCAAACCAAACAATGACTTGTATTGGAATTGGCAATATACCAAAGATGTGAATGATGAAACTCAAAAATCATATAAGGATTCACACAAGAAGTTTATTAAAGATACAAAATTACCTGAAGATAAATAATGAACTTACGACATGACATAAAAAGAATATTAAGGGAAGAAACAAATAAAGATTTAACTTCGGTAATAGAAATGTTATTAGAGGGATTTGTTAATGACCACAAAGACATTCTTTGTAAGGTTGAGGTTAAGCACCCGGACAAGAGAACCAAACTACCACATTCGGATAATGTTTATGAGAATTACAGAGCAACATTTTATTTAATTGCTCATAAAGGTGGGTATTCAACAACAAGAGCTCAATTGATGGATAACGTAATGAATGAGGTGTGGGATTTGGTATATAATTATACCGGACAGAAATTAGATATGTTTACCAAACACGTAAAGAGTTGTGACGATATTATAAAAGAGAGTAAAGATAATAGTATTTCTGATATGATAAAAACTTTGGGGGTTTCTGATGCCATTAAGTATTTTGGGAATTACTACACAATTGAGCCATACTTAAAAGTGGTTGATAAAGTTAATTTTATTAAAGAAAAAGTTAGAGAATTAAGTGATGATGGTAGTGGTGTTGGTTTACACGAGATAAATGAAGAGCCACTTCATTATAGTGATGAAGATGGGGAGGAACATCAAATAGAATGGTTAGGACTAACAAGTGTAGACATTAGTGTATATGAAGATGAGTATAGTGGTCATTTAAGGGACTATTATTCTAAGTATGAAAGTTTACCTGTGCAAATAATTGAGGAATTGGTTGAGATATTATTAAACCACTAAGATATGAATTTAAACGAGAACATACATAGAATCCATCAGATGATGGGTGTAGTGAGTGAAGATGTGAGTCCAAACACTGTTAAAACAATAATTGATATATTAGGTATTAGAGATGCTATTAATTATTATGGGGGTTATGAGAACCTTAAAAAATATCTAAATTTGGTTTATGATAGGAAGAGTGGTAAATGGGTGCACGCGAGTACATTACAGACCAATCCTGTTGATTTAAATACTATTACATCAAGAGAAGATAAGATTGAGTTTATTAAGGATACAATTTTTACTCAATACTACGGATTGTTTACTTATGGAGATGAAGGTTGGGACGAGAGTGATTATTCTGTGTTAGAGAGTACTGAAACTTATGAAAAGGTAGCATTTACATACTATACTGATGAATTAAATGTAACAACATTTTATAGAAATGAGAATGGTGAGTTTTCATCTCAAACCGAAAATGATGACCATAGTGAAACAATTAAATATGAGGATTTACCGGATGATATGATTAATAACGCATTTGAGTTTATAGCTAAAAAAATTTAATTATGAATTTAAACGAGAACATACATAGAATCCATCAGATGATGGGGATTATCAATGAGAATAAAGTGGTTGATGTTGTTCAAGAAATGGGGTTATACCAAGCCACTCGTTATTTTGGGGGTTATGACAAAGTTACAAAATTAATGGGGGATTATGTGTTCTCAAATGAAGAAATGATTGATTTTATTAGAGAGGCTATAAAACATTTAGCTTACAAACATAATTCAACCGGGATATCTACGTATGAATTAAATATGAATTCTATTCCATATGGTTCTCCTGATGAGGAGTTACATCAAATTGAGTATTTCAACCCGGAGTATGTTACCATAGATGTTTATGGTGGTGAAGAGTATGAAAGACACAGAAGTAGTTATACTGAACGATATGAGGATTTGGATGATAATACATTAGATGAGGTTTTCCTGTTTATGGTTGACGCAGTAGAACACTACAAATAGATATGAGTTTACAAGATACCATAAGAAGAATATTAAGAGAGGAATCCTATTCTCCGGCGAGTGATGAATATACTCCGGGGGAATATATTGTTCATAAATCAAATCCTATATGGAGAGACAACATAGAACTTACCGGATTACAAACATCGGTGGGGGAATGTTATCAATCACACGTCGGTGACGATGAAGAATGTAAACCATCCATATTTGCAACAGATTCATTAGATGAAAAAGATATGTTTGATTCCACATATGACGATGACATTTGGATTATCAATACGGAATGTGCCGGGGTTACTTGGTATAAAGACAAACATTTTGATGGTGGATATTACAAACATCATATAGTTACATTCGAGAACATATCACCGGACTGTCTTAGATTATTATATAAAGGAACGGGGAAAAGTTATTAATGTATATTATAATATACAAAACACAATAAAAACGGGGATAATGTATATTATAGTATACATTTAACACTATGGAGGCAGTATTAAAAATAGTAGATAAGTTAATAGATAAATTCATATTACCTATGGATGATGATATTATGGAATATCACATAACATCATATGATGATACAATAGAGATTACATTTTGGATGGCAGGAACCGAATCGGAAGTTGAGGAGGAGATTGTGGAAGAATGTTGGACCGTTTTAAGTACACTTGGTTCAATACCCTACAGATTTTTATTTAGATTCACTACAGAGGGGGACAATTTCTACGAATACTCATAATATAAGTCCTAAACCTTATAAACCACTAATATAAGTCCTAAACCTTATAAACGTGGGATTAATCAATATGATATTTAGTGATATGATATCTACCACATTTATTACAATGCCAAGTAGTATATACAACCTTTTCAACGTGTAGATTATATCTTTCCATAAACCAAGGGATAAAGATATCGTTTATATCATAACCACTTGTAACACCAAACATAGATACTAATTGATTTGATATCTCCTCAGATAATTCAACTATTCCATTATCACGATTAAATGTGAAAGACATATCGTCACCACTATCTTTATAGATAATAAATCTATGACCAACGGAATACTTCCTTAAGTTACCATAGTCCATATCCAACCATTTGGTAACGACATTTTTTCTCTTGTTCTCTGTGATTATTACTTTCATATTTGTTCTACTCTATGACATTTCTTGGCTCTAAACCCAAACTTTTTATTACCCCAATCCAATAACAACTCACTAACTTCATCGTTATCAAATCCGAACATACTACGGATAAAATCCCATATTTCATTTAAAACATAGAATCCTTTTACTCTACTGTTGTAAAGCATTTTGAACATTCCCTTATCGGATATGAATACTCCTTCGTGTGAGGGGAATATCATCTTTTTTAAGTCGGGATATTCCTCTTCTAACCAATTAATGGCGAGACGGATTCGTTTGTTCTCTGTGATTATAATCTTCATATCAAATAAATATCTAACAAAGATAAAACATTTTATTGATTATCCGGGGGGAATTATATATAATTAGAGTATGGAAGAATTAACATTATTAGAAGCGTTATGTATTGTGAGAACAGGTTTTGCCACAGAGGAGGAAAAACAACTTCTTTTTATGGCGGAAGATGTTATACAACAGGAAAGTAGAAGGTTACACTTAATATATAGAAAAGCGTTAATAGAAAACGAACTAAAACAAATAAATAAATAATACTATGGAATTAATAGAATCGTTACAGTGGAGATATGCCACCAAGAAAATGAATGGGGACAAAATCCCACAAGATAAATTAGAAAGAATCTTAGAGGCGACAAGATTGGCTCCGAGTTCATATGGGTTAACACCGTATCAGGTAATCGTGGTGGAGGACCAAGAATTAAAGGAGAGATTGGTGGGAGCTTGTTACGGACAAACTCAATTAAAGGATTCATCAGCTGTATTGGTATTTGCGGTGTGGGACGAGATTACTGAATGGGCGGTGGAGAATTATATCAATGATATTGCAAACCAAAGAAATATCCCGGTAAATGTATTAGAGGATTTCAAAGGAATGATGATAGGGACAATCTCCAATATGACGGAGGAACAAAAACAAACGTGGGCTCAGAAACAAACGTATATAGGATTAGGATTCTCATTAGTAGCATCAGCAGTAGAAGGTGTGGATTCAACTCCAATGGAGGGATTCTTACCTAATAAAGTAGATGAGGTATTAGGATTAAGAGAATTAGGATTAAAGTCTACATTAGTTCTTACATTAGGATATAGAGATACAGAAGGAGATTCATTATCTACAATGAAGAAGATAAGAAGAGATAATCTATTCATCAGAAAATAATAGATAGAAAGAACCTCACCAATTAAAGGTGGGGTTTTTTATTATAAGATAAAATACTAAACGATAAATCTATTCGTTCATAGTCCTACACTCCGTTCCGGAATTCACTCATAGTTTCATCCTTTACTATTTTCTTATGTATAAGAAATCCATTTATTTATACACGTCAACTTCCATATGTATAAAAAACTCAATAATTTATACATAACAGTTTACAGTTTACTATAAACAGTCAATAGTAAACAATCCCCCCACTTATACCGGGGGAACAGAGTTCCCCCCTCTGAAGAAGGGGACAATAAAGGGACACGATTAGTTATCCGGTATGGTGTTCATTATTAATGAATGTTCATTTGCAATGAACAATAAGATTAAATGAACATTGTAATGGATATTACGGTAACTTGTATTACGGTATCGATTAAAAAGTTATGTTTTGTATCAATACAGTCAGTTTTAAACTCACAAGAGTGATACGAAACATAAGTTTTAATGGTATTTTGTGTCTCTATGGTGTCCCATATATAAATCATTTAGTTCGTCCATTGTAGGGTATTTAATTGTCCCCTAACGGTTCGTTGAAGTAATCTTCCTAACACCTAACGGTTCCCACGCATCATACACCATTACTGACATTTATCGCTGGGAAACACCTATAGTAAAATAATTAGTCCTGAGAGTATCGTCAGGGGGAAAAAATTGACTTCTCACTATGCTGGAACACAATAATGGTGGGAGAAAGTGGTAAACTAAGGTAAGTCTGTGGTATTAAAAGGGGGAAAAGGATTATCCCCAATGACGAAAGAGACTGACATTTTGTCAAAAACAAGAATTTTAACATAAAAAGTTATTAACAATTCCCCCTGACAGTGTTGATAAGTGGATTGTTGATAACTATATTTAGAAAAAGTTATTAACAATTATGGTACCAAAACAATACTTAACCGGATTTACCCCTACTGTCAGTGTGTCAGGTGATACATATATAGTGGATTATGAGATAGGGGAATGTGTATACACCTATTCGAGGGTGGGGAAAAGAATAAAACAGGAGGTCCTTCAACTTATCAAATGTGATATGTGGAAGGTGATTACATTAATTAATGAGGACAACCAATTAGACGAGGGGGATTATAGGGATATCAATATGGAAATCCGGAATCATTCCCTACGTTATGTGACTGAGTTTATAAATGGTCAGAGTCTTCATCTATAATAGTTCTCTTCCACCACTTCAGGAACTTGTTATCCGGAGAAAGGTGGGGGATGATAAGTTTGTCTATCAATATCATTATGATGGATAGAGAACCCATTACCATTAGGAAGATTAAAAATGTCAACATAGTTTATATTATTAAGAGTTACCGGTGATAATCACCGTCAATTAGTAAAGATACAAATAAATTATGACATTCTCAACAAAAGGGGGGATTGTTTAATAATAATATTAAATAAAAAAAATAAACCCTTAGTGTGATTATGAGATTCGTAATAAAATGGGGGATTTATATAAAAAATATAAAGCAGGTTGGAGTCTACTCTTCCACCACTCGGTCCGCCCCCTGTCGGGTTGATTACCGATTCAGTGATACAAATATACGACTAATAATTTACACCACCAAACAAAACCGGGGATTATTTAATATTATTTCAATATATTTATCTGTATGGCAAAAGAAGAAACACCAAAGGACATTACCCCAAAGAAAAGAAGGGGAATAGATATTGCAGTCAATGGACTAAGAAAGACATATCCATTTGTAATAGGGTATGAGGATGACCCGGGAGACCAATACGCAGCATCACACTACATTGATTTAATAATAGACCTACAGAAACTATCTGACTATATGGATGTTCCTGTTAATCCCTATTGGGTGAACTTCGCAAGTCATCCGGACTATAGAAGGATATACTCCTTATGGTCCTACCTGAAGTTCCCCGAGGAAATTGAGGTTACATATGATAGAGACATATCAAACCATCCCGGATATAAATTGGGGAAGGATGTAATCTATCTACTTGAATCTATATATGAATACATCCCCGAGGAATACAAACTGTTCTATGAGTTCACCTCTGAGTTTGCCCCCGACAAACCTATGACACTCCCCGTGACTCTAAAGGTTAACGGATACATTATGACATAAGGTCATGTTCATAACCTGTTGATAACTTCTTATCATAAGTTATTAACAACTGTCACCCTGTCATGTTGATAACTTTATTTGGATATATCGAATACACTCCCTACCCCCCTATAATTACATAGGGGGTTTTTTTGACCCCTCCCCGGTAAACACCCCCCATACCCCCTCCCTTACTACCGTGGGGGTATCCCCCCTCCCCTCCCTCCCCCTATAATAGTCCAAATAGGGGGGATAATCCCTTCTGCAACGTCTAAGGGTAAAAAAAACTTTATATGAAAATCGTTTTAAAATTTCTAAAAAAATTTTTGGGAAAAAATCCCCCCAATTAATGGGGTGTCCGGATAGTGAAAAAAAATTTTTGGAAAAATTTGGTGGGAATTATGGAATGTATTATCTTTGTAAAAAATAAGATATGGGAAAAGAAACGGTTGAGCAGGGGTTTGATAGAATATACGATTCAATGGATTTTACTGAATTTTGTTTTCCTTCATTTAAGTTGGGGGTTAAATGGGAACAAGAACAAAATGGTTTAACTATGGATGAGGGGATTGACTTTGGTAAGGAGTTATCTAAATGGGGTTACAATAAGGGTAATTCAATTGATGTTGAGATTTTGGTTAATGAGATACTTCCGGATTTATTCAAACAATTTAATAAATAAGATATGAGAAATATATTTTTAATCCCCACTTCAATGGAGAGTAGATTGTGGAGGGATTTGGATTCCAATAAATTGACGTTTGAAAATTTATCGAAACCCAATAGTAATGAATGTACCAAGTGTTCCAATGAGTATGTGTATATTACCTCTGATGAGAAATTTGTTAGAGATGAATATATAACTGATGGACTTGAGGTAATTAAGGCAACACCAAAGTTGGTTGATGCTCAAGGATTGGTTAATAGAAGAGAATGGAAGAAAATCGTTATGACCAATGACTTGGAATTAACTGAGAATGGTATTCAACAGATTGGGGATTTATTTTTCCGATGGTTTGTTTTGAATCCTACCTGTGAGGAAGTTGAGATTGGTAAAACCAATAAACTCCTTGATGTATATGAGGACAAGTGGGAAGTGAGATATCACATTTACGATATACACGAGAAACCGAAAAAGAATTTCTATTGTGGGGATGAGGTTGACTATGGGGAACAGTGTGACTTTCAATGTGAGAGATGTGTTAATTGTACCGGAGTTGATTATGGATATCTTCCAAAGGAGGATTTGGGTTATACCACTAAGATTGGGATTAAGGTTGTCGATGGTATGGTTAGACCTCTTATGGTTCCAAAGAAATATTTTGGTGAAGTTGAACATATACATTATAGTTCGGTATTTGATTGGTTATCTAAAAAGGATTACCTATCTGATAAACGAGAAGATATACAGAGAGAGTTTGAACAATACTTAAATAAATAATATTGATATACCCCCGCTTATGTAGTTGGGGGTTTTTTATTTGACATTGGGGATATAATTGATTATTCTTTAATTCCATAAGGTATATAACAATTATGGTAAAAACAAAATCAATTTCGTTTCTCAAATACAATAGGTTTGAGTTCGGAGAACAAATCGTTAGTCAATTCGTGGTCTTTGAATGTAAGTGGCTATTCTCAATCATCTTCTTTTATTTTCATAAATCTCTTGGTAGTCAGGATAGGTTTCATACCCACGCTTTTAACGCGTGGTCTGTAAAACTGTTTGGGGGATATGATGAGCACATCTTGGATGACGAGGTTGGTGGGGAATATCATATTGTTAGACGTGAGAAGGTCTTGGTTTACTTCCCCCGGGATTCGTATCATCGGATATCTAATAGTGATGGATGTATGACGGTATTGTTCTCGGGTCCTTGGAAAAAGACTTGGAAGGAATATGTTAATGGGGAAGTTGTTCACTACGGTTGGGGTCGGGAATGACGGACCTCTGACCACCCGAACTCCCTCCGGTCGTATTCAAATCCCCCCGCCCCCTTTTTTTGAAAAAATATTTGTTAATATAAACTTTTTATATTATCTTTGTGGTATTAAAATAAACTACTATGATAAATCAGGAATTATTGGCTGAGGCAACAAATAAATTTAAGACATCGAATGACGACATTAAGTTAGAGGGGAATATTATTGACCTATTGATGAAATGTTATATTAAGTATGACCCATCAAAGAGGGGGAATACTCTTCAGAAGTTGATTATCGAATATTTGGGTAAAGACGTTCTTACGATTCCGGCTACTTGGAACTGTGGGGACTTTGCGTTGGGTGTAGAATCATTCAAGGGGAATAAGTTATTGAGTAAGATTTTAAAGAAATTGGATTATATCATTGGGGAGACTAAGGTTAAGGATTCTAAATCTATGATAAAGATGAGAAATGACATTATTCAAAGATTCTTTGAAATTGTTTCAACCTTCTATGAGATTAAGACATCTTATTTGAATGATAAGGGTTCCTACACAATTGGGAACATTAGGACATATCAGAATTATCACAACTTGATTGTTTTATTGGTTGACTGTGAGGATTCGTTTAATTATAAACTTCTTTCAATTCCGAAGGAGGATTTAAAGGAGTTTAAGATGCACCACCAACACGGAACTAAGGAATCTAACAATGATACAAAGAACCCCCATTTATCGTTTCACGTTAAGAAGGGTTCTGATATTGAAGATAGTTTAAAGAAGTGGGAGTTACCGGGAGGTTTTGAGGGATTGAACAAGGTATGTAAGATTCAAAGTAGTAAAGTTCGTAGAAATAGTTCAAAGTTGACAAAGGAACAATATGATTACATCATAAATGATGAGGTTAAGTTATTCTTTAGTGAACGTGGTTTTGAGGATTATGTAATTGACAATGAGATTGACATTATTCCGTATATCTACAAGAAATTCCGTAACATTAAGAAAAGTTCATATAGTAGAGGGGAATCTTATTGGGAGAATGACATGGGTGAGGTTTTATTTTATTATCAGAACCGGTCTTACATTGTATATGATAGTGTACTTGAGGATATATCTGAAAAGTTTAATTTAACTTATAAGGATGTTATGAATTATCTATCCGTATATTTTGATTTGAGGTATCCTAATTTGAAACACTATCAGGTTTTGGAGAATTAGATATATTGAACCCCCCGCTTTTATTGGTTGGGGGTTTTTTATTTGAAATTAATTGTTTATACTTAAGAAAAAAAGTTATTATGAAAAAGTTATTGTTATTATTTGCTCTGTTGTTGATGATTGGGTGTAATATGCCTGTTTATAAAACATATCACACAGATAAAATTTATTTAAGACAATTGGTGAATCGTGATGTTACGGAAACTCATACTTCGGGTTCGTTCTTTTTGATTGCCGGTTCGGTTAGTTCGGATAGTGAAACCCAAACTGTTATAAAAGTTATGGGTGAGGTTAATGGTGAATATCGTTTTATGCAATTTGATTTTACTAAAGCAAGAATCAAAATTGATAATAAGGTCACCACCCCATATATTGTTTTGAATTATGTGGACGATGAAAATAAATCAGTTGATTACTTATTGGAATACGATTACAACGTAAAGTCCGTTACCATTATTTGTCCGGAACAATATTTACCTGAGAAATTATTACCAATTCAAATATAGAGATATTATGGAAAACGAAGATAATATAATAAACCTTGCCAACTTTTATGATGGACCTTATGGTGGTGTTCCATCTCGGATTGCAACACCTCAACCCACCTTTAATGAGTTCCCGGATAACAAGGAAATTGATGTCCCCGAAAAATTAAAGGATGTTGTTAAGAAGATGTGTCCCGAGATTTTGAATATTGTTTCGGTTGGGTATAGAGAACAAACTGTTTATAACCCTATGAACTTTGAACCGGTATACAAGTATTTGGTTGGTGTTGATTTATATTTTGATAATCATAATGGAATGAAAAAAGGTAAACACGAATATAGTAAGGAAATTGATGATTATTTTAAAATGACATACGGTAGTGAGATGGATTTTATATCCTTTCACGTTCAGTCATTTATCTTTCCCCCCGAGAAGACCACTAAGGACAAGTTCTTTGAGTTGTTTGGTAAGGTGTAACCCCACCCGAACTCCCTCCGGTCGATTTCAAATCCCCCCGCCCCTTTTATTTTGGAGTTGGGGGATATTTATTATAAAAGATATATTATGTTTTCAGCAGGTGGAGTTTATGTAATGGTAGCAGGAATCCTATTGGGATTAGCTGTTATAGGTGGGTCAGTTTATTATGTTAATAAAATGTTTGCTGATAACACTCAGGAAATATTGGTTCGGTTTATTTTATTAATATTCACCTCATTGGTTGCGTTATTTATTGTTGATAAGGTAATTGCTTGGCAGGTTAAACTATTGAGTGATGAGCAGAATGGGCAATTATTTGATTTGATTAAAACATTGGTGTTAATGATATTCTCGTATTACTTTGGAACTAAAGAAGGAGTTGAAACCAATGGTGACCAAAATAAGAAAGATAAAGAATGAAAATTATTATAACAGAAGAACAGTATGGTAGAATGTTTAATTCCAAACTTTGGTTAAGACGTAACTATGATTTGGTTAAACAGGAGTTGAAGGCTACAATGGACTTCACCCGGGACCGTATCTGTGATAAAGATGAATTTGAAAATTTTGAATATTATTTCTTCTCCGTGTTTATGGATTGCCTTCACCCTTATTATTATGAGGAAGAGAATTTTGATTATAAGGAATTTCAAACCACGTTAACTGATATGTTCTATGTTGAATGTACCGAGTTTTATTTTAACGGTAGAGAGAAATGTTAACACCCCTTTTAAAGTTAAGGGATATTTATTTGATATGAGAATTATTATAACAGAAAGTAAATTTAAAAGTATGGTTACCAAAATGGTTGGGTATGATTTATCCCACCGTATTGAGATGATTACAAGTTGGGAGAATTTAACCGGTTCGGAAAAACATAATGTATTTGGTGATAATAAATCTATTTTTGTTCAGTATCAAAACCATTATGGTCCGATGTATATATTTTCAAATTTTAAAGGACATAATTATTTGGCTCAAAATCAAAAAGGTAAACTATGGTTTATTGTTGATACAAGTACTGGATACGAAATAGATTACTATGATTTTTTACAAATGCTTAATCTTGATATGACGGGTATTAGTTTAAGAAAAATAATCGATGAATTTGCTGAAGAATGAAAATAATAATTACAGAAAGTAAAGTTGGGCAAGTAAAAAATTTAGTACAAGAAATTATTGATGATGAGTTAAATAACTTACGTCAAGAGGCTGATGAAGAGTGGGGTTTGGGTGAAATGGATGAGATAAATGAGGTTGGTTCTGTTGAAAAGATTGTTGTTGATGAAATAAAAACAACTGATGGTATTAGTGTTAATGTCAATCTTTATTTAAACACAGATAGAGAAGATTTTGAAATAATTTTACCAATGATTGAATATACTATTGAGCAATGGATTCCTAATGCTAAAATTCATATAAACAAAATATATCTAAATGAAAATAATAATTACTGAGAGACAGAATAATTTATTGATGGAGGATTTACCCATTAGTCTTCGTAGACGAATTAATTATAATATTCTTAAAGACCATTTGGATTTTTCCATATTAGAATCCGTTAATCCTTGTGATTATAGTACATTAGGGGATTTTATTGGTGAGATGTGTGATATGATGGTTGTGGATTTTTTAGATGATTTTGAATATGATAGCGGTCTAAAAGTTAGTCCAAAAGATAAAGATGATTTTTATTATTTTATGACTGATAATTTTGCTGATTACCTTCAAGAATTTTATGATAAACAATGTGCGTAACCGATATATTTATATTAAAACAAATTATATGAAAAAAATTGTAAGATTAACTGAAGGAGAGTTAACAAATTTAATAAAAAGAATATTAAAGGAGGATTCGACAAAAAATAATTGTCATAAAGAATATACAAACCCTGAATCCAATACAGACCCATACATATATAGAATGGGTCCGGAATGTATTTGGCAAACTAAAAGTGATAAAACAAAAAAACAAATAGGTAAAGAAATACCTGATTGGATTTCATTATATAAAAATGAAAAGGCAAACCAAAAACTTGATAAATGGTTCCCAAACGCTAAATCGGATTGTTCAAAATGTAAAAATGGTGGTATTAAAAAAACCCCACCATCTGATTTAATTAAGAAAAAAGTTGATTTAGTTAAGGGTAAAATTGGTGAAAATAAATGTCCTAAAACCATAAATTGTATGCCGTCACCTAATGGTAAACCTAACCCTTGTGATGATTTTTTTATTAGTTACTGTATCAAATCAGGTAAGACTTCGGCAACATATTAATAATTATGAAAAAGAAAATTATAAAATTAACGGAATCAGATTTAAAAAACATTGTGATGAGAATTATCAATGAACAATTTGATATGGACTACTACGACATTATTTTGGATTTATATAACGAGGTTGGTCTTGAGGGTATGACTGATGAAGAAATTGAATATTTGAAAAGTGGCGGTGAGAGTAATGTCCCTGAAAGATTTTTGGGTGGAGACTTGGATATTGATTCTGAGGAATCTGAAGATTTTGGTGGACTTGATAGATTCAAGGAAATTATGGACGGATACAATCATAAGATTGTGGATACCGCTCCCGACGGTAAGTTGAGAGTTGTCTTTAGAGAAAACCCTGAGATATTGGAAAGACTTGATGGTGTGGTTCCGGAATCATTAATAGAAGTTAGACAAGGACATATAATCATTCTTGTTCCTGAAAATTGGACGGATGATATTTTCGGAGAAGAAATATAATTTAAGACCCCACCTTGACAGTGGGGTTTTTTATTTCTATCTTTAGACAAAACTTAAACATTATGTCAAAACATTATCAGGTAGATTATTATTTAATCTATGAAGGAGGGGGTAAAGCATCTCAATCAACAACACTAATTATGGAATCAGACTCTGATTCGGAAGCAATTAGAAAAATTAAAGGTAAGAATAATTTAACATCCAATGTTAAAGAAATTCAAATAATTAAAATAAAAAAATCTTAACATTATGTCAGAACAAACACCAAAAACAATTGCAGTATTCGCTACAGAATATTATGAAACATCAATCACCAGAGAACCGGTAGAATTAACCCTTGCAGATTATCCTGAATTGGAAGGTATGTCACAGGACGAAGCTATTAACTATGTTGAATTAAATGCTTCGGATATGGCATCAACAAATCCTGATATGTATGAATCATTGGAGGAAGAATTAAATGATATGGATATTCGTAGAGACAAAATCACGAATGAAACCCAAGAAATTAACGCGGTAGCTGAAATGTTTTAAGAATTAAACCCCAATTATTTATTTAGTTGGGGTTTTTTTATTATCTTTGTCAAATGAAAAAGTTGGTATTCAAATATTTTGACACATTTTGTTACGGGGAACTAATTCCGGATGAGGGTGACTCTAATTGGATGAAACCATTTATTGAGTATAATGCGTTTGGATATTCAATTAACGAAAACTATCTATTTTATAATGGAGGTTTGATGGACGATGTTATGGGGATGTTTAGTGTCGGTAAAGCTGACTTTAGAGAATATTTAATGGAGTGGTTTCAAAATAGATATAATTTACCGGTATCAAATGTTGTGTAATAAATAAAAATAAAAAAATGAATGAGTTAACAGTTGCTGTAACGTGGAGACGAAAAGATAAAACAAATTATTTTGATATTAAATTCCCAAAGGACCAAGAGTTATTATCGGTTAAGGAATCAATAATGATGTTGGCTGCCGGTATGTCTATGTTAATTAAAGCCGGACACAAACGAGGAGATTTTAAAGATTACGAAATGTTTGAACACGTAATTGATTATATGAAAAGTGAGTTTGTTTCTACAGAATCATTTGAAGACGCTACTATCCAACCAAACACAATTAAGAGTGAGTAATAAAAGAGAACAAAACATTTTTAAATTTTTAGATATTACCTATGGTAGTTGTATATTATTTGAAAACGATACGTGTTACTATATTGCCGGTGTTTGTATCTATTACAAAAGTTCTAAACAAGTTGGGTGGACAGGTGTTACTCATTTAGATTTAGTTAGAACTTTTGGTGAAGGAAGATACTACCCCCAACTAAACAAATGGTTCTCTGAGAAATATAATTTAGAAGTTATTAAAACCCCCATCTTTAATTAGATTGGGGGATATTTATTTATATGAATATTAAGATAAGTAAAAATCAATACGATAAATTAAAAAAGAAAATACAATTGACAATTGATTTCCCAAAAGAAATCGTTGTTAGGTTTGGAGGTTTTAAACCCGACGACTATTACCAACCAACATTTGTGTATCTTGATGAAATGCCTGAAGATGATATTCTTAAACTAAAAGAGTTAAAAGATAGAAACGAGGGTTTAACCGTTAAACTTAATAATATTTACACAAAAGAAGAATTTGATTTCCCGTTGGAAATTATAAATTTCACTAAATCACGAGGTAATCCATACATATTTAAATCAGAATACGAAAAGATTGAATCCGAACTTGAATCCCACGAACTTATATTAAGTGCTGATTTATTAAAAAAATCAATTTCAAAATTTCCTCAATTTATGTTGAATACGTTATATGACCTATATCCAAATAATATTGGTAAAAATAGTTTCATTGATGGTGATGGTATTTGTAATAGTGAAGATGGGTTGATAGATATTCCAAACACAAATGTTCCCGGACAAACTTGGTCAATCCTTAATTATTTTGATACCAATCCAATGGTTATCAAAAAACTTATTGAATGGTTTATGCACGGGGTATTTAATAATAATGAGACACCAAAGATAGTTTCTAACGAGAAATTTAAGGAATGGATTAAAAATAATTCATCCTCATTGTTTAAAGATGGTGAATACTTGGAGGAACTCGTTAACATTAATCTTAAATCATATAAGTCAGGGGTAAAAACCGAAAATTCGGCAATTAAAAAATTAACTGAATCACCATTTAATATTGATGGAAAAAACATTAAACAATATTGTTCAGGTTCAAAACAAGATAGAGTTGATGGTAAAGATATTGAAATAACGACTACTGAAGGTGTTCGTTATGCTCAGATTAAACCATTATCGGGGTATAAGGTTAATGAAATTACAATAGAAAATAAAATTACAAAAGAATATGAGGTTAACACTTATCAAATGAAAAACTATAAGAGTAAACCAATTCAATATCTTATTTTCTCAAACGCAAAAAATATTTTAATATTTGAAAATAATAATTACAAAATTATTGGTACCGGTTTAGTAGTGTTTAAAAATCCACCATTATCTAATTTAGATTAATATGAGGGTTATAATTACAGAAGATAAAAGGGAACGTCTTATTGATAATTTTTTATCTGAGGAATATGGTGGATTAATCCGATATGAACCTAAAAACAGACCTGACCTTATTTTTTTTGTAAAAGACACGGGAAAAGACCCTATAAAAAGAGATATTGTATTATTTTACAATAAAGATGACCAATATGCTTTTATTAATTGGAATATTGTGGATAGTATTAGAATGTTCACCGGTGATGAATGGGACTCAGAACAATTTGTTAAAAGATGGTTAAAGAAAACTTACGGGATTGACCCGATTAAATTATACAACAATTTTTAATATGAACAAAAGATTAAAATACTTATCTCTTATTAAGAAATTAATTTCTTGCGAAAGTCGTGAGCAATTATCCGACACTATTAAAGAAATTAATGAATTTAATAAAGAATATTCTATTACCTCAACGTCGGAAGAATTTAAAAAATTTGAAATTGCTATTGCAGTAATGAGAGTTAAATTAAAACGTAAACACGATATTATAGAAAACCAATTGAGGGGTCAAAAACAAAATAACAAGACTAATATGAAAATAGTAATTACAGAAAGACAAGAAGATTTATTATTCAGTTTACTAACCGAAGGGGAAAACAAACCAACCAACCCAAAGTTATGGGCACAATGTCTTGCTTGGGCAAGGTCAAGATATAAAGTATGTCCAAGTGCGTATTGTAATGGAGCTGCTGCCAAACGATATAAATCAAAAGGTGGTGGATGGAGAAAAAATAAAAAATCCACTAATGAGGCATCAAGTCCAACACAACAAGCGGCGATTGCCATCAATATGAAGAAGAAAGGGGTTGAACCAAAGAACGAAAATGTTAATGAAGATTTGAAAAGATGGTTTAAGGAGAAGTGGGTTGATGTAAGCAAAAAAGTTGACGGGAAACATCCACCCTGTGGAAGAAAGGACGCTGATGGTAAGTCATATCCAAAATGTCGTCCATCAAAAAAGGTTTCATCTGAAACACCTAAGGTGGCTTCATCATATGATAAAGATGAGAAGAAAGCGATGACACAACAAAAACGAAGAGCTGAAAAGAAAGACCCAAAAGTGGGAACAGGAAATAAACCAACAATGACACATTACGAAAAATGAAAATAGTGATTACAGAATCTCAATACAACAAACTATTCAACGACTTAGACGATAGTTTTTTTGGAACCGTAGAAGAAACCAACTTTGTTGTTGGTGACTTACTGACTGAGGCGGAATATCAGGGACGCAAAGTTCAACTTGGTAAAATTATGCAAGGGGATGTTAAAAAATTCAAAGTGTATGTTAAGAACGACAAAGGAAATGTTGTTAAGGTTAACTTTGGTTTTGGTGGTAAATCGGCAAAAGGAAAACGAATGGTTATCAAAAAAAATAATCCGGCTAGAAGAAAATCTTTTAGAGCAAGAATGAATTGTGATAGTCCGGGACCAAGATGGAAAGCAAGATACTGGGCTTGTAGAACTTGGTAATATGGATGTAAAAATTAAATACGATAAATTGTTTTCCACGTTTGAAAAAATGATGGAAGAGTATTCCAATTTGGACCACACCGAAAAATCTTACGATTCTTGGATTCAGGAAAAGGGTGGTTATATTGATTTGGATGTTATAAATTTTTATCGCGATATTGAAGAAGATTATGAAGATGATGATTGGGTTATGCAATATCAAGATAGTTCAGGTGATGAAGGAAGAGATGAAGATTTACCAATATTAAGATATGGTGATGGTTATTCATTTAAATCTGAACAGTCAATGTTTGGGCATCACTTTGATGAGTTATTAAAAGATTGGTTTGAAAAAGTATACGGGTATAATGTTAAAACAATTGAAAGGATATAATGAATATAGAAGATGAAATAGTTCCCAAAATGATTACCAAGTATATGAATACTTTTGGTAATAAAAAAATAAATGAAATGACTTGTTCCGACACAAAGTATAACTTCAGTGTTCATATTGTTAATTTGTATAAAGGTGAGGAACGTTGGAAGTTTGATGATAGTTGGAGAAATACATACGACTATGTTCTTGTTATTGATTCTGAGATTCCGGTCCCTAATAATATCTGTGATGAGTATAAAGAAAAACATTTTAAGGATGAAAGAGCTTTAAAATACCCGTTATTGTGGGCGTTTGACACTGAAATGATAGATGATTTAAAATATATGGGGGTTGATTTAACCTCTTGGTCATTTGGTAAAGCGGGGTTACATTTTAAAAATAGAGAATAGTGATACTTATTAGTAAATCATTATTATGTCAAAATCAAAAAAAATAGGGAAACCTAAAAAAAACAGAGTAAATGTTGTTAAGAAATTAAAGATAATGAATAAAAACAACGAAATCCTTTCAAGATTAAAATCTGAATTGTAAAATTAACCCCATCCTAAACGGTGGGGTTTTTTAATTTATCTTCCATCATCGAATATACCTTCTCCTTTAATTTTTTGGTGTCCTTAATTGTTAACCCGTCAACACTAACCTCATCTAAAAATACAACACGATTTATTCCCGGAGTTAACCCAAACAAACTTGAATGATGAAGACGTTTATCTGTGTCCAACAATAACATTGGTTTAATAGGTGTTTGAGTTTCAATAGCAATTCTAAATGCTCCGTCAAAGAAATCACATAACGTATCATCCGTATCATTAAACTTACCTTCCGGAAATAAAAATATTGAAATCCCTTTTGAAATTTCTGATTTTAATTTTCTGATACTCTCAACACGACTACTTGACTCAGTCCGTTTAATTGTTATTACACAGGTTTTCCAAATGTAACCCAACAAAGGTATTGATGATGTTTCGTGTTGACCCAAAACTCTAAAAGGTTGATTGATACTCAACGCAATTGATGGTGCGTCCATATAGGATTTATGGTTTGAGATAAAAACATATTGTTTATTCTTATCGTGAGGTTTGTCGTAAATTATTTTGTGACGAATACCAATTAAGAAGAACCAAGATTTTGCCCACAGGTTAACCACCCGGTAATTCATATTGGTCCCTTTCATACCAAAAAATGAAAATACAAATATGATTGGTGATATCAATAACATTATTAAGACAAATGTTATTAACGAATAAATTGTAAATATTTTTTTCATATCAAATTTGTTTTCCATATTCAATAACGGTTTCAGTTTTTTCTTCTTGACGGTGACCGCCAACATAAGTTCCACATACTTTATTACCATTATCAATCACGTCCTCAATTTGAGTCTCCCATCTAATATATAGAAGACTTGTTGATGGGTCGGTATAATTTCCTGACATAGTTTTTTTTACACCGTTTTTAATCACACCATTAATTCTTCCTTTGTGGTGATATACATCTTCATAGGTTTCTTTAACACCTTCACTAATAACGTCCTTTATTAAATCTGTTGGGACATCCCAATCACATTCAATGGTGTCCGTAATACCTTTGTTAATAATCTTATCAATTATGTTTTCACCAACATATTGACGTGGGGTGGAACTTCTCACACCATCTCTAACGACAAGATGTGATTCTAAAATAAGTTCTCTACCGCTAGTATCTAAAATCAGAAGAGCATTCTTTTTTTGTTTTGTTTCTTTTACACCATTTTTAAGTGCGTCTTCCATTTTATTATCAAAAAATTTCATCACATCAACGTGACTAGTTTCTTTAACACCAATATCAATCACTTTATAAGCATCAACCCTAAGTTTTGACATATGATATTTAGTTTCCTTCACACCCTTATCAATTACTTCTTCACATAAAAATTGGAATTTATCTCCCGATTTGGTTTCTTTCACACCTTCTTTAATGACACCATTAATCCAACTTTGATTTTCGTACTCACTATATTGAGTGTCTCTCACACCATTTTGAATAACATCTTTAACGTCACCTCTAAATCCTTTATACTCGTAAATTTCTTTCACCCCATTTTGAATGATGTCGTTAATATCTCCAAGTTTTTTATCTGAACTTCCGTTATCGGTATCTTTAACAAGGAATGGTCGATGGAAATGGAGGGGGTCAGTTTTCTTCACACCATTTTCAAGAGTACCCTCAACTGATAAGGTTCTTTTATCGCCCCAATAATCGGTGTTCTTCACCCCATTTTGAATGATATCGTCAACCCCAAGAAGAGTACGTCGTAATGTGCTATTAGTTTCTTTCACCCCATTCTCAATGGTATCGTCAACGGACCAACACGTTTTCATATGAGCCATCTTAGTTTTATTTACACCATTTTCAAGAGTATCTTCAAATTGTTGTTTTCTATCCCGGGCATCTCTAAAGAGTGTAACATAAGTTAACTCTTTATTTATAATATTGTCTTCCACCCATTTTGTGATGAGGTGTTGATTCTGAACGCAATCCAACGAAGCGTAAGCAAAAACACTTTTAAAAAAGTTGTAATTATACCACAGAGTTTTATTCTCAGTTAATTCAATCACCCATTGTTTAGTCTCAGTAAAGATTAACCAAGTGGAATCATTGTGGGTGTAGGTATCCACACCTTCGGTAAATTCGTTGATTAGTTTATGTATAATTTTTTCCATACAACAAAGATACTAAAACTATTTCTTATTATCTAATAATAATTTATATTTTTACAATGAAGAAGTTGATTATTATCAGAAAAGTGTTTAAGGAATTATATCCTGAGTTAAAGGTGCTTGTCCGGTATAACCAAAAAAAGTATTTTGAAATCATTCTCAAAAATGTTAAAGGGTCTTATGTAGACGACACTTCATTTAAATATATGCTCACCATCCCGGGTTCTGAAAATATTGTAATTGAAGATTTTGTTAATTCTTTATTTGGGTATTGTTCCATTCTCAATGAGGATAATTGTATAATAAAGTATTTGGATAAAAAAGGTTCCCGAACAATCACTAAAATATTACAATAGATTATTGATAGATGAATAAATTTTATCTATACTTACCTATGGAAGAATCTAAAATAACAAGAACTATTAAGTTCGTAGACAAAAAATGTGTTATGAAACCAATGGATGGAGAAACCGGTTTAACTGAAACTTGGAACACCCACCCAACCGTTGACAATCCAAGAGATGTTTTTTTTAAACAAGAAGGAACCACATATTATTTAGTTTCATCTAAATAATTCTAACCTCCGGTTAAACGGGGGTTTTTTAATTTAATGAAAATATGAAATTTATTATTTGTTTATTGTTTTGTTTGGTTGGGTATTCACAGATTCCCAATAACATTATTATCGGAGATTCCCAAACTCCATACGTTGATAGAAACTCAAAAAAAGTAGAGAGGGTGGTTGGACTATGGAAAGGTGGGATTGCTGTCCCATACCTTACAAAAATGGTTCAGAGATATAAAGTTTCACCCAATGTCCAAAATGTTTTTTTGTGTATTGGAACCAACGACTTATATGTGGATAAAGGAATTGATAAATTATTTAAGTCAATACGGATTACATTTCCAAATACCAAGATTTATGTTATTCAGGGTTCTTGGGGTTGGGGTGGTGTTACTCACACCAAGTATGATAAGATTAAAAAATATTATAAACGATATCAAGAATTGGGTGGAACAATAATTGGACCACCAATTGGTAAAGGTGACCCCCATTGTGATTGTCCTGTATATAAAGAAATCGGAAAAGTTATTGATAATATCTTGTTGTGAGATATTTATTGATATGAAAATTATAATAACTGAGAGTAAATTAAATCAAGCGGTCATTGATTACCTGAACGAGACATACGATACCAATAACATTGGTTGGACATATGGTATTGATGATTGGGGTAATGAAGTGGACTACGCAATTGAATTTTATACTGACGATTATGATGAAGGTGATAATACTTTATTTAGATGGTATGGTGAAGATTATTGGGATAGTGATGATGCTGATGGTTGGGGTGAACCATATCGTAGCGAATTAAAAAGTAAATCTCCTTTGTTAATATTTGAAAATGATGATGTTTTTATTGCTTTAAACGGTTATTTTGGTGATAAATGGAAACAACCATTTATTGATTGGTTTTGGGATAAATTCCACGTACCGGTTAAGACAATCAATAAGTAGTGGAAAATAATTGATAAAATACCTCTTTTAGTGGAAAAAAACGCCATAAATGGTATAAAATTTGATATTTAATGGAAAACTATGAAAAAAATTGTATTACTTTTAATGTTGGTTTTGTTAACTTCTTGTGAAGGTTATCAGACTATGGTTTACGCTTACGGTATTCGTCAAAGACCAGAACCACAACCAAGACCAAAACGAGTGTATCATTATTACACACCATACACTTATTATCCGGTAGTGACTCCGGTTTATGTTTATCCACGAAGATTTTCCGCACCATATTTTAATGTTAGAGGGAACAACTTTGAACAACAACATCAGGGGGGAAGAAGACGTTAATTTTTTTTAATCAATTTGGATTTTTATTTTTTTGAGATATTTATAAAAACTAGAGCATTATATTACTAGTTTTTTTTATTAAATTTATTCTTATTATTAAGATAAAAATATCAAGACCCAAATTCCCTCCTGTCCGGAGGGTTTTTTATTTACACAGATATTTATAGTTATGAAAATTAAGATTACCGAAACTCAATATAAAAATTTAGACGAAGCCGTTGGTGTCCCAACCAATATTATTTCCGTCTCCCAACAACTATACGATAAGATGATGTTGGAACTTAGACCCAACGCCAATTTAAACGCTCAATTCCAAAAAACAATTACCTTAAAAGGTGATTTTCAAATTAACGAATATAAGTTTGACACAATAAAATTATCTTTTAATGTTCACGATTTGGATGATTATGAATTTGACGGTATAGAAAAACCTAAAGTGTTGTTAAATGGTATGACACACCACGGGAAGGTTAAGATGAATGCTAAGTTTAATTATGAGGCAAACCAAAATATGAACAAAATTGAATTGTCAATTACTTTTGTTGTTGATAATGATGCGACAAGTCAAGACGTTATTGATGAGTTTAAGAAAGAACGAACATTAATGATTTCAAGTTTGGCTCACGAACTAAAACACGCTTATGATGAATCTGTTAACCCAATAGTTCAAACACATAAAAGAGTTGATTATAATATTGGGACTCAAAGAAGATTTGGGAATATCCCACCGTTAAATAAATTATTAAATTATATGTATTTTGCTCACACCACAGAAAATTTGGTTAGAGCAACTGAAGTATATGCCGCGTTGGAAGAGAGTGGAATCACAAAGGAAGATTTTCTTAAATTTATCACAAACCATAAAGTTTACGTTGCCTATAAAGATGGGATTAATTTAACTTACGAGGGATTAAAAGAAGATTTAAAGAATATTATTCCTCAAATTAAACAAACTTTTGACGATAGTGGTATTAGTTATCCGGAGGACGCATCTGATGATGAGATGGTTGAAGTGACATTAGAGGTATTCTTTAAAACATTATTACAATGGAAAGCTGGTGGTATGAGAGATTTTTTAACCGATGATTTTATGGAAGAACTATTTGGATTCAGAGGTGCTAAACAAAGATATTTTGATAAGTATCTTAGTAAGATTACTCGATTTGGTAACGACTACGAGAAATTCTTCAAATATGAGATTAATCAAACAAGAAACATTTGTCTTAAGATGACAAAAAAATTAAGTAAATTATATTCCTTAATAAAAGACAAAAACCCCCAACAATAGTTGAGGGTTTTTTTATTATTAAGATTTAAATTTTTCTCCTTTAACTTTCACCCATTCCAAATCACCATCTAAAATTAAGACATCACTATATGATGGGACATCTTTAGTGTTTTCCTCGGTGTGTTTATCATCATAATCATCCCCAATAGATGGGATAACTTTAACAAAATCAGAACCTTCTTCGGTGATTGTTATTTTCCATTCACCATTATATAAAATAGTTCCTTTAGTCCCTAATGAAGTTTTAAACTTGATAGGTTTTCTCTCGGATGAGTAAGCCTCGACCTCATCAATAATTTGTCCGTCAATCTCAATTAAATCATCGGACGCTCCGTAAATCCTTGTTATCATATTATCGTTTTAAGATTTCTTTAGAGTAAAATTCATCAAACCCAACCATCATTTCTGTCATAGATTTGTTTGTCTCTAATCCAACGATGTTATCAATTAAACCAAACTTTTTCGCCTCATCTGAGTTGAACCATTTGTCATTTCTTGATGACTCATACATCTCGTCAAATGTTTTCCCACAATTCTCCGCCAAGATTTTGAATAACATATAGTTATACTTCTCCGCCTCCAATTGGTTGATACGAGTGTCCTGAACATTTCCTTGTGTTCCGTGAGATACCATATGTGTCATAATTTTTGAGAAGATTAATGAACTTCTTTTTCCTTTGGCTCCTGACGATACTAATACGGAACCCATAGACGCACACATCCCAACATTTAATGTTGCAACATCCGGTTTGATGTAGTTCATAGTATCTCGGATTCCAAGACCTGACAATACGGAACCTCCCGGAGTGTCAAGATACATACTGATATCTTTTTTATCTGTGGTTTCCAAGAAGATAAGTTGAGCTTGTATGATAGATGCCATCTGACTCTCAACCGGTCCGGAAACCCAAATAATTCTGTCCATCATAAGTCGGGAGAAAATATCAAGTTGAGTTGCTCTCATCTCTCTTTCTTCCAAAATGTATGGAGTAACACTCTCGATGTGTTTTTGGTAGTAATCCAAATTAAGTCCTGAAATACCTCTGTCGCTCATCGCGAACTTTTGAAACTCTTTTCCGTAATTCATTATGCTTTTTGTTTGGTTGGTACTAATGTTAATGCTTTTGCAACGGCAGCATCTTTGGACTTTAATCCTTTCTCAATAAGTTTTCCGTTTTTGTAGATTCGGAAATCATACGTCATTGAATACCCGTGTTTTTTTGTTGTATCTGGTTTTGACGTTGCTAACACATAAATGTCATTAAGACCCACTTTAACAACATACTTCCCTTTTGAACTTTGTTTTCCCATCTTTAAATGTTTTAGATTATTAATATTGGACAAAGATATACAAAAAATGTTATTACAACAACTTTTAATTAAAAATATTTTTATTATACTTGTGGTATTATGGAGCAGAAAAAATTTGAAAAGATATTATATTCATTATATCCCGACCTTGAGGTTATGGACTACACCTTGTTTGAGAGGTATGACGTTGGTGAGGATGGTCAATTTGAGAATAAAATGACTTCGGCAATTTTTGTTACGGTTAAAGGTGAGTTTCAAAGTACCGGTGTTAGTATTGGTGAAGATATTAGTCGTATGGCAAATATTGAAGTTGTTGTAGATAAATTTGAATAAATGGAGAAGAAACCGGATTTAGTTGTTTGGAGTGAAAAGGATGGTTACGACGCAAAATTAAAGTCGTATCCGACGAGTGCTGGTGGTCAAGGTTTTGACTTACCTAATGTTCCGTTGTTTAGAGAACAGTCATCAAAAAAGATGATGGATGTCTTTAACAGGGAACATCAAGAAATAAAAGAAAGGATTGAAAAGATGTATGATGAGTATAATACTTCCATTATGGTGTGGGAATCTAAAATTTCTTTTGAGCCGATAGTAGGAAAGTCATATTTTTTATATAACTTTGCAGGAGAATTAACATTATCTCTTATTGCACCCAATGAATGGAGACGAGGAGACGATTTTGTTGGTGAGTATTTATTAAATTCTGATAACAAATGGATAACAAAAAATCTTGCAAAGAATGTCCCTGGATAGTTAGGAATCACTTTAACGATATGATTATCGGACATTCAATGAAACACGACAAGTCCCACAATTGTCATATGATACCTCCGGATAAAAGAGGTGGTCTGTGGGAAACAAAAGAAGAAACTAAATGTATTGGTAGAAAACAATTTGAAAAACAAAAAGAATATGAAAGCAACATTATCGTATAACTTAAACGACCCGGATGACAGAATGGCTCATATGAGAGCGGTTAAATCTTTGGATATGGCATCCGCATTATTTGAAATTACAAGAAACCTAAAAAAACAAGTTGAAAGAAAGTTTGAGAATGATGATAAAGAATATGACGAATTTGATGGTATCCAAGAGGTATTTGAAAGAATTTACGAAATATTGGGAGATAACAGTATAGATATAGATGAATTAATTAATTAAGGTATGGAACAAACAGAATTAGAATTTATGTTCTTTATGAAAGGAACATCAGGGTCATTTATGACAAACTTATTTAAAACCATAATGAATGCTGATATAGGTAATCAAGTAAAACTATCATTGGGATTCCCTAACGAAGTTGAGGTGGTTCGTAGATATCAAAACGAAGATGGTTATTGGCAAGAATTACAAAAAAAATTAGGGTAATATGAAAAAAAATACACGAATAGCGGTAATTGCTCACGACGGGAAAAAAGCGGATATGGTCGCCTTTATTATGAAGAGATTAGATTTCTTTAAAAAGGTTGATGTTATGGCAACAGGTACAACTGGAAAACATATTGAACACGCGGGACTTGATGTGAATTGTCTTAAATCAGGTCCTTTAGGTGGTGATGCTCAAATTGCTTCGTTAATATCTGATGGTAAAATAGACGCTGTTGTGTTTTTTATTGACCCATTAGGTCTTCATCCCCATCAGGTAGATGTGAATATGTTATTACGAATTTGTAATGTTTATAATATACCATTGGCGACAAATTATTCCACAGCATCTTTAGTAATAAGTGGACTTAAAAAAAAATTAAAACTGTAACGTTAAATTAAATTATGAAAAAGTTAGTATTATTATTGTGTTTAGTATTGTCATCGTGTTATGTTCCTGAAGTTCACGAAGGACCAATAGATAACACCGGACCAATTATCGTAAATCCCCCACCGGGTAGTGGAGGCGTTATCACAACACAAAGTTTGGTTGGTCAAACTTGGAAAATATTTTATTACCGAGTTGGTCCGATGGGAACGGTTATGAGTGCGAATGACACGTTAATCTTTTTAACCTCATCGACTTACACTTATAACGGATATCAATCAACATACTACTTAACCCCAACCGGTTCCGGATATAATTTAAGTTTGTATGAAACTCCTTGGGGTAATTTGAGTGGTTCAATATTATCAAACAATATAACTCAGGGACAAATATTGGGAACCAAGTTTGTGGACATCTCAACCGGGTCGTCAAATACCACTGAGTATTACTTGTGGATGAACAAAATATAACGATGTCTCCGACATTGATGTCGGGGACATATTAAAAAAATAATAAAATGGATAACGCAATTTACGAATACATAAAAAACGGAATAACTATTAATGGTAATCCAATTGATGGATATACTGTTTTCACAATCCCAACCCAACATTTCAAAATTGATAATTTGGATGAATTAACGAAATGGACTTTTGAAAATGAGATTAGAAAACAGAAAGAACACGATGAATTAACTTCTGAGATATTCAAGGAAGTTCAAAAAGAAATTGACCAAGAGATTCTAAACCAATTACGTGGTGGTGAACCTAACCCGGATTTCATCCCAATGAATACGACTGATAGATTATTTCATAAATTTTTGGATGCTCCTGACCCCGATGCTGACCCGGACGTAATATGGGGTAAAAACCAATTTGTTAATATGTTATTAACCGATGATGACTTCTACCAAAAGTGGGGTGAGAATTGTTGTGAAGAATTAACTTACGAAGAAAGATATAAATATTGGTTTTCACATAACTATGAAACCGGATTTGAATATACACCAACTATTGAACCCGATTTTGATAATGATTATTTTGAACCAACACCAAAAAGAAAATTAAAATAAAATGGAATTAAGTGTAATGGAAAGGTATGTTGCATTCATTTGTAGTGAACTACCAAAAACAAGAAGAGTATTACTAACGCCACCACCTCCAATGGAAAACGGAGAGTATGGGTATAAGAGAATGAGTAAAGTCGGACCTCACGTTTATATGCCTGTGGAAATTGAGATTGTTGAAACATATACTCGTTCTGCTAAGTTGTGTGTCAAATTTGAGGATTATCAAATGAATGATATTTTCTATATGTCCCGTCATAAAGGACCGGATAAATTATTGGAGGAAATTGACAAGAAGATTGATAAGATTGTTAATAGAACCTTGATTGATGATGGAAGACAGGAGTGGGTTAGAGAACAATATAAAATCAAGAGTGATGATTTCCCGTTATTTAAACTTCGTCCGGGAGTTGAGGTTGATGTGTATGGTGATTTGTATAAGAGGTATCTTGTACATACTATTGAAGGTGTGAAAAATGGTTTTGATAGAATAAAAGGTTATTTAGATAATTGTTTAGTTGAGTTTGATGGTTCATATGAACACTTCTCTAACCCATCATTCCAATATGGGTATAGACCTCATACACAAGAAGAATTTATTGAGAAGTTAAAAACCGACGAGGAGTTTAACAAAAAGTGGGGTGGTATGAGAAAAAATATTGTTGAGTAATATGGAAATTAAAATAAGTAGTTTAGACCCAACCGGTGTATCAGATGAAATTTTCTCAACTGATACACATATAAAGTATTTTCGGTTTTTAGTTGAAATAGACGGAGTTAAATATATGTTAACCAAATTTGACTCTTACGTAATTGAAAATAATAACCCAAATAAAACTGAAGAGTAATGTATATCATAGTTTGGAGAAATAGTCACCGGGAACCATTTATTGATGTGAATCATAGTCAATTTATGGAATCGTATTATAGTTACGAGGAGGCTAAGGCTGTTGCCGAAGAAATTGTTAAGAACGAAAGTGAGGGTGAACCAAGTCCTTGGTATTTTGATTATAAAATTTATGAAGAGGCAAATGGATAAAAAATTAGACATTAGTTGGAAATCTTATTCAAAAACCTTACCTTTGTCCAGAGAGATATATTTGGAAGTATTTGGTGAGCCAAAGACCCACGCAGAATGGGCGGATAGTTTTAATAAAATAGGAAGAATAAACGGATTAATAATAAAACACACAAATGGCAACTAAAAAAGAAAAGAAAGTTAGAGAAATAATTGATTTGGACCACGATACCCTTATGGACTTGTGGGACAATGTTGGTTATAAAGGTGATAGTCACGAATTAAATGGTGAGACATATACTCACGTTGATAAAATAAACACATCGGATAAGTCCGACGGTGATTCTTGGGATTACATTATACAAAGAAAATCAGATGGGAAACATTTTAAATTTAATGTTTGGGATGCTGGTTCACATAATGGATATGTCTTTGAAGATAAGTTCTTAAAAGAAGTATTCCCTAAAACAGTTACAACAACCAAATATAAATAAAATGGCGAAATACGATAATAAAAACAGAAAACCCCACTTAGGATTACTAAATTTTGAGGGTGACACATTCAGAGCATACAAACTTGGTGTTTCTGATTACGTAATTGTGGATGACCACCACGAGATAATTGAATTTACCAATACAAAAGGTATAATCTTTATTATGAATGGTGGTAAATCTTTAACAACAAGTTATGGTAGAACATATACCATCCCAAACGAACACGAGAACGCAAGACCATCTGACGAACAATTAAGAAGTTTCTTGGGGTTGGCATCTTTGGAACAAGAAGAAGATGATTTGGAACTTTGGGAGTCCGTTCAATATAGAATGGATGCAGAAGGTTTTGACTATTGTTTTGAGAGTTATAGTCATTGGGATGAAATCAAAGATGAAGAATTCCACCGGTTAAGAAAAGAGTTTTTAAGAACGATGGAAGAACTGAGAAACTATATTGATAATAAAGTTGATGAAGGAAGACAAAAAGAGTGGGATGGGGAATAATCCACAAGTAATTCACGATGAATTGTGGGACCATTACAGCGGGTTACCAAATCCGATGTGGTATCAACATATTACAGAATTAGAAGATGAAGAAGAAGATACAAGTGATAGTGATGATACTGAAGTTACTACTGAATAAAATAAAACAAAAAAGAAAAAGTATATGGGATTTATAGATAATCTTTACGCTGTGTATGAAAAAGTACCAGCACACGGGAGTAAAGAACATAATGTAATCTTGGCTCCTTTCAAAACTAAAGAAGAAGCAGAACAAAGCAGAATTAAATATGGTTATAACACCGATAATTATTACGTAGATATTTTGAAATATGAATAAATTAGACAAAACATATCAGGACTTACTCCAAGACATTCTTGACAACGGAGTAGTAAAACAAGACAGAACAGGGACGGGAACAATCTCGGTATTCGGAAGACAAATCAGACATAAAATGTCAGAAGGATTCCCATTACTTACAACCAAAAAAATGCCATTCAAAACAATCGTAACAGAACTTCTTTGGTTCTTAAGAGGTGATACCAACATTAAGTTTTTGGTTGATAATGGATGTAATATTTGGAATGGTGATGCTTATAAGAACTACATAAATAACCCAGCTTACAAAGCTGAATCTGTTGCCGATTTAATGGGTTCACAAGCAGGTCAATTGGTAAAATGCTCAACACAAGAAGAGTTCATCAACAAAATAAAGACAGATGATGAGTTTGCTAAGAAGTGGGGTGAATTGGGTCCAATTTACGGTAAGCAATGGAGAAATTGGGGGAGGTTTGAGTATGAAGGTTTCACCCAAGAAGGTAGCGAAACATTAAATAACATAGATGTAAATTGGAAAATACCAACAGACCAAATCCAAAACCTAATCAACGACCTTAAAACAAATCCAGACTCAAGACGATTGATGGTTAATGCTTGGAATGTTGGAGAACTGGACCAAATGGTTCTTCCACCTTGTCATTATGGATTTCAAGTTTATACAAGAGAGTTGAGTAATGAAGAACGATTAGATTGGATGAGAGGTAATAAGTCTAAAGTAATCTTACCAATGAGAGACCCTAATATTGAGTTTTCTATGGATGAATGGTTTAGACCATACGGAGTTCCTAAACGAGCAATCTCTTTAATGTGGAATCAACGTTCAGTAGATACATTCTTAGGATTACCATTCAACATTGCTTCTTATGGATTGTTATTAGAAATAATTGCAAAAGAAGTTAATATGGTTCCTGACCAGTTGATTGGGAATCTTGGTGATGTTCATTTATATTCAAATCATATTGAACAAGCCAAAGAACAAATTGGAAGAGAATATACTCACCAAGAAAGAGATGAATTGTTACAACAAGAGATGGGTAGAGAAAGATATAATAAGGCGGTTGATGAATTGATGCCGTTCGGTGGGGGATTAAGTGGATATTATGAATTTTATAAAATTCCATATAGAACAAGAGAACCTTATCGATTACCAACATTAGTAATGGTTACTAACCCCGATTTAAAGTTTGATGAATATGTTTATGATAATTTAAAACTTGTAAACTATCAATCACATCCAACCATTAAAGCACCTTTAAGTAATTAAAAATGTTAATACATATTCAGACACAGGAATTGGAAAAAGAGTTTATAAATCCGGTTAAAAATGGGTTTGTATTTCAACCGGCAATTGATTACCAAACAAATGCCATCCACGCACAATTTGAAGGGAAAGATGTTATCATCTTTAACTTCAAAAAGTATGGATGGTTTAACGATAACAGATTTAACACCTACAACCTATCATTAGGACCGGCAGGTATAACAATTGAAATACTATTATGACTATAACACAAATAACGACACCTACTTTTGAATATGACGGTGAAAAATATAGTGTATTTATCCGAAGGTTTATAGATTTTAATGATTTTCAAAATTACTTGGAAAGAAAGGAAAAATTAGGTAAAACAAAATTATTCATTCATTCCATATTTACATTACCTGAACAAACAGAAATTTGGATTAAATATCAAATACTATTATGATAGTTAACGAAAAGGTGGATGATAAAGGTAGAGTTGTTGAAAAGAAAATAACAGGTTCTTACTATAATTCCATTTGGAGTTATATCTATGACGATAAAAACCAAACCGTAACCCAAAAAAGAAGTGATTCACCTTTTTATAAAATTATTACGGATTTAATAAGTAAAACAAGTAAAATCGTTTGGAACGATGGTAAAGAAGAACAAATAATATGAAAAGTCCATTAACCGGAAAAGAAATGAAACTAATGTCGGAACCATCCACAATGGATTATAAAGGTAAGACATACAATGTGATTCACCACCATTATCTGTGTGAATTAACAAATGAACAATTCACAACATCAGAGTTAGATGAAATGAATTTATTAGAACTAAACAAACAAGTTAAACTTGATTTTTTAGACCAATTCGAGGCAACTGAGGGGAAAATTAACATAGCAACCTTATACGAAGGTAAAGATAAACAAACAATATGAAAGAATCGACAGAATTTGAAATGATGAGGTCACTCCATACATTATGGGTGAAAGGGTTAATAACTTTTGAACAAGTTGAACTATTATTAATTCAAAATAACCAATTAGAACTAACATTCTTAAATAAGAATGAATTTATGGCAGAAACATTAGATGGAAAAACAAAATATAGACTCGGAGAACAATAATTACTTTAAGAAAAATAAAGTAAAAATTAATAAAATTGTTAAGGAATATGAAAATGCCACCACAAAAGAAGTTTGGGAAGGTGTAAGAGATAATTTTACCTTTGGGTTCATAGGAGCTACCTTAGTAGTTTTCATAGCAACACGGACAGATATTGCAGTTTTAATGGGGTATATAATATATTACTTCTTTATGGGTAAGATTGTGAACCGACCAAAATACGTGACTGATTTGGGTAAGTTAATTGTATTCCCGATACCGTCAGCGTTGGGTGCATTTGCCGGATATAAATTAAGTTATGTTCTACTACATTTAATATAAAAAAAACCGACTGATGTCGGTTTTGTTGTTTTAAGCCAAATTCAAATTAGCACTTGTCATAACTGAAGCTACTTTATCTTGATTATGTAAATTTGTACTTTTTCTATCGGAAATTGCTTGTTTAATTAATTCTTCATCAGATTTACCTGATTTAATACCTTCATCTAAACTTTTTGCAAATTTCTTAAAATATCCCGGACCATTCCAGCAAGCGTATGAAAAGTGCATTAATAAACTATCATTAGCCTCAACACGTTTTTTAAGTTCAGGATTTGTAAAATAGTTTTTTGAATTAGTGTCATATTGATTTTTCATTATTTTAGCGGCTAAAGTTTTTAATGTATCCTCTAGTTGACCCCCTCTATAATAATGTTTCCAAGTTTTACAAAACTGTTGCATACCTAAGTCAGTTTTTTCTTTATCAATAATTCTAAAAAATTCCTTACCCTCAGGTGAACTTTCAATACTACCATTGTATCTGTCAAGACCAAACATAGTTTCTGTTGATACACCCATTCCTTTAGTTGAATGTCCACATTTAGGATTCCAGTAACCACCTTCAAATTCGTCAATCACTTTTTTGGTTACGTTTTCCCATTTAGAATCAACAGACCCTGAACTTAAATCAAATTTTCCAATTGCCGATTTTATTTTATTTCCAAAATCACCGGTTTTAAGCATATTAACAATTGTATCTGCCAAACCTTTAAGTGCGTCACCGGCTCCTTGTTCGTTAATATTATATAATGATTTAATATTGTTTTTTTCTTCTTCGGTTATTAATAATTTTTTTGACATATCAAATTTTCTTTTATTATAAATACTAACATATTTTAATATATTTATAAATATGAAAATAACGATTAAACATATTGATTCGGATGTCCCAAAAGAGAATTATGAATTTTATAATGATTTTATCCAATATCTACAAAAATCTTATCCGTTAAAAAATAATATAATAATTAAGTTTGTTGGAAAAAGAGTTGGAGGTATGACTACCGGACAAAGAAATACTCAAAATGAGTTAATAATATTATCTAAAGGTAGAATGAATAGGGACATTTTAAGAACACTTGCTCACGAATGGGTTCACGAATATCAAAGAACCATTTTAAATCGAGACCAAGGTCCTGATATAGGTGGAAAGAATGAAGATGAAGCAAATTCTGAGTCAGGTTCGATAATTAAGAAATTTGAACAATCTCACCCTAAGGATGAGAAAAAAATGTATGAGTAATTACGTTCCTTTAATGTATACCCAATTTTTTTGATAATTTTTATTCTTTATACAGAATAACGCATATCCGTTAACAATAGGTCTCCCGGTATTATAACATCCGCAAACTAAACCCCAATTTCCGTATCTACCGTATAATTGATTAAGTAATTTCATACTTGTCCGGATATTGAGTTCAATGTTATTTTTTAAATCCCCTTTTGATATTTTTTGTTTATGAATATAATTTGCTGTTGATGGCATAATTTGCATTGGTCCCACAGCACCGGCAAATGAAGTTTGTCCGGGTTTATATTTCCAATCAAATGGTCCTTTATAGTGAGTTTCTAAATACGCAACATTAAAGGCGATGTATTTGGGTATTTTGTAAATATTGGAGTAGTGGTCAATTAACTCGTACATCTTTAACGGAGTTGGGGAACTCACATCCGAGTTCCCCAATTCTGAAAGTTCAATACTTAGTTTTTTTTCTACTTTATTGTTCATCAGTTTGAACGACATTGTTATAATCATTGTCGACAAAATCAGTGTCGTAAATAAGATAATTCCTCGTATTTTCATAGTTTTTATTTTATAGTTGATGTCGAAACAGGGTTGTTTTGACCCCATACGTTTTTGGCGTATAGTTTAAAAATTGTTTTACCAATTGAGTCTTGGTATATACTATAATTACCTGTTTTTTTCTCAATAACGATTAAATGGTTATTTTCATCTATCGCAAGATTGACTTCTGACTTAACAATTGTTCTCACTTGAACCTTTGAAATCTTGTCTTTGTTTATCATTTGGTTATAAAATATCCCGATAAAGAACGACGCAGTTACAGAACATAAGATAATTCCGTAAATTGTTACACTTTTAAAAAAAGGTGTAATTTTTTCTTTTAAACTTTTTAGTTTTTCATTCATAATTTTTAATTTTTAATGTTTTGACAAAAATAAAGCTAAGAAACGAGTCCACCAACTTTATTAACAAAAAGTTGTTAATATCTCATTACGAGATACTAACAACTTCTAAATCAAAGATTAATTTTTTTCCTGCTAAAGGATGATTGGCGTCTAAAGTAACAGTTTCTTCGTTAACTGCAATTACTAGTACATTCACCGGTCCTTGAGGTCCATTACCTTGTAATGATTCACCAACTTGAATTCCTTCAGGAACATTAGCTCTTGGAACTTCGTTAATAAACTCAGGTTTTGGTTCACCGTAAGAATCTTCAACAGAAAGCTCAATAGTTTTTTTATCACCTTCAACCATATCGATTAAACCTGATTCAAATCCTTTAATAAGTTGTCCTAATCCTAACTCAACCTCTAATGGTTCACGACCTTCAGCGATTGATGTGTCAAAGATTGTTCCGTCTTCTAATCTTCCTGTGTAATGTACTTTTACTTTACTCGTTGTTTCTACTTTTTTCATAAATTAAATGTTTTTGATAATAATAAGATTAATAAAAATAAAAATCAAACATTATTGATTAAAAAACAAATAATCACTATAATTATATTAATAATTAACCCCCAAAAACCCTTATAATCTTATGTCAAACGAAGAACACGTTGAGGAAATGTACTATTTCGCTCACATTTCAGGAGTATTTAAAGAATTCTCAAATGAAGTAACTAAAATTAGAAATAATGACCCTAAAAAACATTTTTCGGAGGTTGTTGAAGACGTGTTTAATAAATTTGTTAACGGAGGATTAATTCAAAGTGATTTACACCTATTTATTTAACATCAATTGTTGATGTTAGGTTAATATTTTCTTTTTTACCCATATATTTCCAACCTTCTAAGACCAAATGTTCCATTCCTACCGGAAATGACTCTAAACATAATTCAGGGTCGGTGGTGAGTAACTTACAATCAACGGTAAAACATTTATTATTAGTAGAATATCGGATAAAATTGACTACAATGACGCTACCCACACCAAATAATAGTTCAAGGTCGTCTTTTAGGACAATATTTATAAAAAATTCAAAAGCTTTCTTCATATTATTAAATATAGGTGGAAAAATAGGTTTTTCCAATTAACCATTTGATTTATATTAAATCATTATTTATAATTAAAGAAAAAACTATGTATTTAAATGTAATTTTAACGATTTTCGTGGTTGTCCAAGTTGCCACACTAGTATTAATCTATAAATGGTGGGACAAATACGGAAGAAAACTATTCACATCATTTACTGATATGAAAAAAGGATTTTCAGATAACCCATTTGTTGGTCCCACGAGTAAAGGTCCAAACCCATTTGGAAATATTCCGGATATGAGTCAAATGATGAAACAATTTGAATCTATGACCAAAAATATGGGAAAAAAGTAAGTTATAACTGAGAAAAATAGAAAAAGGAGTTAGTTTTTTACTAATTCCTTTTTTTATTTGGAAAAATGTCTTATCTTTGTAAAAAATATTAAAAATGGAGCCAGAAAAAGACATATTCGACGAATGGGCGGACGAAAGAAAAAAAGAATCGTGGATTATGAGAAAACTACGTTTTATTCCGGCATGGTGGGACCACGATGGTCAATATTACCATAAATACGTTAAAATGGGTGTAAAAAACCTAATTTATTGGTTCCCAATCATATGGAAAGACAGAAATTGGGATAGTCATTACATCTTTGATATAATGAAACATAAATTATCGGGACAAGCTGATTATATTGGACGTAGAGATTTACATACACGTGCACAAGAAGACGCAAAAAGAATGAGGTTATGTGTAAAATTGATGGGTTTGGTTCAAGAGGAGTTTTATTCTTCTGAATACTCCGATTTTCATAAAACCAAACATTGGTTTGAACCTGTTCCGGATAAACCAAATTTATCATCTTGGGAATCACGATTATTAGAAGAAAATTTTGATGATTACTTCAAAAAATACCCATTAATTTACAAAAGAGTGTTAAATGGCGAGGGAGTATTTAATAGAGAAGGTCGTGAGGAAGATAAACAAATCATTGCGATGAACATTGGACATATAAACCACGACAGAGCAAGAAAATTGTTATTCAAAGTGATGGAAGAAAATATCGAGAGATGGTGGGATTAATATGAGCACATTTGATGAAGTTTGGGATAAAGTTGCGGAAGAACTCCGAGGAAATCTAACTGTTGAGGAATATAAAGAGTTAATCACTCTTGAATATGTATTAACTTGGGGTTATGGAAGTCCTGAAGACGATGAACGGTTTAAAGAATTAAGAATTAAAAAACACGGAGTGTAATGAGTAACGAATTAATTTTTACAATAGTATTTGGGTTAGCTTATTTGGGTGTAATAATTCTATGGGTAGAAGGGATTGATTATATGAAAAAAAATCATCCTGATTATAAAGGTGAAGATTTATTTAACGAAGAAGAAGGTAAAGACGAAGAAAAAAATGATTGAAGATACAAAAGGACATTCAACAAGACATAAGGCTAAAGAATATCCATTAACATATAAAAAAAATATGAAAAACTATGTAGTTGGAATTTTAAGTATGTATGAAAATGACTTAAAATTATTTAAAGTTGAAGCTGAAGACAAATATGAGGCTTTAAAAAAAGGGATGGTGGATTTTACTTCGGAAGAGTATAAAGAACACGAACTTGAATTCCAAAATGGTGCGATATGTCCCCCCAATTTTGAATCATTAACCGGATTTTATAATGTTGGAGATATAATGACAAATGTTATAGAAATATAATATTTTTTATTATCTTTGTAAAAAAATAGAAATAATGAGAGTTACATTTATAAGTGATACACACAACAAACACAAACAAGTCACACAGGATTTACCTGGTGGAGATTTACTAGTGCATAGTGGAGATTTAACATCTATGGGTTACGAACACGAAATCAGAGAGTTCTGTAAGTGGTTTAATAACATAGAAGGTTATACTCACAAGGTATTCATCGCCGGAAACCACGATTGGGGTTTTCAAGATAACGTTGACAAGGTAAAAGAGATATTAGATTTCTACACCGGAATCACATATCTTCAAGATAGTGCATTGGTAATCAAAGTTGGGGATGAAAGAGAAGTAAAAATCTATGGTAGCCCTTGGCAACCTTGGTTTCACGATTGGGCATTCAACTTACAAAAAAATGGTATGACGTTGGCAGGTAAATGGGAAGGAATCCCTGATGATACTGACATCTTACTTACTCACGGACCAGCGTTCGGAATCTTAGACACTGTTGACGGTAGAAGATACGATAATTTAGGTTGTGAGTTATTATCTGAGAGATTAGAAAGATTAAACGTTAAACTTCATAATGTTGGTCATATCCACACCGGATATGGTTACGTTAAAAAAGGGGACACACATCACTTTAACTCTGCGGTATTAGATGAGAGATACATCTACACTCAAAAACCAATGACTGTTGATTGGAATCCGGATACAAACGAAGTAGAGTTTGTTTAATAAAAAACCCCCTTAATTGGGGGTTTATTTTTTAAGACATAATCTGTTGTAACTTATTCATTATACGACCCTGTTCTTCTTGGAGTTGTCTAATTTTCAGTAACTGATTTGAATTTAGGTCGATACTCTCACCTTTAATTGAGGCGATTTCGTTAGACAGCTTATCAAAACTATAAGTTAATTGGCTGTACAATTGGGCTTTTTGGTCGTTGTTCATATCCCAATAATAAATAAGTAAATTAAAAAGTAAAACATATTGATTTTTTATCTGAGTATAGTATATTTATTACCAATGACGAGATACAAACTATACACGCCGAACAATTATATTACTTAACAAGTAAGTCCCTATTTTATTTTAGGGACTTTTTTTTGCCCATACGTAAACAATTAAAATTAAATATAAAACTATGAAACAAACAAAAACTTACCACGAATTGGTACAAAAAATGAGAACGTTCTTTGTAAACAAGAACTTTATTGAGGTTCCATCTCAATCACGATTATCTATTTTAGCTGCTTGCGAAAATCCACATTCAGTTAAAACATTTGAATATGGAGGTGAAATTTGGCCGTTACCACAGACAGGACAAATGTGGTTGGAATATGAATTATTGAAAAATCCTGAATGGGACGGTGTATTCTGTATATCAACATCATACAGAGAAGAGAAAAATCCAATCCCGGGTCGTCACGAATTAATCTTCCCAATGTTTGAATTTGAATCAAAAGGAACGATGGAAGATTTGGTTGCATTAGAACTTGAATTGTTACAATTCTTAGGATTTGATTCACCGGTTGAGGTAAACTATGAAGATGTGTGTAAAGAATACGGTGGTGTATCCATTTTAGAGGACGAACACGAATCAAGAATGTGGAAAGAAAAAAGTGAGGTTATTTCATTACAAAACTTCCCAATTAGAACAAACCCATTTTGGAATATGAAACATAATTCAGATAACATCTTCAATAAGGTTGACGTAATCCTTTTTGGGCAAGAAACAATTGGTTCAGCTGAGAGAAGTTGTGATGTTGTTAAGATGAGAGAGATGTTCTATACCATAGAAAATGGTGGTTACTCTCAGAAACTATTTGAATTATTTGGGAAAGATAGAGTTGAGAAAGAATTGGAAGAATTCTTATCTTTGGACTTCTTCCCACGTTTTGGTGCGGGGATTGGTCTAACAAGATTGGCGAGAGCTTACAATATAAATAAAGAATTAGTTGAGACATATTAAAATGAATAGTATTTATTACTATGAAGAAATTTTTAACATTTTTAATAATATGGATTGGTAGTAATTTGGCAGTACCTTTTTGGGTTGTTGGTCACGTTCATTTAAGTTTGAATATCTATAAAGATATTTATGAAATCTTGGCTTCTTGTGGTATGAACATATTAGTTTTGTTGGCTTTTTGGTTTGAATGGAAAAAAGAGAAAAAAAAAGAAAATTAATTTTGAAATGTCATAAAGATTATTTAATTTTGTCCTATGAGTAAAGTAGTAAAAGAAATAGGGAAAAAATGGGAACAAGTTTATGATGATATAGACGAGACGATTATTTGGAGATACGACACTTCAAAAAGCACATTTGGACCGTATGAGGTCGAAATAAAATATAAACGACCGGTGGTTAAAACCAAGAAGGTAATAAGGAAAGTCACAATATAGTGACTTTTTTTGGTTTATAAAATATTTATGAATTATGGAACAAACAAGAATGTCAGAAATTAATCAACTATTTGAGGAAATTAAAAGTCAAACTAAATTGAAAGAAGTTAAACCTTTATTAGTTGAATTGGAAGAAATAATTACCAAAAAAGAGGAATCAAATCAAAATAAAGTTATCCAACTACAACAGGAAATCAATCGACTTAGTCATCTGTAACATCCGGTGATAATTCTACACCAAAAACTAATAACTCCACAACACCAAATTATAATAACTCCACAAGGAATCAGGTTGGGTATACCCATAATTCACAACTTCAGGGGTATAATAATCAAATTTCACCAATTATACCTAATTTTCACGGTTTACCAATATAACACAAAAAAAAATAAAAGAAATAGTTAATACAATTATTTGTTGATATTTATTAGTAACCAAATCTATAAAACACAACAATTATGAAAAACCTATCAAAAGAAGAATTATTAAGCCGTCTTGAGGCAATTAACAGAAGTAATGCTATTATTTATTTCGATTTATCGGGAATTATATTAGGTGTTAATGACATTTTTTTGGTGGCAATGGGGTATGGAATCGGTAATCACGATGAACTTATTGGTAAACACCATAGTACTTTTGTATGTGAAGAATATGCAAAGTCACCTGAATATGAAAAATTTTGGGACATATTAAGAAGTGGTAAGTACTACCAGGGAGAATTTGAAAGGAGAAGAAAAGATAGAAGTCTTATAAATCTTCAAGCGACTTATAATCCTATTTTTGATGATAGTGGTAAGATTACTAAAATAATGAAAATCGCTACTGACATTACGTCAATTGTTGATAGCAAGAAACAAATAGACGCAATTAACCGAAGTACTGCTCTTATTAATTTTAATACAGATGGATTTATATTAGATGTAAATTCTATATTTTTAGAAACTATGGGGTATAAACCCAACGAAAAAAATAATTTAATAGGGAAACATCACAGTGTTTTTGTAAGTTACGAGTATTCAAAGTCCGATGAGTATATTAAGTTTTGGGAAAATCTAAGAAAGGGTAAGTTTTTTGATGGAATATTTGAAAGAAGAAAAGTAGATGGTTCTATTGTTTATTTACAGGCATCTTATAATCCTGTGGTTGACAGTAAAGGAAATATTACTGAAGTAGTTAAAATTGCGACAGATATTACTGAGTCAGTAAATAATAAGAAAAAAATAAATGAACTTACGACTAATTTGACAATTGAGTTGGAAAACTCTCAAAAACTTAAACACTCAATTGAATTAGAAAAAAATGCCGCTCTGAATGATTTAGATGTAGTATTGAAAAAGAGTCAAAATGAGTTAATAAAAATAATTGTTAAATGTGCATTGGCTGTTATAGTTGGTGTTGGTATTGTGACAACTATGTTATATTGGGTGGCTATTGTGACAAATCAAGATACACAAATTATTGGTTCAACTTGGTCAAATATGTTTAGTGTATTATTAACTAACGCATTTTCAATCGTTGGTACAATTATGGGAATTAAATACGCCACGCAGGATGGTAGTAATAAACCCTCAAGTAATTAAAATTTACCACAAATAACTAAAATTGAATTGTCTTTGATATTTATATTAATAAACTAATTAAATATCAAAGACAATATGTTATTAAAAGTAGGGTCGAAAGGTGACGACGTAAAAAAACTACAAACAAAATTAGGGACAACCTCTGATGGTAATTTTGGTCCCGGTACCGAGAAATTGGTTAAAGAATGGCAAACCAAAAACGGATTAACTGCTGACGGAATAGTTGGTGAAGGAACTTGGAAAAAAATGTTTCCGGGTGAGATAATCAAAGAAGATGTTGTGATTCCAACAGGTGGTCCATTTAAATTAGAAAAATTAAAAGGACATATCCCTGAATCAGTAATTGCTCAGATTCCGGACACAGCAAAAAAATTCAACATTACTAATCCATTAAGATTAGCTCACTTCTTAGCTCAATGTGGTCACGAATCAGGTGGATTCAAATCAGTGTCGGAAAACTTAAATTATTCAGCAAAAGGTTTAAAAGACACATTTAAAAAATATTTTATAAGTGAAGCTGCGGCAACACCTTACGCAAAAAACCCTGAAAAAATCGCATCAAAAGTATATGGTGGAAGAATGGGTAATGGTGATGAATCTACAAAGGAAGGTTATAAATTCAGAGGTAGAGGATATATCCAATTAACTGGTAAAGACAACTATAAAAATTTCACTAAATTCATCGGAGAAGATTGTATTGGAAATCCTGATTTAGTTGCAACAAAATATCCGTTAGCGTCTGCGGCATTCTTCTTTGACTCAAATAAATTATGGTCTATTTGTGATAAAGGCTCGGATGATGCTACGGTAACGTCGGTTACTAAAAGAGTAAATGGTGGAACCATTGGTTTACCTGACAGAATTAAACACTTTAAAGAATATTATAACTTATTAAAATAATTTTATATATTTACGGTATATTTATAATAAAAAACAATTAAAAATGAATAAGAAATTAATTAAAGAAGACATTGCAAATATGAAATACCTTTTTGGTTATAAACCGGGAAGAGTTATTTCTGAACAAGATATTGATTACACTACTGACGATTATTTAGATACTAACGACACTGAATTAGAAGAAAGTAACCCATTCAAAATTGGTGGGGGATTTGAAGATTACAATTTCCCTGATAAATTAAAAGATAGATTAAGTGACATTTATGATTTATTAGATGAAGTAATGGAAGACCCGGATAACGACCCATCTGATTATTCAGATATGTATGATTTTGCGGGTGTAATAATTAGTCAAGTCTTAAATAAATTACGTGATGAATTTGGTGAGGATTTTGAAGAATACGAAGATGATGTTGATGATTATCTTAGAAATAATGAAGATGAAACAATATTTGATTTTTATAATAGTCGTTCAGGTTTTGACGATGAAGATGATGAAGATGAATTTGATGAGGATATGAATGAACAATATGACAACCAAAATGGTATGAATTGGGTTCAAAATACTACAATGGATAGACAAAGTCCAATAGATGATGACAATGATGTTGAAGGGGGTGTGATATCAATCCTTAAAAAACATCGTTTACTTGATAACGTAGTAGAACCGGATGATGCAAGAATATTACTTAGAAATCAATCATCTGAAGTTGTTCAAAAGATTTTATCACTTTTACCTTCATTTACTGAATTAGGGTTTTTAGCGTTTATAAATTGTGAATCAGCAGATTTTTCTGATGTGGACATTTGTAGTTTACCTAACTTAGCTTTTATAAACTTAAATGGTACTGAAAATAATTTTGAAGAACAAGATTATGAATGTGCTAACACAGAAGATTCACCTTTTTATTTCCTTGAATAGATATTAAAAAAATAAAACCCCCAATTTAGGGGGTTTTTTATTTAAGATAAGTCTTTGGACATATTGATTGCAGCTTGTAAAGCCATTCCCATATCCTCAATTACTAATTTACCACGTTTCTTATATGGTATAACATAAGATATACCGGATTCTCTCATCCATTTTTTATCTAACTTGTCAGATTTACCATATAATTCAAGATACTTATATTCCCAACCAGCCCATTCCCACTCTTCGTAGTCTTCTTCTTTTGGTTTATAGTCGGCATCAAATAATCTATCCCCAATTTTAAATGTTTGACCTCCTCTGTGTGTATATCCGTGGTAACCAATTAGTTTATTATTATCGTCATATACTTCAGCAACTCCGTGAGGATATTCCTCACAAACTTTCATTTTGTTTTGGTAATACCACCAACCACGTTCAATATCACCAACATATTCATCATCTTTGGTTAAAAATGAATTTGGTAAATGTTGTTCTCTTTTTAATTCTGGGGTATCTCCAAAATAATGAGAACCAATTTTTCCTCCGGTATATTTTTGTATAAAATAAATACATTCCGGATTTATTAACCACCCATTTAAATCTCGGTGTGGAGTAATTCGGGACACTAGTTTTGTGAAACCTAAATTAATGTGAATTTTGTTTAATTTAGATTTTCCGGTATATTCAGGGTATTTTTCAAACTTTAATTTGATTTTCCCAATGTAGGGAGTTGTATTTTTTATCATAATATAAAATTTTATGTAATGATATGAAATTTCAAAGTATTTATCAATATGAAAATTAGAATAACTGAATCGCAAATAAAAAAAATCGAAGAAGGTATCTTTTGGGATGAGGAGAACTTAAATGCGTTAAAAGGTATTACGGGAACCAAACAACAAAAAGAAGTCTTTAATGTTGAGGTAATAGAACCATTTTCAATAACATTGACGGATTCAATTCAATATCATAGATTAGTTTATATATTAAGAACAAATGGTGTTAAATTTAAAGCTAAGGTTGATAAAATATGAAACTAATAATTACAGAAAGTCAGTATAGAAAAATAATCAAAGAAGATACTCAATTAGAATACACTAGTGAATTTTTGGATGGTGTTACGGTTGTTGTGGTATTTGAGGATGACCCATTATACGAACAAGTTAAAGGATACTTTGAGGAGTATGGGTTTGGGTTTATGGTTCCCGGTAAGAATTTAATCATTATTGATGGTGAAATATTAGTGGGACAACCGGACGCTAAAAGTGTTTTAAAATTTATTGAAGCTCACGAGGTTACCCACGTATTATTAAGTCACGATGGTCCAAGAGATGAGAAAGATGAGTTGGAGGCTGACTTGGGAGCTTACCTATTATTACAAGATAAAGGATATTACGAATCAATCCGAACATTACTAGACCACTTCCAAGAAAGACACGGAGTTGAGTTTGATGAGAGTATGTTGGACGATATAAAAAATAGAATGTAAAAAAAAACAATTATGACAGAAATAAATTACCCTTCAGAAAAAACGTATTTCATTGGATATAATGAAAACGATGATAATGTTCATTATGGAATAATAGATGTTGACCAATGTATGGTGACAGGAAAAGAAACCGTTTATACAACAACAGTGGAACAGGAATATATTGACGAATTATTAGTTCATAATATAATATATGAAGATACTTTACCAAAATCGTTGGATTTACCTGAAGGTTTATCTGGATTGACTCACACTTTAACAATTTAAACACAATACCTGACAAAATAACAAACTAACCTGACATCTTGTCAGGTTTTTTGTTTTGGCACGATTTTGATAAAATGAGATTTGTGCTTGACACATTATAAATTAATATATATACTTTAACAAAACTTATTAAACTATGGGAAAAATTATTGGAATTGACTTAGGAACAACTAACTCGTGTGTCTCTGTAATGGAGGGTAACGAACCGGTTGTAATAGCAAATTCAGAAGGTAAAAGAACAACACCTTCAATCATCGGTTTCATCAACGAAGGAGAAAGAAAAGTTGGTGACCCGGCAAAAAGACAGGCGGTAACCAACCCGACTAAAACAATATCATCAATTAAACGATTTATGGGTTCTACCTATGACGAGAGTAAAAACGAAATTGGGAAAGTTCCTTACTCTGTTGTAAACGAAGGTTCTCAACCAAGAGTTCAGATTGACGATAGAAAATACTCACCACAAGAATTGTCGGCAATCATCTTACAAAAGATGAAACAAACTGCCGAAGATTATTTAGGTGAATCAGTAACTGATGCGGTAATCACCGTCCCAGCTTACTTTAACGATGCCCAACGTCAGGCTACAAAAGAGGCGGGTGAAATTGCCGGATTAAATGTTCGTCGTATTATCAACGAACCAACCGCGGCGGCTCTTGCGTATGGACTTGACAAAAAAGGTGATAGTAAAATTGTTGTGTTTGACTGTGGAGGGGGAACTCACGACGTGTCTATTCTTGACTTAGGTGGTGGTGTATTTGAGGTATTATCTACCGATGGAGACACACATTTAGGAGGGGACGACTTTGACAGAGTCATTATTGATTTCTTGGTTGAAGAATTTAAGAACGATAATGGTGGTTTAGACATCTCAAAAGATGCTATGGCATTACAAAGGTTAAGAGAAGGTGCTGAGAAAGCGAAGGTTGAATTATCTTCATCACCTCAGACAGAAATCAACTTACCTTATTTAAGTGCTGATGCTACCGGACCAAAACACTTGGTAAAAACATTAACAAGAGCGAAGTTTGAACAACTTGCGGCTGAGTTAATCAAAAGAACCATTGACCCTTGTAAAACGGCATTGAAAAACGCGAAACTTAAGGTTTCCGATATTGATGAGATTATCCTTGTTGGTGGAACAACAAGAATCCCGGCAATACAAGATGCGGTTAAGAAGTTCTTTGGTAAAGAACCATCAAAAGGTGTTAATCCGGATGAGGTAGTTGCGTTAGGTGCGGCTATTCAAGGAGGTGTATTGGCTGGTGATGTGAAAGACGTGTTGTTATTAGACGTAACACCACTTTCATTAGGTATTGAAACAATGGGTGGTATTTTAACACGACTTATTGAGGCAAATACCACAATCCCAACCAAAAAGTCACAAGTGTTCTCAACAGCTGTTGATAATCAACCTTCTGTAGAGATTCACGTCTTACAAGGAGAGAGACCAATGGCAAAAGACAACAGAACGATGGGTAGATTCCATTTAGATGGTTTACCACCATCAATGAGAGGTGTTCCTCAAATTGAGGTAATCTTTGATATTGACGCGAATGGTATCATCAATGTATCTGCAGTTGACAAATCAACAAACAAAACACAATCAATTAGAATTGAGGGTTCAACGGGATTATCTCAAGAGGATATTGAAAGAATGAAGGCTGAAGCTGAAGAAAATGCTGAAGCGGACAAAAAACTTAAAGAGGATGTGGACACATTAAACTCCGCTGACAACCTGATATTCCAAACAGGTAAATCTTTAACGGATTTAGAGGATAAGATTTCTGAAGAACAAAAAACAGAAATAACAACTCTTCTTGATACCTTGAAAGAATCTCATTCTAATAAAGATGTGGAAAATGTTAAAACGATTATGGAAGAACTTACCCAAAAGTTTCAAACCATCACACAGGAATTATACAATAGTGTAAATGAGAGTGAGACTCCGGAATCAGATATTAACGCTTCTGACGTAGAGTTTGAAGAAGTTAAACCTGAGTAACATTTTACGATAATGTTTTTTAATCCCAATAATTTTTTTATTGGGATTTTTTGTTTATCTTTGTTCCATAAATAAATAATATTATGAAAGGAATATTGAAAAAAACGACAGGTGGTTTTTTTGTTTGGTATGATAAACCGGTTGATGAGGTTGCCACGGCATATGACTCACTTCCATTACATCCAAAGGCGACTGAAGGGTGGTCGGTAACGGAACGAGAAGATTTCTTCAAAAAATTTGTTGGTAAGACAATTGAATTTGAAATTGTTAATGAAACCATTACCGGTGAGTTTAGTTCTATGGGTGGTGGATATACAAATTACCAAGTTCAGTTAGCTAAACCAATTAAACCAAAATTTGATTGGGAATATTGGAAAAATAGATGTTTGGCTGCCGAACTTTTTATTGAGAAAAGTCCTTGTGACCCGGATATATATCCAAAACAAATGGAGGCGTATAACGAATGGCAAAAATGGGTAGAAGATGAAAGGTAGATTAAAAAAAATTGATGATAAGTGGGTTATTGAATACTCAGGTGTTTCATATAAAGGTGGTAATCCAAAACAATTAGGTAATTACACAAAAAAAGTTGAGAAAAAAACTTTACCATTACATCCTAATTTTGTTACAATGACAGATTATGTTTGGGTTAAAGGTATTAAGGTTTACGATGGTGACGAGGTTGAATTTACTCAAGTATTAGTTAATCCTATGGGAAGAGAAGTTGACCCGAATGATTTAGGTAAAAATCTCTCAAAATGTAAATGGTACGCTAAACCCTCTTTAGTAGAAAAAGAAGAACAAAAACAACATCTAATTGATATGATGAAATCTGATGAAGAGTTGGGTTTGTATGATGAACCTAAACAAGAATTATCTAAAGATGAAATTGATAAGTTTTTTGTTGATATGATTTGTAATCCTAAACAAGAATTATCTGTAAGACTACAAAATTCATTAAAACAATTCAATCTAACTTTAGAAGAAGCAATGAATACAGAAACGTACAAACTAAAACAAATTGGATTTGGAAACAGAAGTATTATTGAGTTGCAAAGTTTTAAATCTAAACAAGAAATTAAACTTGAGGATATCTTTAACGATGAGAAAAGAGAAGGAGCTAAAAGAGTAATTCATCAACATAAAGTTTTGAAAGGTTTGTATTTAATCAACCCTGTTCATTTGGAAATGACAAGTGATGGTCACGGAGAATTTCCGGATGGTTATAAATTGACTCATAAAGGTATTCAATATATTATTAACCAATTAAATAAAGAATAAAAAATGAGCGAGAATAACAAACCAAGAGTGTATACTTCAGAAATCTTAAAAGATATGATATCAAAAATCACACCGGAAGAATTGGCGTTAACTGAGATTGAAATGATGAATATGGTTTATGAGGATACCTACACCAATAAAGAAATTAGAACTTGGTGGTTAAACCAAACTGAGGAAAGAAGACGAAATATGGTTCGTGAATATTTCAAAGGTGGTAATAGTGAAAACATCAACACATTATACGGAATTATGCCGGAAGAAATGGAGGAAATGTATAACATTAATGTTGATGTTGTTATAATGGATTGGGAAGAAATCTTATTTGATTTTATAGATTTTTACCCGTGTCAATTACCTGACGAATTATTTGAATGGTTAAAAGAAAATTACGAAATACCAAAGAAAAAAAATGGATTATAATTATTGGCACAAACAAGTTATGATAAAGATGGGGATTCCTTTTACGGGATATCCGGTGATTATTGAGACGGAATGGGAAACTTTGGTGTTAAATAAAAATAATGGTAAATTTATAAGAAAAGATGGAAAAGATTAAAGTTATATTTTTAGACATAGATGGAGTTCTTAATGTTTACTCCCACGACCACGATGAGTTTGGTAGTCAATTTCAACCCCAATTCGTCAATAACCTTAAACGAGTTATTGAAGAAACCGGAGCCAAGATTGTAATATCATCAACTTGGAGATATGCGGGTCTTGATAGGATGAAAGAAATGTGGGAAAAGAGAAACTTACCTGGTGAGGTGATTGATATCACAGAGGATTGTACTTACTTATTTAATGAAGGTTTATTTGAATGGTTAGACCAAGTTGAGAGAGGTCACGAAGTTGAATATTGGTTAAATGAACATCCCGAAGTGGAAAAATATGTTATCTTTGACGACGATAATGATTTCTTACCAAATCAGAGAGGAAATTTTGTTAGAACAGCAAACAACATCAATCATCCGGATTCGTTGGACATCGGTTATGGATTAACAAATGAATGTGCAAACAGAGCAATAAGAATATTAAAAGCGTAATAAAATGAAAACCGTATTAAGAATAGTAAGTAGAGAAGGTAGTGAATTTATTGATATTCCAAACCCATACAATATGACACCGAGAAAAGACGACCATTTTGTGTGGAAAGAAGAAAGTTATATGGTTTCTTGGGTTGAGTTTGATTTTGACACAAATACTTTGTATATTGTATCTGTAAATAATTAAGAGATGGAAAAGTTAGAAACAGAAACGGTTACAGAATACTTGGAACGAATTGAAAACCAATTTAATCACCATTCTGGTAATATTGAAACCATCTTCAAAGAGATGAGAGAAAAGGGTGTAAAAATTTGTAGTAATTGTGGTTGTTCCATCTACAAAGATAAAGAACATAAATGTGAAGAATAATATGAAAACATACACAAAAGGAAACGTAATAGTTGAGGAGATTAAAGTTGGAGATATTCATTATGAATATGAATTGGGGGTTGGTATTAAATGTGAGGTAACAACGTTACCAACATTAAATGAGACCGGTCAATACATTTGGGAAAGTAAGAATTTGAGGACGGGTAATATTATCCAATATTTGGTTGACCCAAAATACTCACATTATTCGGCAAATCTCTATGATTACGAAGCGTATAAAGTTAATACATACATATAAGATGCAAAACACATTCACAATAGACGAGATTAGAAAGTATATTCTATCACAGGATAGTATAGGTGATATCCTTTACAATTTAAGTGTCTCAAAAATACTTGAGGCAAATGAACCGGAAGAGGAAGAAGAAGATGATGAAGATGATTTTAATTTTGAAATAAGGATATGATAAATCCCGAACAATTACAAGAAGGGTGGGTTAAATTCAGTAGAGTTCCCTGTGTAGAAGGATGTATTGATGTTTGGTATGGTGATTGTGCTCATAACCCAAATAGTGAAATTAAACCACATTGGAACTTAAATGGTTTCAGAACCTATGTCAGATTAAATGGTGAGGGAAAATGGTTTAGTAATGATTATAGAAGAGGTTTAAAGAGTTTTACTATGGAAATGGGTGAAGTATCTACATCACAGGAAATTTGGGACGAAATAAGTAAATTTAACGAAGAATGAAAGGAATTATAAAAGTTAGAAGTTTTGATTCATTAAAGAAATTGAATTACAAACGAGCAAAAGGGAAAAGTGTAAATATTAAATCGTTGAATAGTTTAACCGACCGGACAATCATTACCTTAGAAAAATTGGACCTTTTAACGCCCGAATTATTGTGGGAATTAATTGAAAGAAAAAAATATTTTAATATTGAAGAATATAAATTAGAATGGTTGATGGAACGTAGAAGAAAATCACTACCTTTGTCTCCTGAAGGAATGGAAGCGTATGTTAATCATTTTTCAGATGTCAAAATAGCGGTTTTAAGAATCCCGTATGAAATAAGAATAATTGGTGAGTATAAAAATTACATATACAAAAGAGAAAAAGATGAAAACGAACAAAATACTGTTTCTTGATAACGATGGTGTTATCTGTTTAGATAATAATTGGGGTGGACGTTCCAAAAAATGGAGTGAGTATAAAAAACTTAATCCTGAGGCGACTAGTGATACTATGGCTCCCGTTGAAGTGAGATTTGACAACTTTGATAAAAAAGCTGTTAAGGTATTAAATGAAATCTTGGAAGAAACCGGTGCTGAAATCGTTGTTTCCTCTGATTGGAGATTACACGCAACATTGGAAGAACTTGGTGAGTATTACCTATCAAAAGGAATCTCAAAAGCCCCAATCGCATTCACCAAACGATACATAGGTTGTGATAAACCTGATGAATTTGAATGGACAAGAAGAACAATGTATGAACAACAAAGATGTATAGAAGTTAGACAATATCTAACGGACCATCCGGATGTAACTCATTGGGTTTGTGTCGATGATTTGGAACTAGGTGAAACAGATACTCACGATAGAGAACAAAAGTGGGGATTATCCAATTTTGTTCATACACCAAGAGCTAGTGAGGGAATCAAACAGTCCGGGGTTAAAGATAAAATGTTACAATACTTAAAATAATATGGAAAGAATAGAACATAAAACATTCAAAGATAACAGAGGGTCTTACACACCCATTTCAACGACTGAATTAGACCTAAAGTGGACTCAGTGTTCAATTAGTGTCAACGATAAGGAATATACCTTTAGAGGACTTCATTATCAGTTAAATCCCCCACAGACAAAGTATATTAAAGTAGTTCAGGGTTCGATTGTTGATTTTATGGTTGATTTACAAACAGGTGAAACCGATTATATTGTTCTTCGTGATTCTGACTCGGTATTAATTCCAAATGACAAAGCTCACGGATTCTTAACTTTGGAACCCAACACAATTGTGGTTTATTTGGCGGAAGGAGAATACAACCCGGAATCAGAACATAGTATTGTTTGGACAACTAATCCGGTTGTTAAAGACGTTGTTAAAAATTTTACCGGTTTACACCCATTAGTTATATCTGAAAAAGATGCCATAGGTAAATAATACCTGAATGACTGATATTTATCAGTATGATGCAATACTTCACTGAAATCCTTAAAACATTTTCAATAGCCCAACGTATTTGGGCTTTGATTATTTTATGTATATCCGTCTTTTTTATAACATTTGGTTCAGATGTTATTGACGCGTTAAAACCGGACCAAACACAACAGAATTTGGTCATTAAGAGACAAAGAATTATGATTACATCTCTTAACACCCAATTGGATACTTTGTCCTTTAGAGTTGATGATTTGACTCAGGAAGTAATTAACGGACAATCTGAATGTTCCTATAAAAGGATTCAAAGAGAGAAAGAGATAATTGCTCAGATTGATGAATTAGAAAATATGTTGAGAGGTAGTCTTAGACAAAAAGAAAGAATGGTAAAACGTAATGAAGGACCTGGCTCATCAAATCCTGACAACGATAGTGTTGTTCGAGATGAGGTTAAAGTGATTGATGATGATAACACTGAAGAGGTCATATCCGCTTTATGTAAGTTAAAAAATAAGATTAAAAATAAGAAATGAGACTAATAATTACTGAAAACCAACATAATAAATTAAGAATCGTTAAAAAATCTGATTTAGATGATTCCGGGACTTGGTCAGCGGATGTATTAACACATAAAAGTGAGGGTAAAAATATATACACTTATAGTGATGGTGTTTTTACAAAAAGAGAAAAAAAACCATTGGAAAGAGGTGTCACTCGTCACGGGGGTAGTAGAACAGAAATTTTCTATTTAACTGATGAACAAGCCGAACAAGCCAATGATTTAATAAATCAATCTCGTGAATTGGAGAGACAAGCTAAGGAATTACGTCAACAAGCCAAAGACGTTATACAACAAGAATTTCATTTACCACAAAAACGATAAATAAAAAACCCCCTTGATTGGGGGTTAATTTTTACTCTTGACTTGTAGCGTCTTTAATCTTTTTCTTTGTGTTTGTGAATTTATCCACTGAAGATAATCCTAAACAACCAAAAGCTAATAATGCAACTGCATCAACTAAATAAGGTGCCGGAGCAACATCTACTGTTGAAAAACTATTGTGATACATTGTAATACAAAGCATTACCGAACACATAATACCAACAAATCTTTTCGATGATACAATTCCGTGTTCGTCAGTGAACAACCCTTTAATTCCACCATAAATACTCGAAAAAATACCCATAATTTTTAATTTTTATTGTTTATGGTAAATTAACGTCCTTGTCCTTGGTAGTTTCGTTCTGTCCTATCGTGTTTGTTTTTTGATTTTTTGTGTTTACCGGAAAACTTTTTCTTATTAAAAGAAAGTTTAGTACTAGAAGAAGAACCACCTTTTGGTTTTGCCATTTTGATTAAGGTTTAATACGTTTATTTACTCATATATAAATATCTCATAAAATAAAAAAGGGGACGTAGCGATACTTCCCCTTTATTTTGTTACCATCACTGATAACGGTCCTAAACGTCCCCAATGGTGGGGTTTATTTTTCCTTAACTAAGATTAAACATCTTTTAAGGTATTCTTTTGCTCTTGAAGATGGGTCTTTGTGTGCCAACACTTTTTCAATGTCTTTAACAAGGTCTTCCCCGTGTTCATTTTCTTTATATAACTCAATAACTTTATCCATAGCTTTTTGACATTCATTATTTGTTTCATCAAAATAATTTTTGTTTCTAAAAGTGTTAATGTGGTTCATTAAGTTATAAGCCAAATGTTCACCAGAATCTTCAATACCATTGTGTAATCTCAAAGTTCTTAAAACATCTAAAGTATCAACCATTCCGTTAATACCACCATCACGTTTTAAAACACTTGAAGTGTAGTTACTAAAGTTATCCGATGGACCAACCATTGTATCTAAAGGGATTATGTTACCGGCAACACACCTTGGTTTTTGGTCTTGTTCTTTTTCTGAATCTTGTTCAATTAGATGTTTTCTAATTGATTGTTTAAGTTCTATTTCGTTGATTACTATTTTATTCATTTTTAATTTTCTATTATTAAATGTTGATTCCGTTGTTAATGTTTTATTGTGTAAATATATTGCATTATCATAAATGTTATTAACAAGACTTCCAAAATCTTTATTTCTATATTCTCCAGCATTATGATGTATCACATTTTTTAACGCAGTTAAAACAATTTTTTCGTCAATATTAAGTAATTTTGATATTTTTTCAGATAAAAATTTTAGATTTTCTTCTTTTAATTTAGATAATGATTCTTCATAATTATCATCCCAACTATTCAAATGATTTCTCATTAAATCCATCAAATCACTATATTCGTCTTGATTTCTAATACTGTTATCTTCATTCCCATTTGATTTTAAAAATTCAACAAAAGATGAATATATCCCCGGAATTTTTTTTGAATATGGTAAAAAATGTCTCATAACAACACTATCATTTTCATAAATTTTCATTTTTACCGGAAAATCATAAGTTCTTACATTTTTAAACGGATTTGAACTATCTGTGAAAATCATATCATTATTATAATGATGTAAATCAATGTATATTTGGTAATGGTCGTTGTTTTTTTTATATTTAATAACTAAGTTTTCAGGATGATTTGTTAATAAATCTATAATTGTTTTAAAAAGTAATTTATCTTTTACCGTTAATCCATATTTAAGTAATTGTTCTATAATTTTTAGAAATATTTTTTTACCAAATAATTTTATGGCTACTGATGCAGTAATAATACCCGCAGTATTAACCAATAAACTATGTAAATCCTCATTTATTTTTTTCATAACTAAAATTCTTTTATACTATAAATATAGTGATAAATAGAATTATTTAGTAACACTATCAATTAAGTTCTGTATTTTTTTTCTACCTTTATCACCGATAGGGATAGCGTTACCCCCTTCGTCAATCATAACGAATTTAATGTTTGTTCTCAAAACAATTACTTGATTACCGGTATATACGTTGTGAGCACGTGCCTCCATATATAAGGTAACGGATGTTGTTCCGATGGATGATGGTGAACCATAAATTTTTAATAGTTGCCCTTCTTTTGCGGGTTTCTCAAAAAAACATTTGTCAATAGATACTGTAACCATTCTTGGTGTGTCACATAATTGCATTGAATATCCCGCGGCGGCAGCGTCAATCCACGCGAGTAATTTTCCCCCGAAGAGGTTTCCGTGAAATCCTAAGTCGGATTTTTTAATTGGGTGTGTGTTTAATAATTCCATATGTTAAGTATAATAAAATTTTGGATATAAAACACATTAATTGATTATAAAAGTATTTATAGTTATGATAAGTGAGAAACAAGTAAAATTAATAAATAAAATTGCGTCTAAAGATACATTCAAATACACAGGTGAAATAATTCAAGGTGTTGACCAACCTGCGGATATTGATTATAAATTTACAATAACCGGTCATAAAAAACTGATGAGTGTTGGAGAATATTATGATTACCTATTACTTAAAGTTGTAATTACTGATGTTCACGACCCTGTAAGTAAATTAATATTTAAACCTGAACCAACGGATACAGGTAAAGCGGTTGCTAGAATGTTTGAGAGTCAATTATATAGATTTTACTCAAGTTTAAATCAAGAAATTATGGAATATCTGAAATATTTTAATGATTCCGGAGAAGAATTTGTAAGAACAACAATCGATGATTTAAGTTTTGATTTTAAAACCCCTGAAAACATAACAGAATCAAGAATGAGTAGATTAGCGATTAGAACAACGGTAACGGATATTGTTAATATATTAAAAAATGGTAAATCAGGAGAATTTAGATTACCTGATGTTGACGATGGTAGTGAATATAATTTCACAAATTTACCTTTTGGTTATTCACTTGATTTATATGTTGTAATAGATAATGATATTGAAAAATATGAAATGAACGGTCAAATCACGGAAAATGATGTAATTCAAATAATAGTTAAATTTAACCCAAAAACATTAAGAAGAAATTTTTATAATATAATAGGGGAATTGAATGATATTGTTGCACACGAGTTAGAACATTTATATCAATATTTTAGAGGTGAACACAAATTTAAAAAACAATCAAAGAAATCTTTTAAATATTACACAGAACCACAGGAGGTAGGTGCTCAAAGAATTGGGTTTAGAAGAGTTGCCAAATTAAGAAAATTACCATATAATGATGTAGTTAGAGATTGGTTTGAAACCCATAAAGAAATTCACGGATTAACAGACGATGAAATGGAAAAAGTAATAGAAATTATAATTAATGGATAATAGTGGACAAATAAGAGGTGTTATATCATATCTAACTAAACTAACACACACTATTGATGAATTTAGATTTAAATTTGTTAATGTTAGTATTAATTCTGTAACTAGAAATATGAAATCTCAACCTGAGATTCAATATGATTTAGATATTACCTCAAAAAAATCAGATATTCCTTATATATGGGATTTCTTCCATTGTAAGTCAAAACACATTATTGAAGAGGGTTGTGATATGGTTAGCGTTAGTTTTGGTGAGGTTTTTACTAATCTTAACGACATTTATTATGATGGTGTGAAAATACGTAAATATGGTGGGAATATCCCGGTATCATTTATTCAAAAAATATCTGATGAGATACAACATTTAGGACCAAAACAAATAAAAGGACACTTTTGGTGTGGTGGTGAAAAAAAACAACTAATTTTAAATATTACTTATAAACTTTCAGATGTTTATATTGACGATGGAATAACTACGGATGTTTCAGTTTATTGTCAGCAAGCATTAGTTAACGGGGAACTTTTGGAAAACATTCCTCAAGACCTTGCGGAAACTATTGTTGGATATATGACTGAAAGTGATGACCTTAGAATACCTTTAGATGGTATTGTTTGGGATGAAGTAACTAAATATATGGATTTAGAAGATTGTGAGTTATGGACACATACTTATACATATATTAGGAATATTGGAGATATTGAGATTGATGATTATAATTATGTTAATCAATCAACATTCTCAGGTAAAATGTGTGATTTTATTTCCGGAGATTATTAACCTTTAAATCTTTTGATTAATTTAATTATAATTTCTTTTAAGGTTGAACTTGAAATTGTGATAATTCCGTAGGATAATAATATTGTGACAATTTTATTAACATCCATAATTGAGAATTTACCTTCAGAAATTTGATGAATATAAGGTAATAACGGGATTAAAAACGCAAACCCTAATATATTACTTATTTTAAATAAAGTAATGTTAAGACTTTCCATAAATTCAAAAAACGTTTCATTCAATTCTTGTGTTTTAGAAAGAGTTACTTCAAACTCACGTTCTAAACCTTTATCTGTAATTTTATCTTTAATTCTCTCAATTAATTTTGGACTATTATAGAAGAATGTCGCAATTGCTCCGGTAAGTAATAAACTAATCTCAACATCATTCATAGACGGATATTTCCCTTCAAGGAAATCACCAACAGGTCCCATAAGACCACCGATAGACGCTCCGAATGTTAACAAGGCGGCTTTATCTCCACCCATAATTTCTTTAATTTGAGAGGTAATTAATTTACCCACATCACTATTTCGTTTTAAAATACTACCAAATTCACGTCCAATTGATTCGTTAAGTAACATTCTTTCTTGTGATTCGGTAATTAAAATATTCATTTCCATAATTATAAATACTTTAATTATATTTATTGTTATATAACATTTAAAAAAATATGAATCCAGAATTAAAAAAAGGTGATAGAATAACTCTACTATATATGAGAGATGAAAGTTCTATGTTTCCCGGTGATAGTGGGACAGTAACTAGTGTTGACGTAATCTTTGGTGATAAACAATACGGAGTAAAATGGGATAGTGGAAGTAAATTAGCCTTATTGGCGGATACCGACGCTTGGAAATTAGAAAAAAAACAAATTAAAGAAGATGAATTACAAAAAATGGATGTTCTATATAACAATATTGACGTATTTCGGTTTTTTAAGATGGGGTTTTTATACAAATACTTATTATTAGTTAGAAAGGCTAGTATTGTCAATATGTTTGGTGCGGGGGATTACCTATGGATGGGTAGAGAAAGAATTAAACACGAATTCAAATACAAAGATATCCCCAATGAAGAGGCTTTTGAAGAAATGTTAGATATGGCGGACCAAGCTCAAGCTGAAATGATTAATGGTGTGATTGATTATTTGGAAAGTGAGGGGATTGAAGAAGATATGTCAAGTATTAACAAATACTTAAAAAGATTTGCCACTAAAATAGTTCAGAACTATATGCACATCGGATAATTCAATAAACAAATATATTTATATACAAAACAAACAATATGAACGCATATTTTTTTAAAATGACAAACGAGGAAAGAGATAACATCCTTGACCAACATAAAGAGATTTATGATGGGTATGTAACAAGTTACGTACAACCAGAAAAAGAACAACCATTATATACACAAGACTTTGCTAATGATAAAAAAGGACTTAATGTGAATAATAGAGGTGAAGTATCTGCTTATAGTAATTTAAGAATAAATGAAATGAGACACGATGGTAAATCTACCGGATTATTTTCTGAAGAAGAACCAAAGGAAGGTCACATATCTCCGGGTAGTCAATTTGAACCTGAAGAATCTTTTGAATCTGAAGATAAAGATGATGAATACTATGTTTCATTAGGTGAACAATTAGATATGATTGGTGATGGTGATGATGATTTAGAACACGGAGTATTCGGACACGATGACGAAGATTATTCTGACGACGAATATCTACGTAGAAAATCGGGTGAAGGTAGATATTTTGACGATGAAGATGAATTTATGGATTATGATGGGGATGACGCATCAACTTGGCCGGGAGCTAATTACGGTGACGATGATAATGATGAGTTAGTATTTAACCTTGGTGATAAAATATTTGACGATGAGGATGATATTGATGATGAAGAGGTTGAAGGATTATTTGATAATTTAAGAGAATCGTTAGATATGTTTAAAAGATTTACAAAATATAACTAATATGAAAAAAGTAATTAAATTAAAAGAAAGTGATTTAATTAACATCATAAGACGTGTTATTAAAGAACAAGAGGTGGAAGAAGATAGATTAGATTTTGAAAAAATGTCAGATGAAGAATTACACTCATTACATCCACACATTAAAAAACACCCAAGACATTTTAAAAATTTCTCACCTACATCTGAATATTTAGGTTGGAAAGGTGAAGTGTCTAAAAGAAATATTTATAAGCAAAGAGGAAAATTCCACGACGCATTTGACAAATAAAAATAGATTACGATGGAAATTAAAGATTTAGAATCATTTTATATAAATGAATCGTCTCAAACTTTAGATGTTACATTTAGAATATTATCAGATAATGATGATGAAATTAGAGCTGACCAAATAGATTTATCCGAAACAAAAACATTCGGGTATAATTTTTCAAAAGACGATACCGATGATTTATGGGACGAAGATGACGATGAAGATTATTTTGACACCTACGGTGAAGAATTTGATATGGATGAAGAAGAAATGATATCATTTTTAAATGAGTATTATTTAATATATCCAAATAGATTACCAAATACACAATTATATTAAAAAAAATGAAAAAAATTATTTTAACTATTATTGCAGCTACTATGTTACTTAGTTGTAATTCAAAAACAAAAACAGAAACTGTAGAAGATATTAAATCTGATAAAATTGTTAAGTTACACCAAGGGTCTTTTGCCTTTTGTGGGGCATCAGCGGCGGTTCCTACGGGAAGAAAGATTGTTGTTCAAGGTGTGGTATATGATGAAGGATGTGCAATATGTCCTGTATTAGAAGGTCCATCTCTTTCTAATTTAGCAATGAAAGGTGAAAGTGGAACTTATGGAAAGTTCAATGTGGATAAAAACTTCCAAACACCTGATGGGACTAACAAAACCGTATGGTCTCTATTTTGGTATTATGATTCAAGTACAACTATACCACAATTTAATCCTGAAACTAAAAAGTGGGAATTATTACCACCTGTAAATCGTTCATTTGTAATTAATTTAGATTCTCCAAGTACAAGTGAAAGTAATATGTTCGCAATGCCGGGTGTAATTATTGATACAACTGATACAGGTATTGTGTTAGCTAAAGTATATGGACCACTTAATGAAGCAGCAGTTCCATTACGTAAAGCAGTTCCTGTTAAAAATGGACAGACTTCGGTTACCGCAGCTAAAGAAGGATTCCCTTATCCTGTTGGAACACCAATTCCGGTTGCTGAGTATAGTAAAGAACTTCAGAAAAAAGAAAAATAATAAATAACCCCTCCGTTAAGAGGGGTTTTTTTATGGTCCTACACGAGTTAATTGTAGTGTTACAATCTGATTTGGTCCTGAACTTGAATAAGGCCATAATCCGGTGGTTTGAAGGGTTATACTTTCAACACCATCATCAAGGATTTTAAACGTCCTAACACTCCCGTTAACCTGAAATTGGAGATAACCCAAGTCATATATGTTATTGTGTCCTACAATGGAGTAAAAATACTTTCTTTGCCAAGTTGTTGTTCCTCCACCGGTTTGTATTGGGTAAAATGATATAACACTATAATCTAAATGCCATCTTGTAAACCCTACTTGGATATCATCTAAAGGAAATATATCATATGTGTTAACATAATGTGAACCCGGATTATATATTGTTCCACTTAAGTTTGTGGTATTCTCCGTACTTACCACAGTAATCTTACTAATGACGTATTCACCACTTAACGATAATAATGTTGGTTCTTGATATACTTCACAAGAACTCATTGTTAACAAAGTCAACAATAATAATAGTAATTTCTTCATAGCAGTTTATTTTTACAAATATATTACTTTTTTATTGAATATCAAAATATTTATTACATATGAGAACAGATATTGATTATATTATTTCCTTAATGAAGGAATATACCCCAAAAACTGACGGTGAATTGGGTGAACAGGAATCCGCACCTGCGGCAGGAGGTGGTGGAGGTGGTAACACTAATGCTAGAGGTAGAAAATGGGAAACCGGACTAACAAGAGGTCCGGCTAATATGTTGGGGTTAAAAGGTGAAAAGTGGGGAACCGGATTATCTAGAGGTCACGCAAACCCTGTTCCTTAAGTTATCGTTATAATTACATTGGGGTTTCGTCAAACTTTTTTTCAAATTCGTCAAACATAGGAGTTAGATAATTATCTGCAAATTCACACATACTTAATAATTGTTCTGATGAATAAGATGTTTTATCTGACATATAATATATTTCAACATCTAAAATTATTTCACTATCAATTATTTGTTTCACACTTTTACAAGTTAGAGTTATTACCGATTCATTAATTTTATATTTCATAATCATTTATTTTATTTTACAAAGGTATTATTATTTTTTTTGATTAACAAACTATTTATAATAAAAATTAAATTAAAGATAAAACATAATTATGACCACAACTTACTCAATTAATGAGGGGAACTACGCTCTAAACAGGGTTCTTCTTATGATGCAATACGAATTGGGTAAAACATTGGATGAACAAAAAATACCTACTGATAAGGATATAAAAAAATTTAAAGATAATGAGCGTTACAATAACACTCAAAAATTTGTAGATAATACGGCAGTTTCATTTCGAGGACCTGATGGTAAACAAATATCGACAGCAACATTCCCAAAAGTTAATTTATCTAATGAACAATTAATATCCGGTATTGAAAAAATTTGGGTTAACTGGGACCACGACACCTCCGGTTATGTTGAAATAGGGTTAACAGGTGCTGGGTTTTTATTAGCTCTAACAGGTGTTGGAGCACCTTTAGGAGCGGTCTTAATCGCTGCGGGTACGGCTGTGGGTATTGCTGACGCGATAAAATATTATGATGAAAATAATCCTTACATGGGAACTATGATGTTAGCGTTACAGTTAATACCGGGTGGGGAGTTGGTAGGTATTTTAGCAAAAAATTCTGCGAAATTTGCCAAATATTACCCTAAATTTGTTAAAATTATTGAGAAATTAAGTAAAAATAAAGTAATAACTGATGTTGAAGGTAAAATTTTTGAATGGGGTACTAAACTATTTAATAAACACTTACCTACAATAGCTAAATTACTTAGAAAACATTCGTTTAAAGCATTATCATTAAAATTAAAAAGAGAAAAATCATCAATTGTTTTACGGACAATTGTAAGCCTTTTACATTTTGGATTAAAAAAGACCCCTTCTTTTATAGGAAATTTAATTATTAAGATAGGTAGAGTATCAATTACGGTCGACCAATTATGGACGTTAATGTCAACACCTGACAGTTGGAGAGAAAAAATGAGAGACAAAGGTGAATTTTCTAAAATTTTAGATATGTTATACGATGGAACATTAACTGATTCTGTCAAAGAAGGTTTATGGATTGTATGGCAAAAAATATTAGGTAATGACGTTAATGAAGATATTAATGAGGAGTTAATAAACGAAATGGAATCTCAAATGGATAAATATGATGAAAATTTTGAATTATCAAAAATTCCAATTAGTGATAAGGTCATACCAAATAGATGGGAAAAAATTAATAAAACAAATAACCAACCCGTAAAAACTACATCAGTTACTTTTAACGATGTGATTAAAGGAACTCAAACAATTAAAAAAGGAGATAAAGGGAATGTTGTTAGAGAAATACAAAATATGTTATCTTCAATAGGATATTATTTAGGTGATTCCGGAAAACAAACCAACGGAGTTGATGGAGATTTTGGAACATCAACAGAAACTGTAGTTAAATATTTTCAAATAGAAAATAACTTAAACGAAACTGGTGTGGTTGATAAGATAACCGCTAATAAGTTAAAAGAAAAATATGATGAAAGATAAAAAAATATTAACTGAAATAAATCGTATCAAAGAAATAATGGGTGTTCGTTTATTAACTGAACAACCACAGGTATTTGATAATATACTTACGTCTTTAGTTAAATTATCTAAAGGAGGGTTAAAATCAAAAATTACCAAATTAATGAGTAAACCAAATATAAGTGGTGTTGAATTTAGAAATTTGATTGACGAAATTAAACTTATGAGAAACGTTGATAGTGGTTTAATTACGTTAATTAATAAATTTGAAAAAAGTATTGTAGATAAGGCTTCATCTACTAAGTATTCAAATCACATAACAAAAAGATTATCTGATGGTGCTACCGAATCTGAAATAACAAATGAAATACTATCTGATTTAAACTCGGTTTATGGTGACTTTATTAACGCTAAAATATTAGATGATTTTAAATTAAAACTATCTAAAAAAATTGATACTATACAACAAAAAATTAATCCACCTGAACCAGTACCTCCAACACCACCACCTCCACCAAACCCTAGTCCAATTAATAATAATAGTATTCCTAATATTGAAAAAACTTGGAACGAAGTTACTGATTCAATACCGGATGAAACAATAAATAAAATAAGTGGAAGATATGGGAAACGATGGTCGTCAATATTAGAACGACTAAAAACTACTGTATCGGTACCGTTTAAAACTAGTTTACGATTACAAAATGAAATTATTGAAGATTTTGGTATTTGGAAATTGGCGAAACCAAATGAAAAACCTATTATTAAAAATAAAATTATAGCCAAATTAAAGTCGTTAGAAACTTCTCAAAATAATATTTTAGAGGCTACTAATTCATGGATAGAAAAAGAAATAAGACCTAAAGCGGCGACAGACCCTTTAATTCGTGAATTTTATAACAAAATAAAAAATAAAGAAGGGTGGGGTAAAATAAAAATGTTAGAAAATGTTTATAATTCTATAAACATTGCTATGAAAGATATTTTGGATAATGGAAAAAACTTGAACAAGGCTTATTTAAAAGTTTTAGTTAAACCTGTTACTATACCGATAAATATTATGTCAGCTATCGTCAATAAAATTTGGGGTAAAAATTTAAACATGTTAGGTAAATTAACTCCGGAACAAGTTACGGCTTTTAAAAATTGGTTTTTAACAACAAATCCTGCTGGTGTAAAAGGTGTGAGATTAGCGTTTAAAGATAATGGAATAATAGGGGGTATGACTTATGTAGGTTTCCAAGCGTTATATAGATATCTTTGGGTTTCTACTATGATTGGGATTTTTAGAACTGTAGGGGCTTTAGCAACTGAAGGTATTGATTTAGTTGCTGACACCGAAATGTCTGATAATAAAATACTTAATTTTCTTTTTGGTACTAAAGATTTTGATGAATTAAATAAAAAATTTAAAGAAGACCCTAACAAGTCAGATTATGAATACGCGGAAACTCTATTAGAAATGATGGTTAAACAAAGTGAACCTTTTAGACAATGGGTAGGAATGTGGCCGTTAGGTAAAGTTATTCAAGTAGTTAGGGAGGCAATTAAAGCAACTCAAAATGGTACTCTTGATGAAGAAGTGAAAAAACTTGAAGAAGAAGCTAAAACATCTGAAAAAGAATTAGAGCAAGCGACAGGTAAATCAGTTGAAGAAATTTTAGATAATAAACCAATACCGGCACCGAAAGATAATGATACCATTATAACTCCGGACCAAGAGAAAAAAGCTAACGACTCAAATTATTAATTATGGCATTAGATAGACAACAACTTTATATAAAATTCAAAAATAAAGCTAAAAAGGACGGAAAGGAAACGGAATTCAAATCAAATTATCCTGATATGAATACTTGGGTACGTATTAGATTTAAAAATGAAGAAAATACAGAAATTACTTTTAATAAGTCAAAAACTAATAATATCATTACAAATGATTGGACTATTAAACAATTTTATCAAAAATATGCGTGTGATTTAACTTGGGCAAAATCAACACAATATTGTGGTGGTAGTGGTGAAACTCCTACACCAACAGATTTAGAAACAATTACTAATACAGAGATATTAGATAAAATAAAAACAGGTGGTAAAGAGTTTTGGGATAAAATTAAAATTGGAATTCCGTCAATAATTGTGAGAGCCGGTAAATATGTTTACGATAAAAGTCAAGATTTAGAAAAATGGTGGGAAAAATATAAAAAAGAACATAGTGGTGGCTCAACTAATAATGGTGGTGGTGGAACATCATCATCTACAGATTGGTTAAAAGACCCAACAGGTAGTAAGATGTATGTTTATCAACTTAATAAAGATTGTAAATGGTTGGCTAAAAGAGTTAGTTCAGGAAAAATATTTAATATTAGTGATATTCCAAAATATGATAGTTCAGTTCAAATATTGAATAAGGCTTTCCCTGATTTAATTAAAAATTGTAATTCATCGAGCACTGGTACTACAACAGCCTCCACTGTTATTAATACTGTAGACGCTGACACAACACCTGCGAACTTACCGGAATGGGCAAATTGTTTAAGAGTGATAAAAAATCTTAGTTTATCTAAAGACAGTAAAGGAGAAGAAGTTGTTATAGGACCTTTTGATAAAGATTTAGGTTATTTTTGGAAAGATATGACATTCTTGTATGTTTCTAAAGATGGAACCAAAGTATACGGTAAATGGTCTTGTAAAGATAATGTATTAGTTATTAATACAGACGATGGTGAAGTGTGGATGTCAGGTTCAGGATGGAAAAAAGTTCAAGATAAATCAGAACTTCCGGATAAAAATTTTGACCCAACTTGGGTAGACGGAGATGATTTTTCATCATCAAGTGATGCGACATCCTCAAGTGATAAACAATCTCATCAAATAAAAAATCCTTTTTCATCTATGAAAACAGATTTCCCGGAATTTAAAGGTTTTGATAAAAATAAACCTATTAGTTTAAATCAAAATGAATCAACTATGGATAAATTAGAAAATATAATTAGTGAGGTTAACACTCTTATTACAGAACAAACACAACAAATTATCCAAGCACCTAAGGATGAATTAGATATATTACAAACAAGTCCATTTTTAAAAGATAAAGGGATTTTAACAGCGTTATGTAGAACTAATAACGGGACATCAAAACCGGTTAACGTTAATGGTAAAATCTATTATGCGGCTAAAAAGTCGTTTAAAAAAGGTGATACAACAACCCCATATTATTTAACATATGATGGTATGATTTTAAAGGGTGGTGATTGTAGATTCTCATACGCTTTGAATGATAAGGGAAGTCCAATGAAGATTGCGGGAATGACATTCTTTGATTTAGATTTACAGTATACGGACATCTTAATGAAGTTTGGTATTGACCCTAAAAATTACGATACTGACCCATATTTTTTAATTAATAATATTAGTTTAGATTTAAAAAAACTTGTTGAACAAGGTGCTGTGTCAACAGTATTTAAAAGTTGGAATGATATGTTAAGATATTATCATCCAAATGATTATGCGACTTTTGCTTTAGTTCCTCTTTCAGGTGGGTCATTAAATCCCCCAACTAATAGAGGTCAATTAGCTCAATATATGCCAATTAATGGTAGAAATTATGGTTTAAATTATAACGACAAAGATGTTCAAATTTTATTTCCAAGTAACAAAGCACCGGTAATTTCAGGTGGTGAAAATCAAGAATTTACAAAAGCGGATTGTGATGCAGCAATAATAGGTTATTTATCGGGAGCAATTAGATATCAGACTCGACAAGATAAGAGTGATAACAAAACAATTAATAGTGCTGAAAATAGAGAATTTATTAAAGGTTGTGACGGTTCAGGTGTATACCAAGACCTTGTAATTACTCCTGACCAATTACCAAAGGTTAAAAAAGACAATAAAGTATTTAATTTTTGGAGAGGTGATACTTTAAACATTAAGAATGTATATAAATTATTATCGGGTAAGGATAATAATTTACCGGCAGGTAAGAATCCTTATTTACCGTTTATTATTGATAGAACAAGAAACGAATCTAAAACAAAATTAGATAATTTGATTAAAGAAAATTTACAAAAATTGTCTGAAGAAAAGAATAATAATTTATTATCCGAAACTAAGATTATCCAAACAAGAACTAAAATCTTAACGGAAAATAGAATTCTTAAATTTAAACAACCAAGAGAAAAATTCTTCAATGAAATTATATCGGAGGCTATTTATCTTAAATCTCAAGGTTTTGATAAACAAATTATCAAAGAAGAATTTTGGGGAACGTTAAAAGGATTATTTGGGAAAGAAGGTTCTGAAGCAATATTCAAAACATTCAAAGAATATATGGGTAAATGGTTAGTAGGAAAATTAACGTCAGACAAACCAAATGGTTGGATGGCAACTAGTATTACTAAATCTGTTAATGAGATTCACAATGAGGACCTTGATAAGATTATTGATTGTGAGTTTATTACTAAAAAAGTGTCTCAATCAATCATTACTAACCTTATTGATAAAATAGGTAAAGACAACGAAGTTGGTGGTAGTATATCAAGTGTTGTTAAAAATGGTTTATCAGGTTCAATTGATAAAGAACAGTTGAGAAGAGATATTGAAAAAGGTGTGTCAAAACAAGTTTGTCCTTCATTAGGAGAACTTTCTAAGAAATTAGAAGATAAGGCACACGAAATGAAAACAAAGGCAGTACAAGCCTAATTGTACCTCCGGAGTAGATTCCGGACGGGATTAACCATCTAAAAGAAAGGGGAAAATTCTGTATCTAGCGAAAAGGTGTCATTTGACACCTTTTTGTTTTTTATTTATACTTATAAAAAAAAAGATTATGTGGGTAATAGTAAAAATGATGAAACATCACACCGGAGTTGAGTTACCGGTTATTTTAGTTGATTCTTATTCTGAAATAATGACTTTTGAAACTGAAGAAGAGGCGTTAAAAATAAAAAAGATTTTTGAGGTTAATTCAGATTCGGGTCACAAATATTTAGTAAAAAAACATTAATTGTTTTGGTAGAATAAAAAAAAGTAATATATTTGCCGTATGAAAACATTTGACGATTTAGTATTTAAACCACACGTAATACGTAACGGAGTTCAAGCAAAATTGGACTTAGGGAACGATATTGAAGTTTCTGTGGTTGGTGGTGAGGGATTATATGGGAATGGTGTAACTTCTTTTGAAGTTGCGGCGTTTTACAAAACTCTTGGTAAATTTGTTCCATTTGAAGATGGTGATGATATTTCAGGATGGAACTCAAAAGAAGAAGTAACAAAAATTATTAATAGATTAGAAAATTTATAAATTATGCCAGATTTTAGTGCAGAAATCGATATTGATGCTTGGGATTATATCTCAGCGTGTTCAAACAGAGAGGTTAAAGAGTTAATCGAGGCTCTTGTTGAAGATGGTCATTTAGATTCATTCAACGGACAAGTTAAACCCGCAAATGTACATAATTCCCTATTGGATGATGAATGGAGCGAAACATTAAATAAACTTAGAGATTCAAGACATTTAATGTCTTCCGAAGACGAACAAAGAATTGTTGATGTAGCAAAAAGATTGGTATAGTATGAGAAAATTAATATTATTGATATTTCTTGTAATATCATCAATCTCTTTTTCTCAAGAGAAAAGATATGAATTTGAATCGATTGATGTAAGAACACCGGATGGGTGGGATATAAAAAAAATAAAAGGAGAAGTAGTTTTTTACGAAGACAGAAAAACAAATACAATTTCAATAATTACGGAACATCGTAATAATAAAATGTATGTAAAGTCTAAACAACTGTTTATTAGACAATATAATTTTTTATACACATTAGTTGATGATTACGGTAATGAATCAAGTATTAGGATAGAATTAGAGAATATAAGTGACGATTATGTAGTATTTTACTTCTATTCTGATAGACCAGGTGAGAAGTATTTTAGGTTATGTTTGAAAAAATGTTAAAATAAAATGAGTTTAGAAATTGGTGTAAAATTGTTCTTCACGGTGTTAATAATCATATTTGCTTGGTATCATATTTCAAAATTCTTAAAAAGAAAATAAAAAAATATTTGACTTTTATTAAACTTTTCGTAAGTTTGATATAATTATAGAAAACAAAGGTAGAGATACCACAAAATTTAAAAAAATGAAAAACACTAATAAACATATGAACGTCGTGATTTGGAACCAACAATTTAGTAATTGTTCGTATCCGCGTATCTCGCATACAAGTTCAGATGATTTATCAAGTGATTTAATTTTATACTAAAGATTAAACCAACAATATAAGATAAAGTCCTGAACTCAAAAAGTTCAGGATTTTTTTTTGTTTCATAATAAATGAAATACGAACTGAAATTTCAAAAAAAATGAAACAAAGTTTGGAAGTTAAAAAAAAAGGATTACCTTTGTCCCATCAAAATAAAGGATATGTTATTTGAAATATTGGTAAGAAAAAATGGAAGGGTAAGCCAAGTCGGTCTATGGGTCGCGGTCTTGAAAACCGTTGGGGGTAACACCCGTGTGAGTTCGAGTCTCACCTCTTCCGCGGGTTAGTTAAATAGTTTAATCCACACCCAAAAAAGAATGTCCGGAGCGTGTCCGGGGCGAACGTAATTGTGGTAACCGTTCATTAACTAAAAAATATTTTGCCCCTTCGTATATCGGTTAGTACACATGGTTTTGGTCCATGCGGGGGGAGTTCGATTCTCTCAGGGGTAACAAAGGGTTCGGTGGAACCCCAAGAGTAGGTGATGAGCCTATGTCCACCAAAACGCCGAGTGGTCCGGGACCAGAGACGGTTCATATCTGACTCTAGAATGGCTCAACACCATTACTCGGTACGGATGCACTCAGATTTGTACGTTTGAGGAGTGGGAAGAATTAAAATGTGCAAATTGCCTTGTTGGCGTAACGGAAGCGTATTTGTTTTACATGCAAAGGGAAGTGGTTCGATTCCACTACGAGGTACTAGAATGGGTTCACACTACACTGTAGGGAGTTAGGAAGTGTAATTGGGTAGCAAAAGTCGTTCGGATACGGCAACCTGACTGTAAATCAGGTCTTCACGGGAGTGGTTCGAGTCCACTGTTGCCCACTATGATAATGGTTTTCTCTATATTGGATGTCGACAATTCAATATGGGTTCAAGAATTCATCACCCCCCTGAAAAGGGAATGTGCCGAGGGCCTCGTAAAACTACGATTAAGCACTTAAGATTGGGGCGAGACGGGTACTCCAACATTATTATAATTGGGTCTTTTGTATAGATGGTTCGTACGCTAGTCTGAAGAACTAGAGGATAGGGTTCGATTCCCTGAGGACCCACAAACAAGGTGACGCTACAGTCGTAAGATTCCGGAATCGAGAAGACAAAAAGCCTAAGTGTAAAGATGAGCTCCTACATCCTTGGACTACAACAAGCCATTTTGCGGTGAAAATCGTTGTAGTCAAAAATTGCCTTGTCGTATAAAGGTTATTACGGATGACTGTTAATCATCTTATGGAGGTTCGAGTCCTCCCGGGGCAGCGAGGTTACCTTACACCTCCTATATGGCACTCGGTCCGTTAAGCCGGGGAAGTGAGGTAAAAAAAAATGACTACTATTAAGGAATGATACGAGCCTGCAAAGTTCGAAAATAGTCAGGTGGTAGTCAAAATTGGACTTGTAGCTCAGAGGAAGAGCGGATGGTTGTTAATCATCGGGTCGGGATATCGTAATTCTCCAAGTCCGCAAAACCTTAAATGTGGTATCAGATACTGACAGCTCCTGCTTAAGAAGGGGTGATGGGTGTGAAAGCTGATTGAAAAGGGTACTTCTCAAACCCACATTGATAGGTGATATATGGTGATTGTAGCTGAATTGGTAAAGCGTCTGATTGTGGTTCAGGAGATTGTGGGTTCGAGTCCCACCTTTCACACTTAAATTATGTGTTATGGATGAAGATGGAAAAATTGAAGAATTAGAGGGTCTAATTGTAGATTTAAGATTTGATTTAAAGAAATCCAAAGATAAAGAGTTGATTTACTTGGACATTTTATCCAACATTGATAATTCGTTAAAAGTGTTGTTCAAGAGGGAACAAGAAAATGAGAGATTTAATCTTGGTGATGATGTTAATTACCGAGAATGTATTGAGAATCTAAAGTCGGCGTTGGACGAATATAAACGAGTTTATAAATTACGGTTATGAAAAAGGTATTGGATAATCTTTGAGGTCTGCTAAACAACAGACTCAAGATTATGAGTGTAAACACAAACAGAATGAAACTGAACAACGCGACTTGTTCAAAAGATTACAGATTGATTTGGTTAAAGTTTGAATACTCCCCTTATTGGGATGAGGGTGTTTATTACAGAAAAGGACAATTTTCTCACAAATACAGAGAACATAAAACTTGGAAGTATAACCGAAAAACTCAATGGAAGTAAAATGTGTTGTTCCCGTGAGAGGGGGGTATGAAATACGAGGTAGGTTATATCATCCTACACAACACAGAGGAGTTCTTAACCTCAAAATGGTCAGGTGGCGGAATTGGTAGACGCAAAGGAATGTCTAAGGTTGGTATCATTCATTCTGTCCAATTACAGGTTCGAGACCTGTCCTGACTACAAAATTGTCTCCATCGTTCAACTGGAAAGGACTTATCTTTACGACAGATAGAATAGGGGTTCGAATCCTCTTGGGGACACAAAAGTAGAGACAACGAGGATGATGCGCAAATTCATTAATTAGGTTCGAATCCTAAGCCGGGGGTTTATCCCCCGGCATTGAGACTCTACTTTCATTTGGAGAGTAAAACAATCAGGGTATTGTCACCGCCTGCTAAGCGAGTGGTTCGGTTAAATGGATGGATTTCGAGTATTCTGCTCTCCGCAGAAAATTAAAGATTATGGAAGAAAAAGAGAAAGAAAAATTTTGGTATGAAGCAGGGTCTTTCATAACTAAAAAAGGTATTAAAGTAACTCTTTATTTAGAGGTAAAATAGACATTATGAAAACATTTGAAACAAAAGAATTCTTAAATGAATTAGATAAGATGGGGGTGGTTTATACAATTGATTCTAACCCGAGTCCTGAAAAAATTGAGAGATTAAAGAAAAGTATTGAAAAAAGAGATTTAAGAATTAAACAAATGGTGGAAGATTATAATTCCGGTAAATTTGATGAAGTGATTAAATCGTTATAAAATAATTAGTTCCCCCGTTTGTTCCGTCAAGGGGTATAAAGAGACATCAATCAACGGAACCCCAAATGGAGTCCTTGCCTTAGTAGGATAAAGATGTTATAAACTCAACTAATTAAATTCTAGATGTGGGAAAGTTGGTAATCCGCTACACTTGGACCGTAGAGACCGCTGGTTCGAGTCCAGCCATTTAGACGAAAGGAAACTGTTACTAATTTATTGGACCTCATAGTGGGGGGAATCGTAGAATTAGAAAATTCGGGGTGTGGACTAAAGGCTAGTCGCCTGGTTTGGGACCAGGACATCGAGCAGATTCGATTTCTGCCACCCCGACAATTAATTAATATTATTTACTTTTTTTGAACTTATAGTATATTTATAATATAAATAAGATACATTATGACTACGAGTTTGAAAGAAGATATATTAAAATTAAGGAAAGAAGGTAAAAATTATAATGAGATTTGCGAAATATTAAATTGTTCTAAAGGGACTGTTTCATATCATTGTAATAATAATAGTGTAGGGGGTAACTATGTTAGTAATGTTAGAGAAAAGTTAACAGATGTTGAAATTGAAGAGTTAAACATATATTATAAAGACCATTCAATTGAGGAATGTATAATTAAATTTAATCTTGGCCGGTCAACAGTTATTAAATACACGAAAAACAAATATGTTAAATTAAGTGTAGATGAATTAAGAGATAGGAATTACAATAAAGTTAAAACACATAGACAAAGGTTAAAAGAAAAATCTATTAGTTATAAAGGTGGTTCGTGTGAAAAATGTGGATATAATAGATGTAATTCGGCGTTAGAATTCCATCATTTAGACCCTAATAAAAAAGATTTCGGGATTGGAACATATAGTGTTTTATCTTGGGATAAAATAAAAGAAGAATTAGATAAATGTATTTTATTATGTGCGAATTGTCATAGAGAATTACATTACAATTTACTCGGTCAGTAGCTCAATCAGTAGAGCATTCGCCTGATACGCGAAAGGTAGTAGGAGCGTAGCCTACCTGACCGACAAATGTGGCTCACTGATTTTGATTATTAAGCTCAAATTACTTATATTTTGAGCCAAATAATAGAGTAAAATGAGCCCAATCGCCCCCAAAGCTTTAAGGTGAAGCACGATACTTTTAATATCGGGAAGTTGGTTCGATACCACCTGGGGGTACAAAAAAAATGTTTAACTAATAAATCAAAAGTTGTGAGTAGTGTTACTTGGTCAGTATTTAGTGCTGAATATTTTAGTGAAGTAAAAAAAGAATTAGTGTGGAGAAAACAAACTTTTCTTTATATGGGAGATTTATCCAACGTAGATATGACAACAGATTGGAGATTTAGTGATGTTGAAGGAAAAAGAAGAAAGTGTAAATTTTTAGGGTTAATAGATAATCCGGAATTTCCACTAAAAGGACCAATTAAAACATATAGAAATAATGAATAAGTACGGAAAAACATTGGTTTTGGATTCAAGTTATATGCCAAGGTCTATCATAAACACTGAAAGGGCTTTTGTAATAACTTATAAAGGTAATGCAAGTGTAATTGCCGAACATCCGGAATCATTTAATCTAATCAATCCTGAATTAGATATTAAGAAACCTTCAATCATAAGGGTTTATAAATACGTGAATCAACCAATTCATAAAGTTCCATTAAGTAGAGAGAATGTTTATCGTAGAGATAACTTTGAGTGTGTTTACTGTGGGTGTGATAATCGTAAGACATTGACATTAGACCACGTAATACCCCAATCTAAAGGGGGTAAAGACGCGTGGGACAACTTGGTTACCGCTTGTAGAAGATGTAATGGTGAGAAGTCCAATTTGACTTTGGAAGAGTATGGTAAAGAAATCCCCCAACCAAGACGACCACACTATTTAATGATGATGAAACAAGTTCATTATGTTCCAAAAGAATGGGAAGATTATTTGTTTATTTAAAAAATAGTTATATCTTTGTCAAAAATTAATAGATATGACAATGGAACAAGAAATTTTAGGTTTTACAAATTGGTTATACACTAACAATTGGAAACTAATTGGTGATGGTATGTGTTTGAATCTTGAAACAAAGGAAATTGGTTATATTAACGAACTAATGGTCGAATATGAACTAATTGCCGAATATAAAGAATAGAAATTATGATACCAAAAAATGAAATGGTTGAAGGTTGGTATAAGGGTTTCTGTAGAAACAATTATATGGCTTTTTGGGACGGAGAGAAGTTCCAATACATCCGATATAAGTTCGGGTATCGTTTGGATACCATAGAACATTTTGAAGATGTTAAAGAACAAAGATTAGATGGGTTTGTCCCGGTTGAGAGAATTGAAAGATTAACTCCGGAGGAACAATGGAATGAAAAAAATGAAATAGGATATTAAGATGATAGATAATATAAAAGAAATCAAAGAATTACTGAATTTCTCGGACAAAAACGATTTCTATATGTTATACGTTTTCAAGAGAAAAAAGGACCAACCTGAGGGTGAGAGAGATAATCACCAATCGGTTAGAACAATCAAAACATATTGTATTGACAGCATTGAACATCTTGATAAGAGATACGATGAAATCAAACAATTATGTGAGATGTTCAAGGCAAGAGCTTACATTCACGTTCAGAAACAAAACCATATGGATGTTTCTTTGGAAATGATGATGTCGTTAGCTGAGAGAATTAAAAATGGTGTGAAAAACCAAAAGGGTTTATTTGATTCCGTTGTGGGTCAAATCAAAACACAAGAAAAAAGATGGATTGTAGATATTGATACAACTGACCCTGATTTTTTATATGAAGTTGCGGATTTTATTAAAGACCTTAAACCAGTTGGTTTTAAAGTTGAAAAAGTAATACCTACCAAAAATGGTAGACATTTAATCACATCTCGATTCGATGTTAAAACATTTAGTGAAAAATACCCGGATGTTGATATTCAAAAGAAAAATCCAACATTATTGTATTATCCAAATAGTTTAGATTAAACAACACATAGAAAAACGGACAATAGAGGCGTAAATTGGTTAGTCCACGCCCCGATATAGCATTAGCCTATATTGTGACGACTCTAAACACCCCAAGAAGTGTTATGTTTTGTTGAGTAAGGTAAGAGAAGGTTGAAAGTCCAAAACATACTTATCCCAACTTGGTGGATGTGTTGTTTTTATTAAATGGTCTTGTTGGTCGTGGCGACCGGTTAGTCTGCAAAACTAACAGAGTGAGTTCGATTCTCACCGAGACCTCAAATAACATAATTGTTTAACCACGAAAATGGGCTTGAACAACCGAATGGAAGACGCGTTTCTTACTAGGGAGTAAAATAGAAAATTAGATTCGGAGGCATCCGGGTTGTGTGAAAAAGTAGGGAGCTCCCGGCAGGGACTAAAATAATTGTGTTATTATATACGTCATTGGTGAAATGGTTATCATTTTAGTCTCCAAAACTAAAGTTTCAGATTCGAGTTCTGAATGGCGTGCAAGAAGACGGAGAGTGAGTCAAGGGTAATTCCGTTATGGTTATCCCTCGAGGGTCTCTCCTGAAGAAATATGGATTTTGAAGTACAATTGGACGTGCGACCGGTGTAAGACCGGGAGGATATAGGTTCGAATCCTATCATTATCCCAAGAAACAGACCTATAACTTACGTCAGTGGTAGTGTAGGGGTGAGGTTCGGAGTAATCAACCAAACCAAGAAACCGCCGAGGGTAAACACGAGTATGATGCTTGTCTAGTCCCCTAAGACTGAAATATCGGAGAATCCTCATTGTCTGTTTTTTTAAAATAAAAAGTTTAACAACCGGGGTGTCCATACTCTAAAAAATTAATGGACTAGCGTGTTGATAGGGGTGACCTCCCAATAGTAGCACCGTAGTAATACGGTAAAGGATAGATAAGGACTAGTACGCCGGTGACGAACACGACGAATTCCGGAATTCCCATTGTAGCCCGCTACGACCCGAGGGCGGGGTTGTTAAACTTTTTTCTTTATATTTATCAATATGAAAAACTTTAAATTTTTAATGGATAAACTCAAGGACTATAATTTAGATTCTGAGGATTATGCGGTTTTTGGTTCCGCACCATTAGTAATCACCGGAATGATTAATGATGTTAATGACTTAGACGTAATTATACGTCCATCAAAATGGGAATTTAATGATGAAGGTGAATATAGAACCAAAGATATTGAATTTTTCAATAATTGGCCCGAATACGATATTGATGACTTAATTGATAATCACTCATTCGTTTATAATGGGGTTCGATTCATAAATCCAAAGAAAGTTATTGAATATAAAAAATCCCTTAAAAGGAATAAAGATAAAAATATTTGGGATAATTAAAATAAATCTTACCAATAATTGACTTTTTACAAAACTAACGTATATTTATTAGAAATTACAATAACACAACAAATGCAAACTTTAAACATATTACTTACGATAGCGGGAACTGAGGGTAGAGATACAACTTGGAAGCAGATGGTATGATATATATTTAAGTAAAAAAAATATTCAAAAATCCATCTTCAAAAAAGGTGGATTTTTTTTTGTCTTAAAGTTTGGTATATTGAAATAAAAGATTATCTTTGTAAGGAATTAAAAAACAAGATATGGACGATACAAGAGAAGAGTTGGTTATGGATTACTCACCAATATTAGGAGTAACCTACGGATTAAAAAATGTTTTGGTTGAGGATGATTCAACAGAAAAAGAAGAATAAAAAAAAGATTAAAAAGTTTGGTATAATGAAATAAAGTATTATCTTTGTACCATCAAAATGAAACAAGTTAATTGACATATTGGTAATATAAAACGGCCCTATCATCTATCGGTTAGGATATTTGGTTTTCATCCAAAAAAGTCGGGTTCGACTCCCGGTGGGGCTACAAGGGTTATGAACAACGTGTCCCCTTAATTTCACAATGTTGACAATTCGGAAAGACGAGTAAATGGGTCAGATGACAACGGCAGTTCAACTGATTTGCAATCAGATTGTTTGGGTTCGACTCCCACTGTATCCACAAAAAACAGAAAGACAGAATACGGGAAGTCACTACCCGGGAAACACGGTTCTTTCTCCTTCAATTGTTATAGGATAGTCACCTTTGAATTGAAAATTTTGGTCTATTTGTCTAACGGCTAGGATGCTACCCTGTCACGGTAGAGGCGAGAGTTCGATTCTCTCATAGACCGCAAAACTCAAGATTAATTACCTTGAGAATGGAAGGTTCGAAACTTCCGATTGATTATAGTGTAATGGTGCACACCATCCCCCCAAAACAGGGTTCGAGTCCCTGGAACGTGGGCTTCTCAGGGGAAGGGAGATTAAGGTTCGAATCCTTACTAATCAGCAAATTGCGTTAAAGTGTAAAGGTTGCATCTAAGTCTCATAAGCTTGGGGGGTGGTTCGAGTCCACGTTACGCTACTAAGAATAAACATCGTGGGATAGAGCAGTTGGCAGCTCGTGTGGCTCATAACCATAAGGTCGGAGGTTCGAGTCCTCCTCCCGCTACTAATTTAATAACTAAATCCGTATGGCTACAGTAGCAAAAAGGTCAAGACAACAAAGAGTTCTTGAAATGTTGGAGAAACAATTAAAAAATGGTTTAAAAACCGAAAAAGGAACACGAGATGTGAAGGTTCCATTAACTGATTCTGATAAGAAGAGAATCGTTAAAGAGATTGAGAATCTCAAAACAAAAGTATAAACTTATAAGTTTAAAATTTAAATTTATTTTCAAGGTATAAGTTTAAAATGCGGGTATGGTGTTTAACGGCTAGCACGTGGGCCTTCCAAGTCTGAAGTTTCGGTTCGAATCCGAATATCCGCTCAAAAATAGTGAAAAAGTAATTATATGAAGTAACCTTCGGGGACACTGCCGGAACCCTTTAACACATAGGTAGGTGAAAAGTATGATGAAAGACAACGGCGCACCGGTCAACCATCTGGGAGTAATTACCCATAACGGATGTGGAGATGAAGTCACAGCTCCTTAGGACCGCAATGGTGAAAAATTTGGTCGAACTATTTTAATTTTTATATTCTGTTTGACGTTAGACAGTATGGTGCCCTGGATATCTCGGAAACACAAGTGGGGAAGGAAGTTACTCACCACATACAGAAAACATAGATTCGTATGTCTAACGAAAGGTTAAGTGAAAAGGTCGGCATTCGTTCCAACGTTGCGACAGACTATAATAGGGGAGTGAAGGGGTTTGGGCCTTCACACTTAATTACCAATCTATGTCGGTAACAGAATAAATTGGCTCCATCGTTCAACGGATAGGACATTTCTCTTCTAAGGAAATTATCGGGGTTCGAATCCCTGTGGAGTCACAACAATTGCCTTGGTGGTGGAACGGTAGACACGGAAGTCTTAGGAACTTCATATTGAGGGTTCGATTCCCTCCTGAGGTACAAAATTTACGCATAGAAAGACAAACAAAATACAAGCCACAACAGTTAATGCACTACAATGTATTACAACACTATCAAGAAGTGTTATGTTTGTTGAGTAAGATAAAGAAAAACCTGGACGTGAGTTAGGTATGGATTAAGGTGAGAGTCGTAACCTCCATAGAATTATCCCCATCTTGAGGGATGTGTAAAAATATACATTATCATAACTCGGTGTGATACACCGCCAACTACCTCCTTAAACAACGTGGGAACTGCGGTTCTCCCAATGTGGCCGAAGTGATGATGTAAAAAGAAACAGAGAAAAATCTGGACAGCGAAAGCAGGATAGACCTTGGACAGTTTCTTTTAGTAGTTTAAGAGACAGAGCTGACTTCTACTTTAAAAAAATGCTCTGCGACAGGCTGGTAAAACATAAATGGTGATGTGCTTGTTTTGTACACAAGATAATAGGGTTCGATTCCTTATACCAGCTCAATTTTTTTTATTGTTCGAATCTGACTTTTGACTCTTTTTGTGATATTTATAATAAAGAGAAGTTATGAAAAAATGGACAGAAGAAGAATTTAATTTATCAGTGAATTACATAAATAATGGGTTGACTTATGATGAAATTGCGGAATTCTTAAATAGAACTAAAAAATCGGTTAGAATAAAGTTAAATAAATTTGGTGTTTATGTTAAACCAAAAATTTATACTATTGAAAAAAAATGTATTCATTGTAATAATGATTTTATATCGTTTATTAGTGAAGAAAGAAAATATTGTTCTCAGTCGTGTTCCGCAAAAGAAAATAATAAATTATATGTTAAACGACAAAAAACCGAATTTAATGTAGAAGTTAAAAATCTGAATAAACAAATTAAAAATTGTTTGAATTGTGGGTGTGAAATTAATGATTCAACAAAAACATATTGTAATCAAATTTGTTTTCACGAAAATCGTAAAAAAAATATTTTTAATTTAATCAATAATAATGATACTACATTAAATCCAAGACAATATAAAAAATATCTTATTGAAAAATATGGTAATAAATGTATGGAATGTGGATGGGGTGAAAAAAACCCAAAAAGTAATACAATACCAATTGAGTTAGAACATATCGACGGAAATGGGTCTAACAACACATTAAGTAATTTAAAATTATTATGTCCTAATTGTCATTCTTTAACTCCAACATATAAGGGGGCGAATAAAGGTAATGGAAGACATAATAGAAGAGAAAGATACCAAGATGGTAAAAGTTATTAAAATAGTTAGGTGGCGGAATTGGATAGACGCGGCCCCGTTGAGGGGTTTAACCGGAATTACAGGTTCGAGTCCTGTCCTGACTACAATTGAGATAGAGATACTCAATAGATTTGGCATCGTTTCTTAAACAAAGATGTAGCTGACGCCTCAAACGGTTTTACAGAGGGGGTCTTAGGGTTAATAGGGAGCCTACCAACTCACCTCCTAGTAATGGTTGACTTTTTAAGTGGTAAGACACGTAGGGTTTTTGAATAGGAAAAACTAAGAATATCTACACCAAAATAATCTCATTGGTGGAAAAATGTCCTCGTGGTGAAACGGTAAACACAACGGTTTTAAGCATCGTAAGCTGTAGGTTCGACTCCTACCGGGGATACTAATATTTAATATTATGAAAAACAACCAACCCAACTCCACTTAGTTTTAGCTATTAGCTAAAATTATGACTCAGAAATTGAGAATTTGGAGAGTAGTACCCGTTAGTAACGGTGTTCAGGCTCCCACTTTTTTCGTAGAAACTACGGAAGAAGGACGTGAGAAGGCAGAGGAATCTGCGATTAAACAAGCACGAATTAAATCGGGCTTAGGAAAGTTCAAACAATGGAACTTTAGATTGGAGAAACTCTCTGTGAGGGTTGATAAATTTGGTAGGTATGTGAAACACCACCAATAAGTTGACATATGTTTGTGGGTTCATTAAAAACCCATAATTGGTCTCGTAGCTCAAAGGTGGAGCAGTTCGCTCATAACGAAAAGGATGGGATATCGTGATTCCCCGAGACCACAGCGGATATTTGAGTGTAAGCAAGTACAATATCTATCGTTAGACCCTTACAGGTGATGAACGGTGGTCTTAGGGTCATTCCTAAGTGTAGATACCAGTTAACTCTACATAGAACCTTCAAGGAAACTTGGGGGTTTTTTATTTACAATAAAATAAATCATCCTTATATTTATAACTGAAACCTTGTTGCTGAGGTTCTCGTGTCCACAGAGGCATTTGAGTTGGAATTGATACCAACGAAGAGAAGTTCAATAAACATAAAAAATAAAATAAGGAAATTATGTATTACCAAACAAAAACAGGTACGCCTTGTGCGTATATCTCAAAAGACAGAAAACGTCTTAAACAATTTGGACAAACTGTCTATCTAAACAACGGGGACGAATTCCAATTGGAATTATTCAACCCATCATCAACCACAGTATTAGCGAAAATCAAACTTGACGGAAGTTATATCTCCGGAGGAGGAATTGTTCTTAAACCGGGACAAAGAGTATTTCTTGAGAGATACCTTGACGACGCTTGTAAATTTAAGTTTGAAACTTATGAGGTTGATGGAACATCAAATGAGGTATTGGATGCCATCGCCGGAAATGGGGATGTTGTTATCGACTTCTTTGATGAATATAAACAACCGGTGTGGAACAACCCAATAACTTATGTTGGTGGTTCATTTGGTGGACCAACTCATACATATTATAACAATACAGGTACATTTTCAGGTGGATATGCTCATACAACATTAAGTAATAATGTATCTTTTACGTCATCAAGTAATACTGCGGGAGTTAATTTTAATACTACCTCAATAAGTAATACTTTTGCAGGACCAAACATTAGAAGTAAAAGAGGTATATTAAAATCTAAAGGTAATTCTCGTAGTGAGGTTACTATGGATGGTATGTTATCTATGGACTCAGTAGAAACCGGTAGAGTTGAAAAAGGTGGTTCATCTGACCAATCTTTTAAAACGGTAGATAAAACTTTTAATCATTATACTTGTTCTACATCGATATGGAAGATATTACCGGTGTCACAACAGGTTTTTGAAAAACAGGATTTAAAAGTGTATTGTGTTAACTGTGGAAAAAAAAGAAAAAAAGATTCCGATAAATTTTGTTCTTCTTGTGGGGACAAATTCTAAAAAATAAACAAATAACAAGGTTTCATAAAAAAACCCCTTCTTTTCAGAGGGGGTTTTTGATTTTATATTAATTTTATGGTGTTGTTGGTGTTGGGGTTGGTGTTTCAGTATTAGTAGGTGTTGGAGTTTGAGTTGGAGTCTCGGTAGGTGTTGGTGTTTGCGTCGGAGTCTCAGTTGGTGTTGGGGTTGGGGTTGGGGTTGGACATCCATTAGGGTCGGATGATGTAATTTGTCCAAGTCCTCCCGTAATGTTATACCAGGCAGTTCCGTTAGAATAGTAACCATCAGGAGCAGGAGTTATTAATGATGTGTCAATGTATATATATTCATTAAGATTCGGTCCAATTCCACCTGCAACAGGTGCGTAAACATTAATTGGTGAACCAACATTAGTACAAGCATCAATTGATGTTGCTCCGGTTCCTAAACTATATGTGTAATAACCAAATGTTGCTGTTGGTGTCATTGAAGGTGTTGGAGTTATTGTCGTTGTAGGTGTTGGTGTGATAGTAGGTGTTGGTGTTGGAATTATTGAACATAATGTAAATGGTGATATAGCAAATCCTGTGTTATCTAATTCAACTTCTTGTCCTAAATACGCGTAATATCCTGACATATCAATAGTTGATGGTCCATATACATCATTAAAGAATTCAGTATTCATATCGAAAGTACTATTTTCTCCATAAATAACTATTGGTGTACCGGTAGAACATACTGAATAAATACTAGTGTCAAATAATACATTAAATAAAGTTCTTGTTACAACGGTAGGTGTTGGTGTTTGAGTTGGAGTTTCAGTTTGAGTTGGTGTTTGAGTTGGTGTTGGTGTTTGAGTTGGAGTTTCAGTTTGAGTTGGAGTTGGTGTTTGCGTCGGAGTCTCGGTTGGTGTTGATGTTTGAGTTGGTGTTGGTGTCGGAATATTGTATGTGAAAATATTTGACGTTGTAGGTCCACCATTAATACATTCTTGAGTTATTCTAAAATAAATAATATTTGTTGGGTCTATACCAATATCAAATGGTTCCGGTGTTGAACACTGACCAACTATTGGAACCCAAGTTATAAGGTCTAAAGAGTATGATAAGAATGCTTGAACACAATTAGGTTCTAAATTTACAAAGTTATATTCCCAAGTTGTGCCAGCACTATATGTTACGCTAAGTAATTCTATTCCACATAATGGGAATGTTGGTGTTGGAGTCAATGTCATCGTATTTGTTGGTGTCATTGTAGGTGTTGGAGTTGGTGTTGGGATATTATTTTGAATCTCATTTGAGGTTGTTGGTCCACCAACAATTGATTCTTGTGTTATTCTAAAGATAACACTGTCGTATAATTCTATACCCACATCCCAAGTTGTTGGAGACGTAACACATCCAATGATATTTGTTACCCAATTAAAACCACCATCAAGCGAGTATTCTAAGTATAAATTAGAACAATTACTATCAATGTTTATAAAAGTGTATTCCCAATTATATGCTGATGTATTAACAACACTTGATAATATTATACCATTTAATGGGAATGTTGGAGTTGGAGTTGGAGTCTCAGTTTGCGTCGGAGTCTGTGTTGGAGTCTCAGTTTGCGTCGGAGTCTGTGTTGGAGTCATTGTAGGTGTTTGAGTTGGTGTTTGACTAGGTGTTTGAGACGGAAGTATTGGTGAGTGAGTAGGTGGAAAATCCAATACCTCAATAATATCAACACAAGAAGCTGTCCCTTGATTATTTAAAAATCTTAATGTTCCATCAAAAGCCCAAATATTTTTAACTTGACCAGGAGATAATGAAACTTGGTATTGCCACATACTATCTGACAATGTTTTGTAGTTGAAAAATATTGTGCTTTGACAAATATTTTTTAAAATGTATTTTTTTCCTATCATTTTTATTTGTTTTTATTATATAAATATTTACTTTTTTTAAATAAACATTTTTTATATTAAAAAAAATGATTATCTTTGTGTCAAATTATATGATTATGAAAAGAATTTATTTAGATGACGTAAGAACCCCAACCGGAGATAATTGGATAGTGGTGAGAAATTACGATGAATTTGTTAGTAAAGTTAGTGAGATTGGTTTAGGAAATATTGATATAATTTCCTTGGACCACGATTTGGGTGATACGGCAATGAAAGAATATTTCAATAACGTTTCACCAAATTATACTTTGGATTATAACAATATTGACGAAAAAACCGGATACGATGCTGCTAAGTTTTTAGTTGCATTATTTCACAACACAAATGAAGGTAGATTCAATATGAGTAGAAGTGAAAGAAAAAGAGATAGGTTTGTTTTTCCAATTGTATATGTTCATTCTGCAAACCCAATCGGGAGTGCGAACATTATGGGTTATTTGAACAACTTTTATATGAACGAGGGTCAAGCTCAAACTTGTGTTAGAGTTAAAATTCCTCACGATACAATTGACTAAATTATGAATATATTTTTCTTGGATGAGAATCCGACATTGTCGGCACAATACCACGTAGATAAACACGTAGTTAAAATGATTTTGGAAACGGCTCAGTTATTATGTTCGGTTCATCACGTAACCGACCAACTACCGACCAACTACCGTAGGAGTACCGTAGAAGTACCCTACAAGTTGTCACATAAAAATCACCCTTGTGCGGTGTGGGCTCGTCAGAGTTTATCGAATTACTTATACTTGTGTGAATTGGGGTTGGAGTTAGGAAAAGAATATACTCATAGGTATGGTAAAAGACATAAATCGATTGATGTTATTGAATGGTGTATTGTGAATAAACCAAACATTCCGGATATTGATTTTACTACTCCGGCGATGGCGATGCCGGATGAATATAAAACGGATTCTGTTGTGGAATCTTACAGGAATTATTATATTGGTGCGAAAATTAGTTTGGCATCTTGGAAAAACAGAGAAAAACCATTTTGGTTTGGAAAAAAAGAATTAGATTTGCAATATGATTAAAATAGAAAAAAATAGAAAAGTTTTTGTTACGTCCGACACACATTACGGACACAAAAACATTTGCCGTGGAGTAACGGCTTGGAGATTACCGGATGGTAGTGTCCCGATAGACCAAACGAGAGATTTTGAAACCATAGAACAAATGAATGAGGTAATCATCAGTGGAATCAATAGTGTTGTTGGTGAAGATGATGTGTTGATTCACTTGGGTGATTGGTCCTTTGGTGGGTTTGAAAACATTCAAAAGTTCAGAGATAGAATTATATGTAAAGAGATTCACCTTATATTAGGTAACCACGACCACCACATTCAAAACAACAGAGGTGATTGTCAGGAGTTATTTGCAAGTGTTTCTCGTTCAACGACGATGAGTTACAAATTCAAAACATTTGAATTGTTTCACTACCCGATTGCATCTTGGGAAAACTTAAATAGAGGTGTTATTCACCTTCACGGACACGTTCACTTACCAACAAACTTAAGATTTGGTAAAGGTAAAAAAATGGATGTTGGTATTGACGGTCACCCAACGTTTGGTGTGTACGATATGGACGATATCGTAAGAATGATGGATAAACGTGAGATTGTGTCAGATATGTTATTTGACCACCACACGGATGAGGTTGAAACTGAAGACGGAAAAAAAAGAAAGTAATATGAGAGTTAAACAAACAAAAAAAGATTTATTCGTATGTTCTTGTCATAGTACAGAACATCAAATGGTTGTGTTATACGCTGAAGATGAAATTAACGGTATGACATATCCAATGGTTTACATTCATACACATCTTAATAAAAGACCATTTTGGCAAAGAGTTGGTTATGGGTTAAAATATATTTTTGGTTATCAATCAAGATACGGGGCTTTTGATGAGTTTATTGTAAATTCGGATGATGTTGAAGGTATTGAAAAAATTGTTAAACATCTAAAAGAATGTGAAGTATAATGAAATATTTAATATTAATTTTGATTGTGTTTATTCTATCATCTTGTAGTGTTGAACAGAGAATAAAAGACCATTCTTACACTAATGAATGGTATTATATTGATACTATGAGGTTTCAAGTATATAAAACAAAATCAGGTAAAAAATACATTATTGTGTTAAATGAAAAACAAACAAAATTTAAAAGACAGTATATTAAGTTATGAAAGAGTTATTTTTATTGAGGGGATTACCCGGGAGTGGTAAATCAACATTGGCAAAAATGTTAGTTGGTGATAAAGATTATTGCCATAAAGAGGCGGATATGTATTTTGTCGATGGGGATGGTAACTATAAGTTTGATGTTACATCATTGAGAGATGCTCACGCTTGGTGTCAAGAAGAGGTTGAGTTTCTTATGAAATACGAACATAAAGTTGTGGTATCAAATACATTCACCCAAGAGTGGGAAATGTTACCTTATTATGACTTGGCTAAAAAATACGGATATAGAGTTCATTCACTTATTGTAGAAAATAGACACGGAGGAGTTAATGAACACGGAGTTCCGGAAGATAAATTGGAAATAATGAAAAATCGTTTTGAGGTAAAACTTTAATTCCATATCTTTGTCCCATAAAATTATTTAATTATGGAAAATATCTTTAAAGTTGCCAAATACGAAAAAACTGAGACCGGATTCAATCGTAATGGATATGATGAGTATGTTATTACTTATGGTAAGGCGAGAAAGGTTCATTTACTTAGATTGATTATCAACGGACAATACACTGACCATACAATAAATCTAATTGATGGGAATAGTGGTTATAAGAAAACTATTCTCACAGCTATTAGTGATTACAAAAATGGTAGATTAAAAGGTGACCCGACTCAGATTGTAAAGAAAACAATTACTTTTAGTGAGATAGTTCAAATTTACAGTAAACCAATTGTCAGTAATGTTAAGAATTATTTATTGGGGATTAACAAAGAAGAAAGAAGAGACACATTAACAAAATTTGAATTGATATGAGTGGAGGAGCATTTGATTACAACCAATATAAGATTGGTTACATCGCAGACCAAATAGATGAGGTTATTGTGAAGAATGGTTTAGAGAAAACACCTGAAGAATTAAAACAAGAAGGTTGGAGAGACCCTGAGTGGTATACAAAATACCCTGAAGATAAATTCCATTACCAATATCCGGATGAGGTTATTGAGAAGATGAAAGAGGCGGTTAAAGCACTTCATATCGCTCAAGAATACGCTCAACGAGTAGATTGGTTATTATCAGGTGATGATGGTGAAGAATCGTTTTTAAGTAGATTAGATGAGAATTTAAAAAAAATTGGATAAAATTATGCCTGATTATCTATTAAGTAGTTTTAACCATTATTCTAAAAGATTACAAGAAAGGTTTGAAGAACAAATTACATATGAAGAATATCTAAATAAATGTGTGTTTAAGTTAACGACCCCATCTAAGAAAATTAAAAGAAAACAAAAAGGGTTAAGATATCAATTTGGTGATAGAGTTAAAGTCTATATTAGTGATGGTAAATTTGAATACCCAATAACCATCTATCGTTTGGATAGAATTAATAAAAGTAGAATTTATAAAATTTTTGAATAAAATTATGTTAGAAAAACTAAACAAATATTACGAAGACGGATTACTTTACAAACAAGTACATCCATCACTTCCATTAACCATATGGAATTATACTGAAAAAGTTCAGTACGAGAACCTGTGGGATGAGGTGACTTTGATGTGTAGAGGTTTAGTTACCGACGACACCGGAGATATAGTCGCAACTCCATTCCAAAAGTTCTTCAATATAGAAGAAGGAAAATTTGAACCAACTGAAAACTTTGAAGTATTTGAAAAAATGGACGGTTCATTGGGAATTGTATTTTGGTACCGAGGACAATGGGTGGTTGCCACTCGTGGTTCATTCACCTCTGACCAAGCAATCAAAGCGAGAGAAATCTTAAGAAAATACAATACCGACATAATGTTCAGACATCTGACTTTCTGTTTTGAAATCATCTATCCGGAGAACAGAATTGTTTTGGATTATGGAGATGATGAAAAATTGGTCCTATTGGGAACCTTTGATAAAAATGGTAAAGAGATAGATGCGGAAATGTGGTCTCAATGGGGATTTGATGTAGTTAAAAAATACGATGGTATCAAAGATTTTAAAGAACTTAAATCTATGGTAAAAGATAACCAAGAAGGGTTTGTTGTGAAGTTCTCTAATGGGGATAGAGTCAAAGTAAAAGGTGTTGAGTATCTTCGTCTTCATAAGATAATGACTAACGTTACCACAACCGGTGTTTGGGAGTATTTAAAAAATGGTGAAGATGTTATGGAAATATTAAAAGATGTCCCTGATGAATTCTATAACAAAATTAAATCTTATGTCCAACATTTAAAATACGGTTATTTTCAAATATCTGAGGATGCTGGTAAAAAATTTGATGGTATGATGTATGGTAAATACAATGATAAAGAACCTATAGAAGATAGAAAAGAGTTTGCTGAGTGGGTGTTAACCCAACCAAAACATATGTCAGGGATTCTATTTAGGATGTTTGATAAAAAAGACTACTCTGAAATCATATGGAATCTAATGAGACCGGAATTCAAAAAATTGTAACAAAGTGAGGGTAACACCTCACTTTTTTTATTTATTCACTATTTATAAGTTATATAAAAACATAAAATAAAGTTATGAGTGTATCAATAATAGTAGCGTTTATCACGGGGGTGTTAGGACCTCTTCTAGTATTATTTATTAAGAATAGATTAGATAAAAAGTCAGAAAAACCTGATATGGTGTTGGAAACGTTAAAAGTTAGTGAACTTATAATGTCAAAAATTGAACATATTAAAGAGGAATTTAAGGCTGAACGAGTTTGGGTTGCTCAATTTCACAATGGTGGAAATTTCTATCCAACAGGAAAATCAATGGCAAAATTTAGTATAATTTATGAATCCGTTAGTTCTAATGTATCATCAATTCAAAGTAATTTTCATAACATACCCGTTAATTTGTTTAGTAAATCAATTAATCAATTACTACTTAATGACACTATTGAAATTTCAGATTTTAAAGATGAGACAATTGCAACATACGGATTAAAATATATTGCAGATGATACCGGATGTAAATCCGCATATCTATTTGGAATTAAATCTATTGAAGGAAAATTTATAGGAATATTAGGGATTGATTACACTAAAAGAAAAACTAAATTAGAAGATGAATCCGTAAATAATTTATTAATACAGGCAACATCAATTGGGGGTGTTTTAATGACCCACTTATCACAATAATATGAAAAAATTAATAACAATTATAGAAGAGGTTGGTAGTGTTGATAAATCATCATACCCAAAAATAAAATTTGAAGGAACCACAGCATCTGATAAAATAAATTTATCGTTATTATCAGATATTAATTCAGCTGCCAACGCGGCGGATATTACTGTTTCTATCGGTACGGCTGTTACAGGACATAAAGAAGTAACTAGTTCCGGTAATGTTAGTAGACACACTACAGGAGAGGCTGTAGACATTTCTAGAGTAAATGGTTTGGGTTGGAATAGTAAATCTGATGCAGAATCTAAAAAAATATTAGGGGGTATTGAAAGTTTTGTAACTAATTTAAAAAATGCCGGATATACCGTGAATAGCGAATCTGGTAATCCTAAGGCAGTTTTATATTTTGGATTTCCACAACACGATGACCACATTCATATCTCAAATAAAGTAGGTAGTCCAGCGGCTGAGGTAACCCCGGAAAAACCCGCAGCGCCAACAAGTGCCGAGGAATATGCTACAGACACTTTAATAAATGCTCTTAGTGGAGCCTTTAAACCATTGTTAGGTTTAAATGAGAGTAAACAAAAACGAATAATTCTCAATATTGAAAAAATTAAGAATTTATTAAAATAAAAAAACCCCTCCGAAGAGGGGTTTTTTGTTTTACTTCACTTGAGTAGTGTCTACTTTGGTAGTGTCTACGGCTGTTGTATCTACTGATACTGAATCAACCGCTGTTGTATCAACTGTAGTTGTTGATTCCTCTGTGTTTACTTGTTTACAAGATGTTACCGTCAATGTTCCGATAATTGCTAAAGCTAATAATACTTTTTTCATAATACTTTTGTTTTAATTAAATTTAAGTTCGTTAAATAAATAGGTTATTAAAATTGATAAATCAAGTTTCATACCAAAAAAATTTACTTAATCGTTGTAGTAAAATTTTTTTTGAAAAAAACTGAAATAATGTTTGGTAGTCTCGAATTAAGGCTTATCTTTGTATCGGATTTAAAACTAATCATTATGGCTAAAGAGAAATTGTATAGAAGTGTTAACGGAGAGTATTTATATTTGTTCAATTGGATAGGTGGTGGATTCAATGACGTGTGGGCACCAAGTAAAAGAGAGGCTTACGCTAAGGTGGTGAGAGAAAACAAAGAACACGAGAAGAAATATCCAACACACGTTAAGTTGAGACCGGATTATAAGACAATGAGAAAATGCACTTATAGTGAGTATCAAGCACAAAACCGAATGGGTTGGATGATGAGTATGTAATTATGGAAAGTCACACACAACATAGTATAGATTCATATAAACGTTTATTCTTAGATAAGAATGAATACCTTTGGGAGAGTGAACACAGTAAAGATTTTCTTAAATTCCAAGTTATAAACCTTGGTAGTTCGATTAGAGATAAGATACTTGTCTCCGTTAAAATATTGGATTATCGTTGGGATGGTATTAGTAAGAAACTTTTAGATAGTACCGGTGTAATGGTGATTACCCGTTTAATGAAGAAATCACTAAATTTTGATTTTTCAATATGTTCGATTAGAGATTTTGATTTTTACATAATTAATGAGAGTAAATTTCGTTTACCGGAGAAAAAAAAATCATATAATCCGGAATTTAAGATTTACACCGGAAGAGGGGGATTTGACACTTTAAGAGAATCTTCGTATCTTTTTAGTGATGATACAAGCGATTTATTGAAGTCATATGAAATGGCGTTGGGGGTTAGTAGACGTAAATAAAAACTACTTGAGTAAGTGGGAGTGGTCAATCAACAACCCAAAGAAGTTTCAGGTAAAACTATATTTAAAACGGGACGGGCGAGCCTATTATAGAGTAAGTAGCAAGTTAGTGTTTTTTAGGGAGATTGAGTCAGTTTTTAACATTAACGAAAATAGTCAGGTGGCGTAGTGGTAACGCATCACCCTCCAGGTTGAGATAACAGCTAATGGCACTCTGTATGATAAAGAAGTTACAGGTTCGAGTCCTGTCCTGACTACTAAAAATATAAGATATGGGTTGGTTTATTACATTGGGTTTAGTTGTTATGATTTGGATGATTATAATTGCAATGGTAGATAAAGATTAAAAGTACAATTAGGATAAAAAAATAAAAAATTATGGTAATAATGTTAATACAGTTTGGTTTAATGGGATTAAACCTTTATGGAGCGAAAACACAACAAGAAAATGGTAGAAATCCCGGATTCAGTTATTTCGTCTCAGGAATATGTTGTATGGGTGGAATTATACAGTTAATAAAATTATTAATGTAATGAAGAAAGTATTATTAACCGTATCGTTATTATTAGCGTTAAATTCAACATATTCTCAAAGTAGAAAAGTGGTGGTTGATAAATGTATTAATAAATCAGAGATACACGGACCAACCGGTGTTATATGTTCTAATTTAATTAGGGATAAATGGTTTACACTAATACCTAATTACAGATTAGATGGTGGTAGATTAAGTATGTCCGGATTCTTAGTGATAAAACTAAACATCGGTTCAATGAGTAAAGAAGACCAATTATTTTTCTCTTTCAAAGATGGTACTAAACTAAGATTGGAATCCGGAGGAAGTCTTACATTAGATAATAGTGTGTTATTTACTTTAACTGATTTAGAGTTTGCAATTTTAAAGGAAAAAGAAATTGACACTGTTAGGTATATTAATGGTAACGATTTTAGTTCTTTTCAATATACTATGGTTGGTGATGAAGAACGTAATTATTATACAAACTTATTTAATAACTATTACATCCGAGAGGTTCATTGTGAATAAATAAAAAAAAGTAAAAAAAAGTTTGACAGATTAAAATAAAAGTATTATCTTTGTAGAAGAAAATAAATAAATTATGGTAGGGTGTTTTATAGGTTTAGCTATAGTCTTTGTGTTTTTCGTAATTAAAATTAATGATTCAGAATAAAGATAAAAATAAGTTTCTTGAAAAAATAGGTGGACGTTGTGTCGAGGATTCAAATCCCTCCGGTCTTAACCCCGTAGCTCAGATGGTAGAGCATACGTCCACTAAAATATATTCTAATTAACGACTTAGGTTCAATCGGTCGTTATGGTATGTGAGGAAAATGAGATTGTGTATGACCCGTAACCAGTTCGGGAGGTAGCCCTTCGCATCTAACGTGTTACTGAAAAATGTAACCGCCATAACAAGTTAGGATTATATGACATTGTAGCTCAGTGGGAGATTCATCTTCCTTGGTAGAGCAGGAGTCCCGAAAGTCTCTGTGCCACAGGTTCGAACCCTGTCGGTGTCACAAAATGTGTGGTGTAGTGTCGTTGGTTCGATTCCAACAACCGTAATCGTAATGACCAAGGTTTAACTGCAGTGGTAGAGTATACACACACATATTTTATTCTGTGATAAGATAGCAGATAGACCTATTACAGCAGACTATCCCGACGGGAGTGCGAGTTTTAGGTAGAATAGAATGGGTGACCTACGAATGAGTAAATCTTAAGGTCTTATCACAGATTTAAAAAAAAAGTTTGACAATTCAAATAAGTTTACTTACCTTTGTTAAACATTTGAGAAACAGGTTGACCGGAGTCATAAAACGTTGTATAGTTTCCTCTTCTCAAAAAAAAATAAAAAAAATTACAAAAGTGTTTGACAAATGAAAAAAATCACTTACCTTTGTAAAACAAATGAGGAAAACCTCAAGACGTTCTTAGAAATTTTAGATTATCCTTTACCCACTTTGGTGGAGTAAAAAACGATAATAGGTGGCTTATCATCTTTAAATAATCCCGGAAACGGGGATAAAATGAAATCATTAGTGTTAGTGATTTTGTGGTTTGGGAAACTGAACTCGAGTAAGCAAGTGGGATATTAGTAGTCCTGTAGTACCGAGGATAACTTCGTAGGGAAATGGAATACTAACTTGGCAATGTGGATTGTCCGGTTGAGGTGGGAACACCAATAAGAATAACCCATAGGAACCAAGTAAGAAACATATTTCCAAATATGTGATTGCGGGTCCCAAAATTAGAGTTGGGTTAAAACCGAAAGGTAAGATAAAGAACGAGTGGTGTCGATTTTATCCCTATCAAACATCTACCAAGATGTTGATATGAACTACACTTGAAATTTCGTAATGGGGACATTACACGGAGGAGGTTAGTATTTTGTTGTCCAAAAGATAACGGAGCTTACGACAGACCCCTTCTTCGACACATCCACAACACGTTAACTATTTTCAATATGGTGAAAAACTAAACAGAAAAAAGCAAAAGCGTCTGTCAGTCGTAGATGACAAGGTGACTACTTAGTTATGGGCTGTCCATAGCACACAGAGACCGCAAGTTGATGTGTATTCTTACCAAAAACCTCTAATCCCGCAAGGATTAATCAGTTCGCAAGATTGAGGAGAGTGGAGTAATAAGAGAGTAATTTACGACTCGAGGAGTGATTGGTCTAACCAATCGTCACTGAGGATTACATCCCAAAAGGATGTGGATATAAAGGGAACTAATAATCCTTTTAAAGATTCTCAATAATAGGTTTAATCTCAACCTAATTAGCCAAAAGGTGTTACAGAAATGTGACACCTTTTTTTGTTTATATCAATTTTTATATTATCTTTGTCGTATGAAAAAATCAATTAACATCGTCAATAAGAAAGCCAAATTTGAGTATTCATTCTTAGAAACCCTAATTGTGGGAATCAAACTAGTTGGTTCTGAGGTTAAGTCCATCCGTCAGGGAAAGGTGTCCATATCTGAAGGGTATTGTTATTTTAATGATGGGGAGTTGTTTATAAAGGGGATGAATATCTCTGATTACGGTTACGGGTCCTTCCACGAGACTGTTAAGGATAGAAAACTATTACTTAAACGAAAAGAACTTAATAAGTTGGAGCGTGAGTTAATTAACGGGACAACCATCATTCCTTATCGTGTTTTCCTAAATGATACCGGATTGGTTAAGATGGAGATTGCTCTTGCCAAAGGGAAGAAACTCCACGATAAACGAGACAGTATTAAATCCCGGGACATTGAGAGAGATATGAAGAGAGATTTAAAATAATCTGTGTATTTATAGTAAAAACTAATAATATGAAAAATTTGTTAAAAACCATTTCTCAAGAAGAAAAAAGTAGAATCCTTGAAATGCACTCATTTAAAAAAAATACGATTATAGAATCTGATGAAGAACCAAAAACAAAAAGAAAGGTTGCTGAAAAATGGAATGAGATTACCGATACACTATTTTTCACTAGTTTCATTCGTAGATATTCAAGTGAGAAAAAATTAAAAGAAAAATATGAAGGAAAAGATATGATGGAAGGATTGGAAAAAGAATTTGAAAAATTTTTCCCCGGAGAAGATTATCTACACGACTTCTTCAAAGAATTGAGAAGAGTTGATTGGTAAGAAAGAACATATGTAAAAAGAGGTATTTAATTACCTCTTTTTTTTGTTTATATTTATACCATCAGTTCAATAATAAACAAATAAAAAAAGAAATTATGGTAGATTTAACATCGTTCATTATGGGTATAGGTTTGGTTCTCGGGGTACTGGGAGTTGGGGTTGTGGTTATGATGTACATTCAAATTAAAAGATTAAAAAATAAATGCGCTCAATTAGAGTTAGTTCAAGGACATATATTTGATGAGATGAACAGAAGAGACGAATCTCTTAATCGTCGTATTGATGGTGAGATTGGTAGGACAGATAAAATATATGAAGAAACTAATCGATACGTCAATGGAAGAATTGATAATGTATACAAAGACATTGAAGAGGTATACAGAAATATGGATTCAAGATTAGATAAATTAACAAATAAATTAAATCCAACAAAAAAGGATTTATTACAGGATTAAAAAATAAACATTTGAACTGATAATAAAAAAACCCATCGTATGATGGGTTTTTCTTTTGGTGGAAGTGCGGAGACTCGAACTCCGGTGTTACTTGTATTACCTATTAAGGACTACACGTTTAGGATATTGTTTAAGCTAACAATCCAAAATTTCACAATTCCCTTATTTTTAGAGTGGTTCGGTTTACTGAGAACTAATCCTCCACTTGTACCTTTTCGGATAGGTACCACACCTTTGTAGGGACTTCTGTTGCTAGGTTATATGTCCACCGACCCCAATGTGAGTGTGCTTACGCTACGTTCACAAGCTCGTCTTGACGTACAAGACCTACTAGAGCCATTTTGTTTAAAACGTTTCCGTCTAAATTGTTGTACCCATAGATTTAAGTGATAGAGAACATCTCACTACGTGCCCCGAATAACTATTACGAATAGTCAATTCCGTGTCACTCCCATATTTTGATACCACAAAGATAATACATTTTTGGATAAATCCAAATAAAATTATATTTATTATTAAAATAAATATCAATGCCTAATACAAACGACTCTCACGGGGAATCTAAAATAATATTTGAAGACGAAGATTGGTTAATTGTAGAACCTATGGACTACGATTCCTATTTATATTATGCTCCGGACAATACAAGATTAATGTGGAAAGATGTTAGGAATGGACAACTATTTTGTATTGTAGATAAGGAGAATAACGCCGGTCTTGGAGGAGGATTTAGAACTTATATAATTTTCAAAGACGAAGATAATAAAATCTCATATTATAATTGGAATAGTAAACCATTTTCAAAGAGTACTTTTCTTGAGGCAATACCTGAGGATATTAAACCACAAGTTGTAGAAGTTATTGGTGTTGGTAAAATGTATGATTTATTAACTAGAATTGTTAACGGAGAACCGGTTAGTTCTCGTTGGATGGAAAATGTTGATGAGTCAGTTTATGATTTTAAATACACCCCAAAGGCACCATTTAAAAGTAAAATAGTGTTGAAGTTTGATGACGACGAATATATTAAACTATTTGACCCAAGCGATGACGATATGTGGTACTACAACGTAATTACATCATACTATGATTCATATGAATGGGACGATGGTTACCAAGCTACCGAGGATTTTGGGGAGGGTTATTTTTTTAGTTACTTTAACGGTGATAACCTTAAAAAAATAAAAGAAATCCTTTCAATTATTGAACCTAGTTCAGTCCCGTTGGAAACGGATGAACAAAAATCAGATGCTGGTAAAAAATTACTTGATATGTTTGGAAATGAAATTGATAGCATCATCTCGGATTATACTAGCGAACAAAATCAATGTAAAACCAAAGGGTTTAACACAATGATAAAAAATGATTTTTGTAACGCATTTGACAATTACGGTATTTTTACAAAATATTGTCTTACAGAATATTTTACAAGTGTTGGTATGTTATTATCTCTATACGATACGATGGGTGATAAAACATTAACTATAAGTGAATTATTGTTTAGAATAGGTTCAGAGATGCAGATTGCTGGTTGGAGTGAATATATTTATGAAGTTGATTGTGAGGATTTTGACCAAGAATCATTTGATTCATATACATCAACTAACTTAGATAAAATTATTGAAAAACTTGAAGATGAATCTCAATATGAAGATATTCACGCATATGGTGACATATACAGAAGACTTGATGCTAAGTTTAAAGTAAATAACCGATATAAAACTAAATCCGGAAGAGAATTTTTCTACAGAGGGATTAACGTAAGAAATAACAGAATACTTATTGATGTCTTTAAAAAAGACAATGGTGGGATGGAAAGTAGAAGTTATGATGAACAAGAATTTGAGAACTTCTTGGTCTCTCCCGATTTATTTGAAGGGTTCATTAGAATAAATTAAAATAATTCTTTGTTATTTAATTATTTTTTCTATCTTTGCTGAATGGAAAGAAATTATCAATTATTAAAAGACGTTTTGTCGGTTCCGACAGTAACATATCAAGAAGACCGTATGGTGGAATTTATAACCAATTGGTTAGAAGAAAATGGAATTCCCTTCAATGTGGATGAACATAACAACATTTATGCAATAAAACAAACAGATGAGTTTGTGGATTACTTCCCCTGTGTAATTGCTCACACTGATACAGTTCATAATATTGACACGATTAATATTCGTGAGGAAATGTTACAAAATAGTCAGTATGAAATCAAACCGGCTTTAAAAGCTTATAACGATTTGGGTAACCCAACCGGAATTGGTGGTGATGACAAATGTGGTGTTTATGCGTGTTTAGAACTATTAAAAGAATTACCAAATCTGAAAGCCGCGTTCTTTGTATCTGAAGAAACCGGATGTCACGGGTCCAAGAAAGCCGACCCAAACTTCTTTATGAATGTTGGTTATGGTATTCAGTTTGATGCTCCGGGAAATACAATGGTTACAGAAATTTGTATGGGAACAAGATTGTTTGATAGAGACAGTGAGTTTTTTGAAACTTGTAACGGTGTATTAAATGAGAGTTTCAATGGACGACAAGAATACTTCTCAAACCCTTATACCGATGTTTACGCATTAAAGAACTCTTTTGACTTCGCCTGTATCAATTTTGCGATAGGTTATTACGACTATCACACAAGAAATGAGTATGTGGTTATCGAGGATGTTTATAATGGAATTGAGACGGGTAAAAAGATGATTCAAGAATTGGGGAATAAAAAATACCAATATAAAGTAGAATCAAAATTTAAAATGTTTTAAGAGACTTCGGTCTCTTTTTTTTTTATATGATATTTATAAATAAAATATTTTATGAAAAAACTATATTTCTTAAATGAAGAAGAAAAAAATAGAATTTTAAATCTTCACGAAAGTGCCACAAAACGACAATATTTAAGTGAGCAAATTCCATTTGGACCTCAAATACCACCAAACCCATATAAGACAGCCCTTGATAATATGAAAGGTAATGCGAATTGGGAAGGAAAATATTCTTGTGTTCCTAGCCAAGGGGTTAAACCAACCAAATTAAAAGATGGGTCAACTATGTATATTATTAATGGTGTAAAATACTATAGTAATGGTAGAAAAAAAATGGCTGACGGTAAAATGTTAAATTATGCTTGTGAGACGGAATTTATTAAAGAAGGTGAACGACAAACAAATATTACAAAAGTTTATTGTAGTGTTAAAAATGGGATGATAACAACCGGAAGTCTTAAAAATTCACCATGGAACGACTATGTTAAATCTTTTAAAATAACTAGTCAAGAAATAGAAACGGCTAAAAAATCTTGTCCTAAAACTAATAAAACTAAACAAAGTTCTGGTAATAGACAACAAATTATTTCTCAAACAGAAAATAACACAAAGGCAATTCAGAAATTATTAAAGTTACCTGAAACGGGGATTATGGATACAACATTATTACAAAAAATTAATGAAGTGTTAAATGGTGGGGGACAACAAGCTCAACCAAGACCTCAAGTTGAACCAATCCAACAACTGACTCCGGCAGGTGTTAAAACACAACAATTAACAACTATGTCTCCGGAACAATTAACCGCAGGGTTGCAACAAATGCAACAAAAAGCTGCCGCTGCAACCGCAGGATTAAAACGATAATATATAAAGATGAAAAAAGTTATATTAGAAGAAATTGAAAATATGAAATACCTTTTGGGGTATAAAAGAGGTGTTGTTATTTCTGAACAAGAAGAAAAAAATGATTTGATTGATAAATACTCAACTAAATCAATATCAAATTCTATCGATTCAGGTGATTACTCAAATCTTGACCCAAGAGTTGCTGATGCAATTAAACAATCTCAGAATATGGTTGGTGGACAATCTATTTTACCTAACTCAACTTCAGGAACTACGTCAGGAACTACGTCAGGAACTACTTCAGGAACTACGTCAGGAGCAACAACTCCGGCACCATCAACCCCTGCAACACCAATAAAAATCGGTGTAAAATATCCATCAATAATGGAATTACAAAATTCATTAAATACTAAATTTCAATCAGGATTAACTCCGGATGGTATGTATGGACCTAAAACCTCATCAAGTATTTTAGCAGCATTAACAAAAACATCAACAACAACCACCGCAAATACGACACCGGTAAATACTGTTGTTGGTGGTGACGCATCATCTGAAGCGATTAAAAAAACCGCTGAGGCAAATGCTTCAATATCTAAAGGTGTTGTTGCTAATGCACCAAAACCGGCAGCAAATTCTAATTTTGCTGAAGTAGACGGTGGTGATTTTACATAAAATATAAACAATAAAAAATAAAAAAAATGAAAAATTTATTCAACAGTATTTCTCAAGAAGAAAAAAATAGAATACTTGAGATGCACTCAGGTAAAAAAAATGTAATATCTGAACAATCTGAACACGGAAAAGGGGCGATTATTCCTGAACCTAAAAAAAATAAAGTTGCAACACCACAGATGTTAGATAAAGTTTTAAAAAAACTTAATTATGATATTGAAACAGGGGGTTCTAAATTAAAATTTATGAAAAATATACCTGAAAAAAAATTAACTTTATTTGTTACTTTTACTCCGGAATATGCGATTGTTAATAAGAAAAAAGATAAAGAACCAACTCAAACAGGAACTGATGGTAAAATTCACGGAATGGGATTAGCGATTCCAGCTGAAAAGTTTCCTTTATTGTTGAAACCTAATACTCTAAAAGAATTTGAAAAATTTCTTATGAGTTGTGAAAAATAATAAAAAAAAGAGGACTATTTGTCCTCTTTTTTCTTTCTACTCTTTTTTACCTCTTCCGGTTTAACTACCACTTCTTTCTCTACGGAGATAAGGGTGTATGGAACACCCTCCACCATATTTCCTTTGATAATCTCTTCGGACACAAAATCCTCAATTTTATCTTGGATTGCTCTTTTGATTGGTCTAGCCCCGTAGGTCTCATCAAATCCAACTTCAGATATTAGTTCTAAAATAGTTTCATCAAATGTGATGTCATATTTCAACCCAACTAGTCTGTTGGATAATTTATCCAATTCCAATTTAACAATTTTCTTAACGTCTTCCTTAACCAAAGAATTAAAGATAACTACCTCATCAATTCTGTTTAAGAATTCCGGAGTAAAAAATTTCTTAAGTTCTTTTTTAAGTGTCTCACGTTTGTATTCTTCTTCCACATAAGAACTAGCACCTGTTTTGAAACCAACCCCTGAACCAAAATCTTGTAATTTTTTAGCTCCAACATTAGATGTCATAATGATGACACAATTTTTGAAGTTAATCTTTCTCCCCATACCATCGGTAAGGTGACCGTCGTCTAATACTTGAAGAAGTGTTGAGAAGATATCTTTGTTTGCTTTCTCAATCTCATCAAATAGAATTACAGAATAAGGTTTGTTTTTCACCTGTTCAGTTAATTGTCCCCCCTCATCGTATCCAACGTATCCCGGAGGTGCACCAATCAATCTTGAAATGGTGTGTTTCTCTTGGTATTCAGACATATCCACACGAATCATATTATCTTCACTACCAAACATTTGTTTCGCTAGTTGTTTTGCCAAGTATGTTTTACCCACACCTGTTGACCCTAAGAAGATGAATGAACCGATTGGTTTGTTCGGGTCCTTGATACCAATTCTATTTCTACGGATTGACTTTGCAATCTTTGAAACAGCTTCTGCTTGTCCAATTACTTTATCAGATAGATTCGCCTCCATCTCAGATAATAGTTTGGTTTCATCTGCATTTAATTTGGTTACCGGGATTTTAGTCATATTGGAAACAACCTCATAAACTAAATCAAGGGTGATAACTTTCTTGTGAGTAAGAAGTTCTTCCTCAAACTTTTTCTTTTCAGTCTCAAGTTTAGTTAAGATACGTTTTTCTTTATCACGTAGGTTTGCTGCCTCTTCATATCGTTGTTGTTTTACAACGTCCACCTTTTCTTGTTTGATGTCGGCAGCTTGTTGTTTCAACTTCTCGATTGATTCCGGCATTTTAATTTCCACTTGACTTCTCGCTCCAACCTCATCGATGATGTCAAACCCTTTGTCCGGGAATTCTCTATCGGTGATGTATCTGTCGGCTAAGTCAACACATACTGACAATACTTCATCCGTATAAGTTACCTTATGGAAGTTCTCGTATTTGTCTTTTACGTTTTTAAGGATTTCTAAAGTTTCAGCTTTGGTTGCTGAATCCACAACAACTTTTTGGAAACGTCTTTCTAACGCTCCGTCCTTCTCAAAGTTTTTTCTATACTCATCCAAGGTTGTTGCTCCAACACATTGAATCTCCCCACGGGCAAGTGCCGGTTTAAAGATGTTTGATGCGTCCATTGAACCTGATGAATTTCCTGCACCAACTATGGTGTGGATTTCGTCAATGAATACGATGATGTTTGGTGCGTTTTGAAGTTCTTCGATGATTACTTTCATTCTTTCTTCAAATTGTCCACGGTATTTGGTTCCGGCAACAATTGATGTCATATCTAAGGATACGATACGTTTGTCCATTAAGTTTCTTGGACATTCCCCATTATAAATCATAATGGCAAGACCTTCAACGATTGCGGTTTTACCACAACCAGGTTCACCAATGATTATTGGGTTATTTTTCTTTCTACGTGAAAGGATTTGAGCAATTCGAGTAATTTCTCTTTCTCTACCAATAACCGGGTCAAGTTTACCCTCTTCGGCAAGTTTTATCAAATCTCTACTAAAATTGTCTAATACGGGTGTTGATGAGTCAGTCTTAACTGCTTTATTACCACCATTACTTCCACCATCCATAGATTCTGTCATAATTTATTTGTTTTAATTAAGTATAAGGATTATTTTCACTTTTTCAAATGATTCTACAAAAGTAATACAAATAATTGGATGGACAAAACAAATTTTAATTATATTTATCAATATGGAAAAAAGACCCGCTTGGAAAAAATATATGGACTTGGTTCATCCGGAATCTGAATTAACTGATGTCTACAGAAAAATTCGTCACGCCTTCCAAAGAGAGGGTTGGACTCAAGAACAATTGGAGAAACCCCCGTATTATCCTCAGGATATTATGAATTACTATCAAAAAATATCTAATTTAGTGACTGACTTAAAAACTGAGATGAAAACTTATTTTGGTGATATTGACTCTGACGAATTTACTGATTACATTCATAGTAAATTAAAACATATAGATTTAGAAACACCTTTAAGAGATGGCAATATTAAAAGAAACAATTCAAGGGACGAAGATAATTAATGAAATCCAATCGTCAAATGTTAAAAAAACAGAATACGATACTGAAACTAAAGTAATGTTAGTTGAGTTTAATAATGGACAAAAATACGAGTATGATGAGGTTCCTCACCAAGTATATACTCAATTCAGAATGGCGGAATCTCAAGGGAAATTCTTCTCAACAAAAATAGTTAAAACATACAAACACAAAAAACTTTAACAATTATAGATATTTAAGTATTTATAGTTAATGAGTAATCTAAAAAGTATATTATCTAGCTTTCATTTACAGGATGAACTAAATCCTAAGATTTGGGAATTACCTAATGAACGTGATATGTCCGACCCAAAAGGTCAGGTTGAAGTGATGGTTCCTAAGGTTAGAGAACGTCTATTAGAAATCGCCTATGAGTTCATAGAATTCTTAGGGGTTGATGTTATTATATCCGATGTTGTAATGACGGGTTCATTAGCCAATTACAATTGGTCCAAATATTCTGATGTTGATTTACACTTAATTGCCGACTTTGAACAATTCTCAGAAAAAGAACTCCCATTATATGAGGAACTCTTCAAATTAAAAAAAACTTTATTTAACGACAAACACAACATCAAAATCTATGGTTATGATGTAGAACTTTATGTCCAAGACGAAGTTGAATCTCATTTTAGTAGTGGGGAATATTCAGTTTTATTTAATGAATGGAAAACCAAACCGTCAAAAGAAAATGTTGAGATTGACACTAACTTAATTAAAACCAAATCTGAACATTGGATGAAAACAATTGATGAGGTTATTGATGACGTAAAAGAAGAACCATTACAGTCCGGAGTTGAGAGTATCAATAAGGTTAAGGATAAATTAAAAAAATATAGAACTGCCGGATTAGAAGATGGTGGTGAAATGTCTGATGAAAATTTAGTATTCAAAGTTTTGAGAAGAAATGGGTACATTCAAAAACTTTTTGATTTTCAAAATGAATACCAAGACAATAAACTTTCTTTGAAAGAAAAATCAATTAATTAGTAGAAATAACGACAGAATTATAACATTTTTAATTCTGAACATATTTATATATAAAATAATTCCAAACAAAAACACATAAAATGGGAAACAATTTAAAACCGGTTGGTAGCGAAAAACTACAAGGAATGGAAAAAGTTCAACGTATCATGGAAATCGCTAGATATAAGGAGAATATTCCAAACCCTATTAATGAAGATAAATCTACAGAATATACTAAAGTTTTAGCGAACGGTAGAACTTATAAAATTGATAAGGAAAGAAATGGTTACGTACTTAAAAGTAGTATAAATGAATCAGCTAATGAGTTCGATTATATGGAGCCTATGAAAAATAGAAAATATTATTCTTCATATTCTCAAGCGTTGAAACGTCTTAACCTAGTTGCTAAAGAAGTTAACGTTAACGAAGGTAGTGAGAAAAACGTTAATTTATTTTATGAAAGTGAAAACGATGCAACCAAATACATTTTAAAAATGAAAGGTGGGGAAACTGACGAACAAGTTGCTCCGGCACCCGCTCCATCTGCGGCTCCTGCTCCGGCACCCGCTCCTGCTCCGGCACCCGCTCCGGCACCTGAAGAGATGTCAGAACCGGCACCTGAAGATATGGATTTAGGTGATGATATGGAAGATGACGACAACAATGAAGAAGTTACTTTAAAATCTATTCAAAAATTGACAGGTAAATTAGCTCAAAAATTAAGAGCGTTCCAAGAAACAGAAGAAGGTCAAGATATGACATCTAAAGATTCAAAATATGTTATTAACTCAATTTTGTCCGCAATAGATTTAGAATCTATTGATGATGAAGACAAAGAAGAAATTGTTAATAAAATTGAAGGTACTGAAGATGAAGGTATGGGAGATTTTAACCCTGATGATATGGGTGATAATGAAGCTGATTTTGGTGACGAAATGGGAGATGAAGAACCGGTTGCCCCTGAAGGAGAAATGGGTGAAGGTTTTGATGATTTTGAAATGAAATCAAGATTCAGAGATTTTGATGATGACGAATTTAGTGAAATTAATTTAGAAAAAGATTTTGATTTTAAACCAAGACACCCAAAACATAGAAGTTTAAATCATCCTGATATTGACTCTAAACACTCAGGTCACATTGAAGATATGATTGAAGGAATTTTTACTGAATCTAAAGTTGATAAAATTATAGAAGGTTATTTTAAATTGAACGATAAAGAACAACAATTATTAGAATCTAAAAAAAGACAATCTAAATTAGTAACTGAAAATAAAAAAGCTAAAATTAATAAAATAAAACAATTGTCTGAAAGTATCTCTCAAGAAGTTGGTGCTAGAAAATTAATGGAAAAATATCCAAACGCTAAGTTGGTTGGTAAAACAAACAGACAAAATTTAGTATTTGAAATGAATGACAAACAATTAAGAGTTAATACAAAAGGTCAGGTTATATAATGAGTTATTTAATATATGTTAATGAATTAGGTCCTAATTATAAAGGTGATAACATATATGAATTTATTTTCTCGGATAGTTCAGAAGACGTTTGGGGTGAATCTTGGGAATCAAAACCGTCTAACGGTTACCCACTCCCACCGGACATAGAACACATAAAAACAGTAGGAGTTTTGAAGAATGACCAAATCACAATGTCAGTAATTCAAAACTCTGACTATTTTTCGATGATAGATTCAATGGATGATATAATCGCATTATGTTGGGAAAACGAAAGTGAAGACGTTGATTTCACACGTCAAAGAAGATTGGTGTTTAAGTTTGGAGAAACAGAACAATCAGTCAAAGATAAATTATACGAAAGAGATATCGTATTAGAGTTTGAAAAAAAAATCGAATATGAACACTAATCAAAAAAAATTAAAACTAGTGAAGGAGGGAATTAAAGCGTCTACTCTAAATAAAATGACTGATAGTCAGGTTGATGTGTTGTTCAGTAAATTACAAGAACAAGTTAGTACGGTAACTGAACCTGCTAAAACAGGATATAAAGTTGGTGATAAAGGTGGTAATTTACCTGCAACACCTAAAGGGTATAATGTAAAGAAAAATCCTGATGGGACTATTCTTGCAACCCCTAACGAACAAGACAATACTTTAAATGTTGTCCAAGACCCTGACGCGACTGAGGACGGTATGGGTATGTTTGAAGAAAAAGAAATTGATGAAAAATTTGAATCAAAAAAACAACAAAAATATTTCTTCGCTAAATGTGGTGATGGAAAAACAAAAGAACAAAAAAAATGGTGTAAAATGGCTGATGAGTTTGCTGAAAAGACTAACTTTGCCAAACTTCCTGAAAAGAAAAAAGAAACCAAAGAAGGTTATGATGATATGGTTGGTGGGGCTTTAAATAAAATTGCTCAATCCAAATTAAGTCAGGTAAAACCAAGTGTTACTATGGGAGAAAGTAAAATTGAAAAAGAAATTATGAGACTTGTAGAAAAACACATTACACCAAAAATGTCTAAAAAAGATTTTAATAATCTTTTAGAAGGAGACACAAAGACAGCTCCGGCGAAACCAAAGGTTAGTCCTGGTACAAAACCAAAACATCCATTCCAACCGGACCCTGATAAAAAAGGAGCTCCTAAAGCAAAAAAAAGAGTGATGGATGAGGATACAAAAACTGCACCGGCAAAACCAAAAGTTAATCCGGGAACAAAACCAAAACATCCTTTTGCTCCGGACCCAAGTAAACAAGGTGCTCCAAAAGCAATTAAAAGAGAATTACCAAGTTTTTTAAAATTCAATCAGTTAGGACTTAAAACAAAATAATTATGAGCGTAAATTTAAAAATGGAAAAAATATTGAAAGCCAAAAGTGACTTAGATAAAAAATTAGTTAATGAAGGGTTAACCAATAATCAAACAACTATGTTGAACGAAATTAATCGTCGTTTAAATGAGGCTCCTGTTAGTTATGATGGTCCTGAAAGAATGGAACCGGGTATTGAAAGACAAATTAATCAAAGAGAAACCCCATATAAAGAACATCCAGCATTACCACAAGATGGTGATAGAGATTTCATTGAAATGATTACCTCTCAACGATTTAAAGACTCTGTAGACAAAGTAAGAAGATTTTTAGGTGATACTACACCAATTCAGGGAAATAATCCAATGATGGGACTAATGAGTTCTGTAATGGGTAGTTTACAACAAATTAAAAGAGTTGAAGTTCAAAACAAAGAATATCTTGAAAACTTGGCAGTTGATTTAGTTAAAAAAGAATTAGGTATTCCTGAAGGTCAATTACAGTTTGAGGTTGAATTAGTTAATGGACCAATGGGAGCGTCTGAAGGAATGCAAACACAACCGGAACAACCGGACGAAGAAGATGTCGAAGAAGCATTCAAAGAAAGCGAAGAACACCAAGAAGAAATAGAAGACTTTATGGATTCTATGGAAAAATTCAATTTAGAGAAAGCAAAAAGAAGAATGATTAATTCATTAGTTCAAGGAGCGGCATTTAAAGGTGGACATATGTATACATTAGTTAGTGACGAGATAAATAGATTAAGTCCAAACTTACTAAACCTATATGGTGTTACACAATCATTGATGGAACACTTATATTGGTTATATCCGGATATGGAAAATATGGCCGGTGGTGGAGGTGGTCAAATGGGACAATCAGAATCTGACCCTGAAACTGACCCACCAACAATTAAAGCGAAAGCATTTACATTCCCTTTATTAGTTCACGAAATAGTTAAAGGTATTTATTCATTATATGGTGACCAAGGATTACCAAACGACCCTGTTCAAAGAAGTATGGTTGTCGGTGCTGAGGATACATTACCAGCAGAAATATGGGATTCAAGATTAGGTCCAATATTTTGGGAAAAATTCAGAGATTCTTGGCCTGATAAATTATATGAAGACGACCAAAGACACCTTCAACAATACTTATTTATGAAATTGTCTCAATTAGAGGCGAAAGATTTTATTGTATTAGCGAAAGCCATTATGGCTGATAAACCTGAAGCAAAAGAGGTAATAAATAGAATGGTTGCAGAAATCGTTGAAATCCTTAAAAACCACGAGTATGAATCAAAAATGTCTGATGACGAAGATGATGAAGACGATAGTGAAAATTATGGTGATTACGGATTTGATGACTTAGATGACTTAGATGATATTGATTTATCTTCGTTAGGATTCTAAAAATTACCGACAACAGTATGTATGTCGAATTTAACAAAAGAACAAGTATTAATAGAATACGTAAAATGTAGTAGAGATATTGAATACGCACTTAAGACGTATTTAGAAACTTATGATAACACCGTTAAAAAATATGTTCCATTGGAACTTTTTCCGGACCAGTTAACATTACTGAATGACTACGAAGAATACAATGAGAATATAGCATTAAAATACAGACAGGCCGGGGTATCAACAGTTACCGCGGCTTGGATGTCTAAAAAACTTGTATTCGCAAGAAAAGAAACTCCCGAAAAAATATTAATTATCGCCAATAAGTTGGATACTTCATTGGAGATGGCGAACAAGATAAAAGCGTTCGTTGGTCAATGGCCGTCTTGGACAGGTGTAGATTTTGATAAAGCAAAAAATTCCCAAAAACATTATAAGTTAACAAACGGATGTGAGGTTAAAGCCGTTGCAACATCTAAGGATGCCTTGCGTGGATTTACACCAACCATACTTGTATTTGATGAGGCGGCGTTTATTGAGGCAGATAGTGATTTCTGGTCTGCCTGTATGGCGTCCCTATCTACGGGGGGTAAAGTAATTGTGGTTTCAACACCTAACGGTTATGACGCAATTTACTATGAAATATACGACCAAGCGTTACGTAATATGAATGACTTCAAAATTACGGAAATGTTTTGGTATCGAGACCCAAGATACACCAAAGATTTATTTTTTGTTAAAACAGATAACATTATTCATTATTTGTTAAACAAAGAGGAATATGACCCTAATGGATTTATTGATTGGGGTAGTAAATCATATGACGCTCGAAACTTTGATGATGTTAAATTATTAATGAATGACGGATACAAACCTTGTTCATCTTGGTTTGAGGCGATGGTTAAGAAATTAAAATACGATAAACGTAAGGTTTCTCAGGAGTTAGAATGTAACTTTTTAGGTTCCGGAGATAACGTATTTGATTCTCTTATGATGCAAGATATTCGTGAAAATCAAATCCAAGAACCTATTAACAAATTGATGGGGAATGCTCTTTGGATTTGGAAGGAACCGGTTGTTGGACATAAATACATTATGGGTGTCGACGTTTCCCGTGGGGATTCTGAAGATTTTAGTTCATTTCAAATTGTTGATTTTGATGAAAGAGAACAAGTTGCTGAATATGTTGGTAAATTACCACCCGATACTATGGCTGAAATTTGTCATAAATGGGCTGTTATATATTCTTGTTTTGTCGTTATCGATATTACAGGTGGTATGGGTGTTGCAACTTCAAGAAAACTCCAAGAAATGAATTATCGTGATTTATATGTTGATGGTGTTGATGTCTCTAACAAATGGAAATACGACCCAGCCGCGGCAGATAAAATTCCGGGATTAAATTTTAATAATAAAAGGGTTCAAATTATTGCCTCATTTGAAGAGGCGATGAGACATAAATTTAGGATTTATAGTTCTCGTTTAAATAATGAGATGAACACCTTTGTATATATCAATGGTAGACCTGACCACCAAAAAGGACATCACGATGATTTAATTATGTCAATCGCGATGGCGACGTATGTTGCGGAGTCTTCTTTTGGAAAATTAACTAAAGTTACGGAACAAACTAAAGCGATGTTAGATTCTTGGTCCGTTAACAATAATGAATCAATTAAAGAAAACATCAATTTTAACCCTGTAATCCCACATTATCAAGATAGAATAAATCAATTTAACAGCCAACAAGTTAGTCGAGACGATTATCAAAAATATGGTTGGTTATTTGGCGGAATGTAATATTTATTTAAAAAGAATAAATGGGATTTGATAGTAGAAAAAAATCGGGTAATATAATCGGGGGGTCAAGACTTAATGTTATTGGTCAGGGGATTTATAATGTGAAAATTATCCCACCTGGATTTACTAAGCGTTTACCTGCGTATGCCGATGCTGGTGGAAACCCACCAAGTCAAACACCAAGTAACACTCCAACTCAAACTCCAACACTATCAATAACCCCATCAAATACGCCAACACCTACATATACTCCAACACCAACTCAAACTGCAACACCATTATATTGTGATTTTAGTTATTATGTTAACGCAATCACTCCAACTCCAACATCAACATCATTAGCGTGTGATTTCACATATGAAGTCGAATTATTTACAAATACCCCAACACCAACCCCAACACCAACTCCAACACAAACAATAACACAAACACCAACACAAACTGAGACGCCAACACAAACACCAACACAAACTGAGACGCCAACACAAACTCCAACACCAACACAAACTGAGACGCCAACACAAACCCCAACACAAACCCCAACATCCTCTCCATTACCACCAACAGTTGAGTATTTCCAAGATTGTTGTGATAGTCTTACCGTATATAAAGTTGGTGGTGTATCAACCCCTATTATTGTTGGTAACACTTATTACATCAACACTGATGGATTTAGTGGTTGTGGGACTGCGGTAAGTGGTCCACCATATAATAGTCAATCTTTAATTATTAGTGTTACATCATACTCAAATTGTGTTCTGTGTGAGGTAGACAATCCTTGCCCAACACCAACACCAACACCAACAATGACAGTAACACCAACAAATACTCAAACCCCAACGGTTACACAAACACCGACGGTTACTCAAACACCAACTAATACACCAACAAATACTCAAACCCCAACTAATACACTTACACCTACACCTACTCCAACAGTTTGTATTCCACAAATGATATATAGTGGTGAAAAATTTATTAATATACCACTTCATACTAGTGCGTCTTTCAAACCGGATGGTACGATATTATATATTGCAATTCATAATGGTTCACCAACTGATAGTGTATGTGCTTATTCATTATCAACACCGTGGGATGTTTCAACAATTACATTACCACTAATAGGATGTTCAATTGCTGTTCCGGTAATTTCCGGATTAACCCCTACTAGTGTAATTGGTCATCATTTTTCACCGGACGGTAGTAAATTATTTGTAGTTGAGACAGCATCAAAAAGTGTCCTTAGATATATATTATCAACATCGTGGGATGTTACAACATCTAGTTATTCACCCGGTGACTTATTTACTATAGTTGGTTTAACTCCGTCACATATTGATTTTACCCCTGACGGTTTATTTATGTTTGTTACTGTTACGGGTAGCCTTCTTAAAAAATATAGTTTAACCACACCTTGGGTTATAAATACGGGGGTTGTGGAAATTCAATCAATTTCCAACTCAATTGTTTCCGATTTTACTTTTCAAAATAGTGGAACTTATTTGTTTTCAATAGTATCAGGTCCAAGTATAAGAAGACAAACACTATCTACACCGTATGATTTAACTTCAATTGTTCCTGTTTTAACTCAGACAGAAAATGTAAGTAGTTTTATTTCAGGAGGTAATCTTTATTCTCTTAATTTTAAAGATGGTTATAAAGGGTTTATTGGTGGTTATTACTCAACCGGTTTGAACGGAATTACAGCTTTTAATCTTACCTGTGAATACGATATTAGCGGGACTTTAATATTACCAACACCTACTCCAACACCAACTCAGACGGTTACACCAACCAATACAGTTACTCCAACACCAACATTACCACCATCGTTTGTTTCAGTATGGAGAACAACAACACCATCTGAAAGTATTACATTACCATATTCACCATCAGGAACATATAGTGGAACAATAGATTGGGGCGACGGTAGTATATCCGCTAACACATATGCAAATAGAACACACACATACTCATTATCAGGTAATTCTACTGTTACAATTTATGGAACAACTAATGGTTGGGCGTTTGGTAATACTGGTGACATATTAAAAATTAGAGAAGTTTTAAAATGGGGACCATTAAAAATTAGTAATGGTGCTCAAGTTTTTAGAGGATGTAGTAATTTAGTATTAACCGGTGTTACGGACACTATTGATTTAACAAGTGTTAATAATTTAATTTATATGTTTGGAGGTTGTTCATCTCTTACAACCATCAACAACGTTAATAGTTGGAATGTTTCAGGAATTACCGTTATGAGTAATATGTTTCAATCATCAACTTTTGACGATGATATAAGTTCTTGGAGTGTTTCAAATGTTACAGATATGAATCGTATGTTCCAATTTGGAGCATTTAACCATAATATAAATTCGTGGAATGTTTCAGGGGTTACAAGTATGGAAAATATGTTTAGACAATCTTCTTTTAATCAACCATTATCAGGTTGGAATGTTTCAAAGGTTACATCTACTATGGCAGGTATGTTTGATGGAACCTTATTTAACCAAGATATAAGTATGTGGAATGTTTCAGGGGTTACAAGTATGAGTGGTATGTTTAGATACACCCCATTTAATTATTCTCTTAATAATTGGAATGTTTCAAAGGTAACAAATATGTCTAATATGTTTTATGGTGCGTCATTTAATTTACCATTATCAGGCTGGAATGTTTCAAAGGTTACAAATATGAATTCTATGTTCGCATCAACTTCACAATTTAACCAAAACATTAATTCGTGGAATGTTTCAGGTGTTACAGATATGGGTTCTATGTTTTATCAAAACGCATATTTTAACCAACCATTATCCGGATGGAGTGTGTCAAACGTTAGAAATATGTCTTTTATGTTTTACAATTCACCATTTAATTATCCTATTGGTAATTGGGATGTTTTAAATGTTACAGGAATGACATCTATGTTCCAAAGTTCATCATTTAACCAAGACATCGGAAATTGGAATATATCGGGAGTAACCAATTTCACTGATTTTATGTTTGCAAAAACACCGATTACATTCTCAACAATAAATTTAGATTCTATTTATAATGGATGGCAAACCAAAACACCGCAAACCGGATTAACAATTAATTTTGGTTCTGCAAAATACACATTAGCGAGTCAACCGGGTAAAGATATACTAACAGGTTCAACTATGAGCGGTGGATATGGTTGGACAATAACAGATGGGGGGATATAATATATGGGAACAATTTTAAAAATATTATCAATAAATTACGACGGACAATTCGCCGACATTACCTTTTACCCTTGTTCGGGTGGGAGTATTAATATCGGTGAAGTTAACTTACCATATAATTATTATTCGGAAAATTACTACGGAACATATAACATTTATTTACTTGATTCGGGTAAAACTTGTTTGTTAAATGTTCCTTGTTTAACACCTACGCCTACTCCAACAACAACAATGACATTAACTCCAACAAATACTCCAACACCAACAAACACACCCGCACCAAATTGTGATTTATTAGGTTTAGATATTACAACCCCAACCCCAACTCCAACACCTACAATGACACCAACACCAAGTTCTACACCATTATTACCATTTATATCTGTGTGGAGAACAACATCTCCGTCTGAGAGTATAACATTACCTTATTACGGTTTAGATTATTCAGGAACCATTGATTGGGGTGATGGAAATTTTTCGGCGAATACATTTGCAAATAGGACACATATTTATACAACTCCTGATGACTATGTAATAACTATTACAGGTAAAGTTAATGTGTGGTCGTTTTATTATACACCAACAAGTAAACTTAAAATAAGAGAAATAACACAGTGGGGATGTCTTAACATAACTCAACTATCATATAATTTTTATGAGTGTTCTAATTTAATATTAACAGGTGTTACTGACACTCTAAATTTATCTCAAGTGACAAATTTAACATATATATTTCGTGGATGTTCGTCTATTACAACCATAAATAATATTAATAATTGGGATGTTTCTAACATTACAGGTATGTCAGGAATGTTTGGTCAAAGTAATTTTAACGATAACATTAATAATTGGGATGTTTCGGGAGTTGAGGATATGAGTTATATGTTCCAAGGAGCAACATCTTTCAACGAACCATTATCTGGTTGGACTGTTTCAGGTGTTACAAATATGTCGAATATGTTCCAAGGAACAACATCTTTCAACCAACCATTATCAGGTTGGAACGTTTCAAATGTTGCGTCTATGACATATATGTTCCAAAATTCACAATTTAATCAAGATATTAATAATTGGGATGTTTCAAGTGTTATTTATATGAATTATATGTTTAACGGCACACCGTTTAATCAACCGTTGTCAGGTTGGAATGTTTCAAATGTTACAAGTACGTATTATATGTTTGCTAGCACCCCATTCAATCAACCAATCGGAAATTGGGATGTCTCAAAAGTGGTTAATATGGAGGGTATGTTCCAAAACGCAACATCCTTCAACCAACCAATTAATAATTGGAATGTTTCAGGAGTTACCAATATGACATCAATACTCCAAAGCACTGATTTCAACCTACCATTATCCGGATGGAATGTTTCAAATGTCTATAATATGACTTTTATGTTTGCCAATTCACCATTCAATCAACCAATTGGGAATTGGAATGTTTCGGGTGTTACAAATATGGTAGGTATGTTCCAAGGAGCAACATCGTTCAATCAACCATTATCCGGATGGAATGTAAGTAACGTTAATAGTATGAGGCAAATGTTTAATACTGCTACCGACTTTAACCAACCTATTGGGTCTTGGAATGTTTCGGGGGTTACAGATTTGGGTTATATGTTTTATGCGTCATCATTTGACTATCCATTATCTGGGTGGAATGTTTCAAAAGTTACAGATATGACTTATATGTTTGCCAATTCCCCATTCAATCAACCAATCGGAAATTGGGATGTCTCAAAAGTTAAAAATATGTCAGGTATGTTTGTCAATACATCATTTGATTATCCGATTGGGAATTGGACTGTTTCAGGGGTAACAAATATGAGTAATATGTTTCAAAACGACCAATATTTTAATCAACCATTATCTGGATGGAACGTCTCAAATGTTGTTGATATGACATCTATGTTCCGAAATTCACAATTTAATCAAGATATTAATAATTGGGATGTTTCAAGTGTTATTTATATGAATTATATGTTCGCATCTTCCCTATTTAATCAACCATTATCCGGATGGAATGTTTCAAATGTTGGTGATATGAACAATATGTTTTATAATTCGGAGTTCAATTACCCTATTGGAAATTGGGATGTATCTAATGTTGTTAATATGAACAATATGTTTAATATTAATACATATTTTAACCAAGATATTGGAAATTGGAGTATATCAAATGTAACTAATTTTACTGACTTTATGTTAGGTAAAACACCATTAACATTCTCAACAACAAATTTAGATTCAATCTATAGTGGATGGTCAACTAAAAATCCGTATACAGGAAGAACAATAAATTTTGGAAGTGCTAACTACACAATATCCGGAGGACAACCAGGTAAAAATACATTAACGGGTTCAACTATGAGTGGAGGATATGGTTGGACAATAACTGATGGAGGAGGAATTTAATATTATGAAAACTTTTGAAATATTTACAACAAATTACGACGGGTATATCGGAGATATAAGTTATTCCGCATATACCGGAGGAACTATTAGTTTAGGTTCACAGTTATTACCATACGATTATAATACAGATTATTATTATGGAACATATACCGTATACATACCTTTTTATAATAAAACCTGTATTTTAGATTATCCGCCACCTTCTTGGGATTTAATCGGTGATACGTTAATATTGTTCATTTCAAGTTGGAAAACCGACAATGAAGGTTTTACTAACACTAATCAAATTGGTATTGTGTTAGACCCATCAGGAACTTTTAATTTTGTAATTGATTGGGGTGATGGAAATACAGACACAATAACATCATATAGTCAACCTGAGCTTATACATACTTACAATGTTATAGGAACATATACTATACGTATGTTTGGAGTAATTGACGGGTTTAATATAGGAAATTATGCTGGTGATTATGGTAAAATTTTAAGTGTTCAACAGTGGGGTGATGTAAAATTAATTGATGGTGGATATCAATTTTATTATTGTTTTAATTTAGATTTATCTACCGTAATCGATACTTTAGACACTTCAAATCTGACTAATATCGACGCTATGTTTGCAGAATGTTATAGTTTAACATCTGTAAATAATATACAATCGTGGGACATTTCTAATATAACAAGTTTATCTTATTTATTCTCCGGATGTATATTATTTAATCAAAACTTAAATAATTGGGATATTTCGGGAATTACAAATATAAGTGGAATGTTTTATTTGACAAGTTATAATCAACCATTATCCGGGTGGAATGTTTCAAATGTTCAATACACAAATTATATGTTTAGTAATTCTCAATTTAATCAACCATTATCCGGATGGGATGTTTCAAATGTTGTTGATATGAGTAATATGTTTGAGTCTTGTCCATTTAACCAACCAATCAATAATTGGAATGTTTCAGGTGTTACAAATATGGGTTATATGTTTAATGGGTCATCATTTAATCAACCATTATCCGGATGGGATGTTTCAAATGTTACAGATATGAGTTATATGTTCTATAACAACTCAATATTTAATCAACCTATTGAAAATTGGAATGTTTCAAATGTTACAAATATGAGTGGTATGTTCTATTACAACTCAGCATTTAACCATCCAATTGGGAATTGGAATGTTTCGGGTGTTACCAATATGAGTTATATGTTCTATTACAACTCAACATTTAACCATCCAATTGGGGATTGGAATGTTTCGGGTGTTACCAATATGTCGGGTATGTTCTCTAATAATCAAATATTTAATCAACCATTATCCGGGTGGAACGTCTCAAATGTTACCAATATGTCGAATATGTTCTATTCCAACTCAACATTTAATCAACCATTATCAAGTTGGACTGTTAGTAATGTAACAAATATGTCAGGTATGTTTTATAATAATAGAATATTTAACCAACAAATTGATAATTGGGATGTATCTAAAGTTACAAATATGAGTTATATGTTTTTTAACAGTTTATTTGACCAACCATTATCCGGATGGAATGTTTCTAAAGTTACTCTTATGTTTTCCATGTTTAATAATTCTCAATTTAATCAAAATATAAATAATTGGAATGTTTCTGGAGTTACAAATATGAGTGATATGTTCTCTAATAATCAAATATTTAATCAACCATTATCCGGGTGGAATGTTTCAAAGGTTACAAGTATGAGTAATATGTTTGCCACTTCATCATTCAATCAACCAATTAATAATTGGAATGTGTCGGGTGTCACAGATATGGGTGCGATGTTCTATCAATCTCAATTTAATCAACCATTATCCGGGTGGAATGTTTCAAATGTTATTAGTTTGTTTAATATGTTTAGGGGTTCAAAATTTAATCAACCTATTGGAAATTGGGATATTTCTAAAGTATCTAATGTTGTGTATATGTTTTATGAAAACCAATATTTTAAACAAAATTTAGGGAATTGGAACATATCAGGTGTTACAAATTTTTATTATTTTATGGGAACTAAAAACCCTATTACTTTTTTCACATACAATTTAGATAGTATTTATAATGGGTGGGTAACAAAAAACCCACAAATAGGGATACAGATTAATTTTGGTAGTGCAAAATACACATCAGCTGGTTTGGCGGCAAGGACAACCCTTGTAACAACTTATTTTTGGTCAATTAGCGACGGAGGAATGTTAACTTAATTTATGGAATATATATATAGAATATCGACAAATAATTATACCGGATATACCGCCGATATAACTTTTAATCCATCAACAGGTGGAACAATTAATATTGGTACGGTTACATTACCGTATGATTACCCTACAGATTATCCGTATGGTGATTATTATATATACATACCGGCAACAGGTGTATCGGGGTCTTTGAATAATCCCCCACCAACACCTTAATTTATACGAACTAACAATATATGAGTACAACTTTAGAAATATTAACTGCGAATTATAACGGACAATTAGCCGATATAACCTTTTTCCCTTGTTCGGGGGGGGTTATAAATATTGGTGAAGTTACATTACCGTATAATTACGAATCCGAAAATTATTATGGAACTTACATTATTTACGTAATGTATTACGATGAAACTTGCTCGTTGGATATTCCTTGTATATCATTAACACCGACAAATACACCGACAAATACACCGACACCTACTATTACAGATACTCCAACTCAAACACCAACTCAAACTAATACTGTTACACCAACTAATACTGGAACACCAGCACAAACCCCAACACAAACGACAACGCAGACACAAACACAAACACCTTCCAATACAGCTACACCTACTAACACTATCACTCCAACTCAAACTCCAACTAAGACTCATACTCCCACACCAACAAATCGCCCTACAACAACACCAACAATGACACCAACAAATACTCCTACACAAACAAATACTCAAACAAATACGCCAACAAATACGCAAACGCAAACACAAACGCAAACTCAAACCACTACACAAACTCCGACTAACACTCCAACACAAACACAAACTCAAACACAAACACCGTCACCATTACCTCCAACAATTGGGTATTTTGAAGATTGTTGTTACCCATCTATAATATATAAAGTGGGTGGAATAATATATCCTGTTTTTATTGATAACTTCTATTATATAGAGACTACCGGATATAGTGGTTGTGTTAAAGCAATAAATCCTACGTCATTTAACAGTCAATATGAAATTATTAGTTTAACTTCATATGTGAGTTGCCTTATTTGTCAATTAGACCACGAATGTATTTTACCTACACCTACACCAACTCCAACTCAAACTGTGACTCCAACGGTAACGCCAACAGTAACTCCAACAATTTCAACAACACCAACAAATACTCCTACACAAACACAAACACAAACTTCAACACCAACACAAACACCTACCAATACACCAACAAACACTCAAACACAAACTCAAACACAAACACAAACTCAAACTTCAACACCGACACAAACACCTACTCAAACTCCGACTAACACTCCAACCAAAACTCAAACTCCAACAACAACAACGACATTAACCGCAACACCAACTCAGACTCAAACTCCAACAAACACTCAAACACCAACAAAAACTCAAACACCAACACCAACAAAAACAATGACTCAAACACCTACTAATACTCAAACACAAACACCAACCAAAACTCAAACACAGACGCCTACAAACACACCAGTTTGTTCAGCACCTCAAATGTTAGGTGTTACATTGTCATCAGGTTCAATTTTATCTGTTTCGATTATTCCGGGACCAAATTGTAGTGGTATTTTTATGATATATTCTTATGATAATATAAACTTTAATTCTGCTGTGGCAACTCCAAGTAACTGTACATCACCGTTTACTTTTGACTCTCTTACTACAACAGGAAATGTTTATGTAAAAGTGGGTCAATTATGTACATCAGGTGGTATTAGCGCATATTCTGAAGTTTTCCCATATTTCTTCCCAACCCCAACTCCGACACCAACACCAACAAATACACAAACGCCTACTAAAACTCCAACCAACACTCCAACTAAAACTCAAACCCCAACAACAACAACAACATTAACTGCAACTCCGACTCAGACTCAGACGCCAACTAAAACTCCTACTAACACTCCAACCAAAACACAAACACAAACTCCAACTAAAACTCAAACTCCAACAACAACAACAACATTAACTGCAACTCCGACGCAAACACAAACGCCTACTAAAACTCCTACACAAACACCTACTCGAACAAACACTCCAACGCCAACAACATCGTGTGGTGTTACATTAATTTCTACCACATATGTTTCAGGAACCACTTGGAATTATAATTTCACAACAGCAGGTTCTTGTGGAACACTTTTACCGGAATATTCGTCTGATAATATAACTTGGACTTTGGGTGGTGCAGGTGGTTGTACTTCACCTAGGTCGGCAATAACCGGTATTAATAGTGGAACAATATACTTTAGAATGACATTATTTTGTTCGTCTCTTACGGGAGTTTCAAATGTTATTACTTATGTGTTCCCATCACCAACACCTACACCTACAAGAACTCAAACACCAACACCAACAAAAACACCTACACCTACACCGACTGAAACACCACCTGGAGTAACTTGTGTATGTTATGAATTATATTGGTCTCCACCAGGTGGTCCTTTCTTTGGTTCAACAACTTTTGATTATATTGATTGTGAAGGGTTCCCTGCAAGTTCCTTTGCTAACAATATGGGTGATTCACCGAATATTTGTGCTCAAGAAAACACTATTTCATTTGGCGGTGGTGACAATTCAGGTGGTTGGCTTCCATCAATATATAATTGTTGCGCAACAAATATTACATTAGGATATAGAGTGTCAAATGCTGTATGTTCGTTACCTGGTTGGGCGTTAGTTAATCAATGTATAAATCGTTCCGCAATTTTAGGTTTATGTGACGCAACCGAATTATATGATGATGATATATCCGGTAATTGTACCTTCGCATTTGCAGCTGCGGGTTATTATAAAACCACTGATAACTTTAGTAGAAGATATTGGGATGGAACCGCATTTACGGGTGCTTGTTTTTCGTGTGGTTGTTTAGTTGTTAATACAGTAATAACATTATCTGATGGTTCAACTAAATTAATACAAGATGTTCAAGTTAACGACATACTTAAATCTATTGATGTTTCAGGAATGCCACAACCATCAAACGAATGGTACTCTTGGAGTAGTGACACTTTAAATTATGTAGAATCAACCTCTACAGTAATTAATTTTACAATATATGAATTTGATTCGGTTATTAATATTAATAACGATAAATTAATTGCGACTGATTCTCATAACCACGTTGTTAAACAAAATGGTGTTTGGTATATCAGAACAACATCTGATTTAAATGTTGGTGATGTATTATTAGATATTGACAATACTGAATTTGAAATCACATCATTAGTGACAATTACAGAATCAACAACAGTTTATAACGTTGATGTGAATAATAGTAATTTATATTTTGCGAATAATGTCTTAACTCACAATAAGTAAAACAGATACTTATTAGAACAAAGTAAACTATTTATATAAGGAAAATTATATTTAAATTTAGAATATGGAAAATAATGAAAATAATGATTTAACGGTTTGGCAAAGGTTATCAAGAGCCTTTGGACCAAACGCGTTATTAAATCAAGACTACCCAACATATAAGTTAGATAAGAAAGAGTTGTTAAAGACAACATCACAAGCGGAATATGAAAGAGAAAAATTACAAGCTCAACAAACATATTACCTATCTAACCAATGGACTAAGATTGAAAGTAATCTATACACTCAAGCAGTTTATTATGAACCAACTCGTTTGGCTTCATTTTACGATTATGAATCTATGGAATACACCCCTGAGATATCAGCGGCATTAGACATCTATGGTGAAGAATCAACAACTGTTGATGAGAATGGATATATGTTACAAATTTATTCTGAATCAAAAAGAATAAAATCTATACTAGCCGATTTATTCAATAACGTATTAGACGTTAATACGAATTTAACTATGTGGACAAGAAATACTTGTAAGTATGGTGATAACTTTGTTTATTTAAAATTAGATTCAGATAAAGGTATTGTTGGTTGTATGCAATTACCAAACATTGAAATAGAACGTTTGGAAAGAGGTATGGCAGCAAAATCTGCAACTATAGATGAACCTGCAGAACACAAAGGATTAAGATTTAAGTGGAAGGCAAAAGATATGGAGTTTAACTCTTGGGAAGTTGCCCACTTCCGTTTATTAGGTGACGATAGAAAACTTCCATACGGAACGTCAATGTTAGAAAAAGCAAGACGTATTTGGAAACAATTATTATTATCGGAAGATGCGATGTTAATTTATAGAACTTCAAGAGCACCGGAAAGACGTGTGTTCAAAGTATTCGTTGGTAATATGGATGATAAAGATGTTGAGGCTTACGTACAACGTGTTGCAAACAAATTTAAACGTGACCAAGTTGTTGATGCTAAAACAGGTAATGTCGATATGAGATTCAACCAAATGGCTGTTGACCAAGATTACTTTATTCCTGTTAGAGACCCAGCGGCGGCATCACCAATTGATACGTTACCGGGAGCAACAAACTTATCTGAAATTGCCGATATAGAATATATCCAAAAGAAATTATTAACCGCTCTTCGTGTTCCTAAAGCATTTTTAGGATTTGAAGAAACTGCCGGTGATGGTAAGAATTTATCATTACAGGATATTCGTTTTGCAAGAACAATCAATAAGATTCAAAAATCAATGATTGCCGAATTAAATAAAATTGCAATCATTCATTTATTCTTATTAGGGTTTGAAGATGAGTTATCTAACTTTACGTTAGGACTAACCAATCCATCATCCCAAGCAGATTTATTAAAGAATGACCTTTGGAAAGAAAAAATTGCATTATACCAACAAGCCGTTGCGGCAATTGCGGGTATTGCTCCGGTATCTGTATCGTGGGCTAAGAAACATATTTTAGGATTCTCTGATGAGGAAATCAAACTTGATTTACAACAACAAAGAATTGAGATGGCTGTCGGAGCTGAATTAACAAATACGGCAACTATCATAACACATACAGGTATCTTCGATAATATCGATAAATTATATGGTAACCCTGCATCCGGAGCAACTGCCGGTGGTGCGGCACCATCATCCCCACCACCACCGGGAGGTGGAGGAGGTTTCGGCGGAGGTGGAGACTTAGGTGGAGGAATGGAAGATTTAGGTGGACCTGAACCAGGACCTGAACCGGGTGGACCTGAACCGGGTGGAGCCCCTGAGGCGGCAGCTCCCGAAGCAGAAGTAACTCCTGAATCATTTAATAGAGATAATTTAAAAATATTGGTAGAAAGAAGTAATATGACAGAAGATGATTCATACATTGATTTATCCAAAGGTGGAAACTCTTTAGGAGAAATTGAAGCTCAATTAGGTAAACTTCTAAAAGATTAGATATTTATAAATAAAAAAACTTATGAACTTCGGTATATTAAAAACAAAAATAGAAAGAGTGTTGTTAGAATCATACGCTAACGACACATTTAAAGACGAAATAAAAAATTTCAAAAAATATGTTTTAGAAAACAAAAACATAAGTAAATTATTTTATTTATACGATGAATTAAATTCTCCAAAAGCATTAAGTGAATCTTACGCCAGAGAGTTTATTAACGAAAGTATTAAAATGTATGAGAACACAATCAATAAAATCAAGCAATCTGATTTAAATAAAATAAAATCTTGGGTTGGTAATAAACAGATAGAGAATCAATATGAGACTATCGATACGTTGTTTTCTTCAGATATATTAACGATTGAATCTAAAATTAAATGTAGAAACATTCTGTCAGAATCTCTTAGAAAATTACCGGTGGTGAAAACAGAAGGGATTGATTTACCGTTAACAACAATGGTAAGTGTTGCAAACAAAACTATTAAAAGTTATATTGATGGTTTAACTGAATCTGACAAAAAAGAATTAATGTCTTTATTGTCTGAAGATGATTCAACATTGAATGAAAAATACGTTACACTTAAAGAAGGTGTAGTTACGAAACTAACGGAAATGAAGAATGCTAGCACTGATTCAACAATGCAAATAAGAATTGAGGATACTATCTCAAAAGTAATTTCTGAAAAATACGACAAACTTACGTACTTCAAACTTAAAAACCTTAAAGAAAATCTTTAATTATCGTCTGATTTAAATTTTTTCTGAACATACTTAGCTTTTGAAAGACCATCACGTTTAATTACTGATGGTTTTTTAAATTCTTTTCGTTTTGATAATTCAGAGCTTTGACGGGTTTTAATTACTTTACTTTTATAGAGTTTTAGAGCTTTCTCAATCGTAATGTGATTATTTAATTTTACTATTAGCATATACTACATATATCTCCCTCCTACAAAAAAGTTTTGACATTACCCATAAAAACACCTATTATTTTTAAAAATAAACAGGAAAATATGAAAATTAATGAAAAAGGGAAAAACTTCTCTACTACACGGGTTCAAAACAGCGAAGATTGTTTATGGAACGGTAGACTCAATCAAACTTAAATCACTTTACTTAAACATCCAAACTTGGGTTGAACCAATATACGAATGTGATAATTGGACAAGAACAGTTCTTAACCTAAGTAGGAGTATTAAACACTCAATCTACGAGTCAATAAACAAAGATATATTCAACGACAAATTTATTGTAGACTTAGATTTAAGGTCCAGCGGACTCAATCTAAACAAAAAATCGTTTATGAACCTTGAAATAAATTTTTATTTAATACAAGAAGATTTGGATTTCAAATGTAACGAAATAAAAGAATCATTACAACAAATAACAAAACAAATTTTTAAAGATAATTTTTTAGATAATGAAAATTTTAACTTTTATCTAACCAAAAACAGTAAAATCACAGAAGAATTGTTACAAACCGAGAATGTTTAATATTTATAAATAAAACATTCAAAATGAATTTAAGAATATTACAACCAAGTGAATCAGGGAAAGGTATATTAGTTGAATACGATGCTGGGTATATTAACCCAAATGATAATCGTAACGAAACATTAATTAGAGAATCTAGCGAAACTCTTGACCACACTAAACCAATTGAGTTTTATGCCGTATTACAAAAATATGATACCCCTAATAGAAATGGTAGATTATATCCTGAACGTATATTAAAAAGAGAGGCGGAGAATTATAAAAAAATGATTAAAAAGGGAACAGCCCTATCCGAGTTAAATCACCCGGAATCATCTTTAATCGATTTAGATAGAGTTTCTCACGCAATCACCGAAGTATGGTGGGAAGGTAATGTCCTAATGGGTAAAATAAAACTACTTACATCACCGGGATATCACGAAAGTGGTATTTGTTCAACCAAAGGTGACTTAGCAGCTAACTACCTAAGACAAGGAGTTACATTAGGTATCTCATCAAGAGGTGTAGGTTCCCTTAAAAAGATTGGTGAACAAAATGAAGTTCAAGACGATTTTGAATTAATCTGTTTTGATTTAGTATCATCACCATCAACCCCGGGAGCGTATCTATTCTTAAATAAAGAGGATAAACAACTATACGATGAGAACTTAGAAGAAGAGAAAAAAATGAGTGTTGAGAGACACGTTGGTGATTCCGGAAATAAATCGCTTGACTTAATGAAAAAATTAAACGATTATTTGGGTTACTAATAAAAAAAAACAAAATGGAAGAAAAGTATTTTATCGCAAAAGTTACCTTGGACTCAGTTGATGAGGCATCAGGTAAGATTAAAAAATTAAGAGAAGAAAAATTAGTAAGTGGTTACAACCCTACTGATGTTGAGGCGAAAGTTACCAAAGTTTTTGAACATTATACAATGGAGTGGAGAATTACCGCTATTGTAGAAAGTAAAATTGATGAAGTAATTGAGTAGTTAAATTTTTAATTATTAAGTAAAAGAGGACATATAGTCCTCTTTTTTTATGCTTTTTATTTTTTGGAGATATTTATCAATGTATAAAAACCTAACTCAATTTAAGTAAATTTTAAACTTTTTTTGAATTAGGAGATATTTATATATTAAAATAACAACAAAACGAAATGGCAAAAGAAAAATCTTTAGTTGAAGAGGCTATCATCCAAATGAAAAACTTGGAAGAAGCGGTAGCTGAAAATGCAAAAGGAATACTTGCTTCTACAATGAAACAAGAAATCAAAGACCTAGTAAAAGAATCTCTAACTGAACAAGACGAGATTAACCCTGATGACGTTGAAGTGGATGAACCTATGGGTTCTGATGATATTGCCGATATTGATATGGGTGATGATTCAGATGAAGAAGGTGATGAAATGGATACTGATGATACTGATGACGAAGAAGATATGGACTTTGGTGACGAAGAAGATATGGACGACGAGGAAGACACTATTGACTTAACTGACGCAGACGATGAAGAAGTACTTAGAGTATTTCAACTTATGGGTCCGGATGACAACATTGTCGTAACAAAAGACGACAAAGGAAACACTCACCTTAAAGATGAGGAAACCGGTAAAGAGTATATGATTGTTGGTGAAAGTGAAGAAGAAGAATTTGAAATGTCTGAAGAATGGGACGAAGAACTTGAAGAAGATGAGATGGGTGACGAATCTATTGAATCAATCGTTGAGAGAATGTTCGGTTCTGATGATGAAGACGAAGACGAAGTGGAATTTGATTTTGAAGAGTTTGACGAATCTGATGATATGGACGATGAAGAAATCGTTTATGAAATCGAAATGGATGAAGAAGACGAAGAAGAATTAGGTGAAGAAGAAATGGATGATGAATCTATTACTGAAGCTAAAATGTCTATCAAACCAAAAGGTGTTGGGATGGGTAATCAATCAAAATTTAAATTTAACAAATCACCTAATCAAGGAACAGGATTTAAAACTAAAATGAAAGAGGCTCCAAAATCTGTAGGAACAGGTAAAGCGAAATTCGAGTATAAAGAAGGTGAAAATTCAGGAACTAAATTAGGAACAAACAAAGTTGTTAAGAAAACTGAAACAAAAGAAGGTTCAACTAGAAAACCAATGGTTAAAAAAGTTGAAGGTAAAAAAGAAGAGACAAAAGAGGCTGTAAGAACTTTAGGTTCAGGGTCTAACTTTAGAAAAGGTGGTTTACCAAAACCAAGAGCTCATTCAAGTTTTAATACTGCTATCAAAGAAAGTAACACTAATTCAGAGTTACAAGTTCTTAGAGAAAAAAACGAAGAATACAGAAAAGCACTTAATGTTTTCAGAAGTAAATTAAACGAGGTTGCAATCTTCAATTCAAACTTGGCTTACGCTACACGTTTGTTCACTGAACATTCAACATCAAAACAAGAAAAAATTAACATTTTAAGAAGATTTGATGGTGTTGAAACTATCAAAGAATCTAAAAATCTATATCAGGTCGTTAAAAATGAATTATCCTCAGGAACTAAAACTCAAACTATGAACGAGTCAATTGAAAGAACAATCGCAAAATCACCTTCTACAGGAGCGGTTAACTTACTTGAATCAAAAACATATGAGAATCCACAGTTCTTAAGAATGAAAGATTTAATGGCAAAAATAAAATAAAAATAAATTAAAATTAATAAAAACCAAAAAAAATGGGAGCATTATTAGAATCAGGATTAGTTGGTAACATCGGGTTAAAACACCTTAAAGTTATCAAAGAAGACACAATCAACAAATGGGATAAATTAGGATTCCTAGAAGGTCTTAAAGGACACATGAGAGAAAACGTAGCTCAGTTATATGAGAACCAAGCGTCTTTCTTAATAAACGAAGCTACAGGTGAAGGTTCAAACGGTTCATTCGAAACGGTTGTATTCCCTATCGTAAGAAGAGTATTCTCTAAATTACTTGCGAATGAAATCGTATCAGTACAAGCTATGAACTTACCAATCGGTAAATTGTTCTTCTTCGTACCTAAAATTCAAGGTTACCAATCAGGTCAAGAAACTATCTTAGGAACTCAATTAGGTGGTGGTACTCACTACGGACCAATTGGTGCGGCTGATGGACAAACTGCGGCTGATGGTCAATCAGGAGCTGGTTACACAGGAGCAAACGCATTCAAGAAAAATCTTTATGATTTATTCTATGAAGGAAACGAAGGTCAATTAGACCCTCCAGGATTGTTTGACTACTCTAAAGGACAATGGTCGGCAGTTACTAAACCAACAACAGTTATGGTTTGGTCAAATGGTAGTTTAGTTGTTGCTGACGCAACTGCATTAGCTAACCAATTCAATGGAAAAAACATTAGAAAAGTAATCGTAGCATTATCAGGATTCACAACTGCTGGTACAGGTAAATTAATCGGACCAGACGGTAATGAAGTTGATACTGAAACTTTCTTATCTGATTTAAGAATCTACAGTGATTCTACAACTGCATGGACTTCAACAACATCACCTTGTAGTGTTGTAAGTGGGTCTACCGGAATAAACTCATTATTGTTTAGAGTTGTTACTCAACAATATGGTGAAGGTATCGTTTCAGGATTAAACGGAAGAGGAACTACATCATTTGCAACTACAGGTAATAACGGTACTTACAATGATACTTGTTCTCCTGCAGGAATCATCTACTTAGAAGTTGATTTATCTTGTCCAACTTGTCCTTCTTGTGGTGACACATTAGACGGTTATACAGGAACAACTATCGGAGTATTACCATCAACTGGGTTTACTGCTGTTTACAGACGTTACGCTGATATGGAATTTGAAGATAAAATCGGTGAGGTTTCTTTCGAATTAGATTCAGTTACTGTATCTGTTACAGAAAGAAAATTAAGAGCACAATGGTCTCCTGAGTTAGCTCAAGACGTTGCAGCTTTCCACAACATCGATGCTGAGGCTGAATTAACAGCTTTATTATCTGAACAAGTTGCGGCTGAAATCGACCGTGAAATCTTAAGAGATTTACGTAAAGGTGCGGCATGGAACTTACGTTGGGATTACAATGGTTGGAGAAGAATCTCTTCAACAACAAACTATACACAAAAAGATTGGAACCAAACTTTGATTACTGCAATTAACCAATTGTCAGCACAAATCCACAAATCTACTTTAAGAGGTGGAGCTAACTGGATTGTAGTATCTTCTGAGGTTTCAGCGATTATGGATGACTTAGAATACTTCCACGTATCTAATGCTTCACCTGAACAAGACCAATATAATATGGGTATTGAAAGAGTTGGAACATTAGCAGGACGTTACCAAGTATATCGTGACCCTTACTTCCCAGCTAACCAAGTGTTAATTGGACACAAAGGAACATCGTTACTTGATACAGGATACATCTACGCTCCGTATGTACCATTACAATTAACACCTACAATGTACAACCCATTCAACTTTACACCGATTAAAGGTATAATGACTCGTTACGCGAAAAAGATGGTGAATAATAGATTTTACGGCAGAATTACTGTAGATGGTGTTAGAACATTCGATTTAAGAGAATTGAGATAATCAAAATCTTAAAATATTTAACAAAAAGGGACTATATGTCCCTTTTTTTTATGTATATTTGTAAACAATCAAGTTTATGGTTGTATTTATAATATATGAAGAAAATACTATTAGAAAAATCAGTTGTTGATGAAATTTTGAGATTATATAATGATGAGATGTTAGGCTCTCCATCTATATCTGAAAAATTAAATATTAACAAACAAGTTGTGTTACGAACATTAAAAGAAAATGGTGCTATTGTCGGTATCTCCGGTAGAAAATATAAGGGTGGGAAATCTGAATCAGATAAACGACATTATCTTAAAAATAGAGAAAAACGATTACAATATTTTTCTGATTGGCAAAAAGATAATAGAGACCGTCTAAATGATTACCATCAAAAATGGAGAGAAAAAAATATTGATAAACATAGAGAATATAAACGTAAGTATGAAAAACATCGTAAAGATACTGACCCCCTCTATAAACTAATCACCAATTTCAGAACTGCAATATGGACAGTATTAAAAGAAAGTAATGTAGACAAATATGGACATTACTTTGATGTTCTACAATATAGTCCGGAGGAATTGATTAATCATTTAGAAAAACAATTTAAGGATGATATGACGTGGGATAACTATGGAATTTGGCACGTGGACCATAAACTACCAATTACATCTTTTGATATACAAGAGATGGGTGACGAGGAATTTATGAGATGTTGGTGTTTGGATAACCTTCAACCAATGTGGGGTGAGGAGAATATTCGTAAATCAAATAAAGTTTTTTAAATACTGAGGTATTTATATAAAAAGAAAAATATGAACAATTTATTTGAGATATCGAGTGAGGAAAGAAGTAGAATATTAAATCTTCACGAGAGTGCAACAAAACGACAATATTTAACGTTAGAACAGGTTGTTCAACCCCAATATCATTCGACAACTACATCAAAATCGACTAACACTACTTTTCCGGTTCAAAATGTTGGTGATAAATTTGCTTATGGTCAGGTTGATTCTCCAAATGTTAAGTCAAAAATAATTTCATTAAAACCTCAAATTGATAAATTTATCAAGGATGATGGTGGTAAAAATTTTGTTATAACTATTACTGCAGGGGAATCTAATGTTACGAATCCAAAAGGATTTGAAGAAAAGGGTAGTTTAGCATTGGCGAGAGCTAATTCTGTGAAAGGGTATTTTGAAGAAGTATTTCAAGATTTAATTAAAAATGGTGTTTTAACTATTAAAGTTCCTACAGATGTTAGTCAAGTATCTTTAGGTAAAACACCATATGATAAGACTAAAGGTGATAATAAAAATCCTGATAAGATTAAATTATATAGTGGTGAGCAATTTGTAAACTTTACTATCACAGGTAGTGGTTCAAAGTGTAATTTTGTTTTAGATGTTGAAGCTGGTCAAGGGGACCCTAATTTAGATTATGTAACAACTGATGAGATTTTAGAAGGTAAAGGGGAAGTTACATTTACTCCGGGACAGATTCCGGATAGATTGGTTATTATGGATAGTCAGGGTAAAATAGAAACGGACACAGGGTATATTACGGGTGACGTTAGTAAATACCCGGATTGGAAATATACTCCACTATATGTTTATCTTTTAACTTTGGTAAGTCAAACTAACCCGGTTGCGGTTTCAGGTAGTGAAATATTAACGATAACAGTTACAGATTATGCTGATTTGGTTAAACAATTATTGAATGACCCCAATTCACGTAGTTATCAAAAAATGGGTAGTGAGATAGAACCGGGGTTAAAAGCTATGGCGGGTATGATTAAAAAAGGGCGAACAGAGTTTGTTATTTATAAATTATCGAATGCGGGAACCACAGTTCAATTTGATTCACCAAATAATGATAAAAAAATCAAAGTATATTCACCTATTGGAACCGGAACAATTAAAACAGGTTACGGGTTAGTAGGTCGTTGTATTAATTAATTCGTTTTGAACTAATTAACTCATAAGTTAATTTATTATCTTTTGCGTAGGCAATATAGGTTTTGATAGTATCGTTTTTAGTAATTTTCATTATAGAAAAAACTTTTTTGTTATAAACTTTAGATAACGAATCCATCAAGACGTTGGCATCTTTGTCAATGTCTTTTGTTTTTGGTTTAACTTGAGCCACAGAGGTTAATGTTCCGATAAGTAATAACGATAATAAGAATAACTTTTTCATAGTGTTTGTGTTTTGTTTGACAAATATAAATATAATATTTTAACTGCCAAAATTTTTATATAAAAAAAGACGTTATTCTACGTCTTTTTCTTTTTTGGCGGTTACTCTAATTGCTTTTGATAATACTTCACATTCTCCTAATGAGAATATTCCGGATTGATATGCGTATTTAACGGCTTGGGTTAGATAGTATATTCCGTGTTCTTTATCCATAGTTTCAAGTATGGCATCTAAGTGTTCTTCAGATTGGATTGGTATTGATTCAAATAGCTTTCCGAATAATTGAGGTTCTTCCATTTTTTTAATTTGTTTGATATTTATAAGTATATGAACAAAAATAACAAAATACAGATTAAAGAGGCTACCGGAGAGAGTGGAACTAGAGGTTCGTTTATAGCACCTCTTCAAGTGGGTATTAGAAAATTCAAAAAATCTCAAATGGGTCCGTTTACGACATCGGTATCTAAGTATGATAATCCTGAATTGGAATTTGATAGTTATGATGGTTCGATGGATGAAACAAAGAAACAGATTAAGAAGATAGAGGGGAAGGCAAGAAAGGTAACTAATTATATGACGAAACACCCTGATTCGACCAATAGTGATGAAGAGGGTAACAACATTAATCAAACACCCGGTAAGAAAAATTTAAAAGTTGTTCCAATTAAAGAAAATACGTTGGCTAGTAATGCCGGTGAATACAATGGTCCAATTGAGTTAGGATTAAAAAAATGGAGAAAGACTGAATTATTTCCTTTTAGTATTGATGTTGATAATCACCATAATAAAAAAGCTAAAGGTAAACATATAAAAAATAATGTTGAACGTGTTATTGGTATGTGGGAGAAAGGTGTTGACGGAAGTTATGATATAGACACACACGACGTTCATACGGTTAAAGAATGGGTTGAGATAACCGAAGGCACCATATTGGGAGATATTGTCCCAAATGGACTAAAAATGTCCTCTAATTACGACAGAGTTATTGATAAGTTTAGAAAGGATATTCCTGAGGATAAAATGAAGGAATATGATTTGATTTCTGAGAAGATAAAAGATTTTGTTCAAGATAGGGGATATGTTATAAAAGTATTGAATTCTTGTAACACCGGATTTAAAGGGGTTAGAACAAATAAGGCAATTATTTTATGTTCACCTGAAATGTTTCCAAATTTTGCATCATTTGTTTATATTTTATTCCACGAATTAAGGCACGAACAACAGATGAGTGAATTTGATTTGAAGGATTCCTATATGGGGGATATTGAGGATTTTGAGGAATTTTATAAAATCTATTGGGATATGGAAATGGATGCCGATAATTACGGTAAGGATTGGGTTAAAAAAATTGGTGATGTGTTAAAATTGCCTGAGGATGTTTATTATCTAGATAATATGATTAAAAATTATCCATCAATGTCAAATATGGTTAGACAAATGACATCACACCTACACAGAGAAATACAAACCTTAAAGAGTCGAGGAATGACGTATACGGACATTAGTGACTTGGATATCGTTAAGAAACACTTACAGAGTCTTGAAGATATGTTTTAAATAACAAACCCCTACTCAACAGTGGGGGTTTTTGATTTAATTAAGATTCTATTCTTTAATTTTGATAATGAATGTTCCACTTGGGATTTCATTTGTTCAATACGTTGCATTCTATTTTGTTGCACTTTGTTATCATACATATTGGACATTTTCTTCCAATCTCTATCAGTAAGGGGGATATTACTATAATAACAAACGTGATTGATTATTGTAATTTTTTTATCGTCTAAGATAATGAATACACCTAATTTTTTATTTTCTATAATTCTATGGTCAGATAGTGGAGCAATTTCATAAATGGAATTGGAATGTCGTAAGACATTACGGAAAATAAATTTACAATCATTGATATCCGCCAATCTTCCCGGGTCAACAACATCGTATAATATCTGTAACTCTAATAGTTTCTTTCTAACAGCTCTACGTTTTAATTTTCGTTTTATGTATTTTATCATATCTTTAGTGAATTATCGGACAAAGATACGTAAAAATTTTATATATAAAAAAATAATTTGATAAAAAAAAGGAGAAAATTAAATTCCTCCTTTATTTTTTGCTTTATCTAAGTAGTCATAAGCTCTATCTCCATACATTTCATATATTTTTTTGAAGAATTGTGCGGGGTTTTTTCTTATGTATCTAAGAACATCATTTGGGATATACGAACCGTATTTGTCACCAAAGATTGATTTGACTTGTCTCTCTCTATCACTCGTTGGTCTATTAACATCGGATGAGTAATCTTGTTCAGACATTACTTTTTTAATAATGTTTGATAAATCTGATTCTGAAAGTTTAACTACCTTACCCATAACTTACGAATTTAATCCATTCATTCCACCAAGTTCGATTGCATCTAGTAAGACAACTGCCTTACCATACGCGTTTGTCCAAGTTGGGTGGGGTGGGACAACTGTTATAGTGTTACCACTACAATCAAGTACACACATAATTGTTTCTGTTCCTGCGGATATAGGTGGTGGTGATACACAATTTTCACAATCTAAAAAGGGACCTGAATAGTAATAATAATTTGTTTCACCCGAATTAGTTAACCCATCAAAAGTTACGCAAAATGGTGTTCCTCTACCAAATTGTATTTCATAAGTACTACCTGATGTGGGAGCACCAAAGTAACTACAAAATTCAGTTGGGTCTATATTAATCTCTTCTAATGTACCACATCGTATAAATTTAAAATTTAAATCCACTGTGGTCTCACTTAAACACTCACAACAATCTGTATATGATATCCCCAAGGTTACCCCTATAGTTGGAGGGTTAGACGTTTCTACCCCAACAGTAGCACAAAATCCTATCTCGTCAATAGAATACCCTACTGTTTCTCCCACTGTTAACGTTATTGCAGAAACAATGTATTCCTCATTAGTTAAACAATCATTTATAATATAATTTGCCATATATTTTGTATTATTTTTTTTTTAGTTTTTATTTATAAATATCTTATTATTCCAAATACTTCACATTAACAATCTGAAATTTGATTTGTTTTTTGTAGGTATTAATCACCCCACTACTCTCAACTTTCAAATCAACATAGTATTCGTTTGGTATTTTATCCCTCGTATCGAACATAAAGTAATATTCATTTGGGGTTTGGTTAATTCTTGTCCATCCTTGAACTTGAACTTCTGTTTGCCCTTCTCTTACATACACTCGGTAATGAGCCTTTACGTTTGGAAGTAACTTATTTGTTGTGTAAGCTTGTTTAATTACCACGCCAACTTTTCTAATATCTGTGTTGTATATTTTTTCGTCTTGTTTTATTCCGTAAAAATCAAATCCATAAATCTTTGGGTCCTGAGTTGACGTACCAATTTGAATTGAATGTTTTAACGGGTATAATACAAAGTCATTGGTTATATTAGGTAAAGAAAAACCATTTAATTTTAACCCTGACCAAATGTCATAAAAAGAACAAGGTGTACGATACCCAATTAATGGTGGTATTGTAACTTCATAAACACCTTTGGTTCTCTGACATACATCTAAGTAAGGACTCATTAATCCTAAAATAGGAGTTCCATTGGAATCCGAAATAGACACTGACGGTAATTCATCTAAGTTGATAGGATTACCATCTTCGTATATGTATAAGTATAATTTATTGATTTTCCCTAACGAAAATGAGTTTCTGTCATCCTCAATCAAATCATCATAGTTTGTTTCTAAGAATGGTTCGTAGAAGGTTTGAGTATGTCTTGTAAAGAATTGAACTTCGTAGTTCTCAGTTAACCCCGTTAAGTTTTCAATTTGAGGTAAATAAGCAATTCCCCATCCTGTTACACCGGTTAAACCATTTGTTAAGATATTATTAATTTCACTTGTCATATCAAAAGATATGTCTTCATTCCCGAATTGAAAATGTTGTGTGTCTACAATAGTTAACGCACTGTATGGTGTTGAACCTGAATTATTATTGTTATAGATACCCGGTGATGTCCACCCACTTAATGTTGTTGTTTGAATCCAATTTGACGGTCTTGTTGAGAAGTTTCTATCTGAATTACTATAATCATATATTAAGTCAGCAAAGTCATATCCAACACCTTCGTCCCACATTTGGTTGTTAGGTATTCTAAATAATATTAAATCAAAGGAAGTTGCTCTCAATCTAGCTTGAGATGTTGTTGTATTTAACTCTTCAATATTAAAGGTTGATGTGTTAACCATTCTTAACGTATGTGTCATAGCATCAGGACAAGTTGTAGATATTGTTCCGTCAGATATTTTTTCTTGAAGAAGAGACATATCCAAATCAAAAATGAAACGGCTAAACCCATTTGGGTATTGTGAAGTCGCTAATGAACCATAAAATAGTTCAGTCACAGGGTTTCTTCCGGTGTTTGTTAAACTATTTGATATGATTGTATTGTTTTTACTAAAATAGGAATTGTTAATTGACATAAAATCTTTTAACAATAAATATTTAGTTTAATCGAATATTTTGATTTAAGACAGTATTATTTACATCGGCTAGTAATTGATTGATACTAGTCTTGGTTGTTTTAGAACCTTGAGTCGCTTCATCCGGAACCATATTAGCATGAGGATGGACGTGATTGTTTAAAAATTCAACAATTTTCTCAATCAGTTTAACCAATTCTTCACCTCTAACACTTGAGTATGTTTTCTCAAATAATGTATCTCCGGCACCAACAAATTTATCCTGTGGAATACCGTATAACGTATTAGATAAATCAATTTGTCCTTTAGGACTTGTTGCGTTTTGAGATAATAAAAATACTTTTTGAGCACCTAACACACCGTAAGTAACATCTTCATTTTGAAATGTTGTTGGTATTACTGTTTCTTCTTTAACAGTTCCTTGAGGACCAAATAAAGGTTTACCCCCTTTATTTTCTGAAACCAAAAACCAACCTTCTTCTTTTGAATTATTTAATTTAATTTTATTAAAAAATCTTTTGTAATTCACGTATTCAACAACATCATTTAATGCCGTTGATGGTGTAAAGTTTTTACCGGTATCGTATGTTTGTTTTGATGGTGTAACAACAAAAGGAAATTGGTCAGCAAGATTTTTTGGGTTATTAATTGTTATTCCTGTAAATGTAACATTTGGGTTAAATACTTTAGAAATAAAATCATTAATTGATTTAACCGATTCCTGAAAAGTTTTACCCACAAACGATATGGACTCTAGTTCAACACCATAATCTTCACCACTATTTAATTTTAATATGGTATCGTATTTAAAGTTGTCCGTATTAACTTTTGGACTTGGTTTAAGATTATACAATTTAACTGACCCGGTAAAGGAATCTGCCGTCGTATTTAATGTTGCAATATCCCAAACAATCATTTTTTTAACTAATAAAACATCTTGAACTAATCTATATTTTGTTTCAGGTGGTAATGTTTTTTTAGTTTGAGTAAATCTTGTTAACTGTAAAAAGGCTCTATTTTGATTACCAATTGGGAATTTATCTTTAGATAATTCTTTTGTTTTTCCGGCACGGATTAATACTTCATTTTCTTTTACAATAACGTCAGCGGTTCCTCTACCTAACAAAGCGTTGTCACCAGGTTCAGGGAAGATACCTTGACTGTTTTTATCACGGTATTCACCGTCTTGGTTTTTAAGACTCATACCTTGTTTAATTCTATCTCCGGCTGCCAAGAATTTTTTGGCGCCTTGGTAGTGTTCAAAAGGTGTTGTCATTGGAGACGAGAACGGACCTTGAATATAAAATTGGTTATTAAATTCGGACATTCTATTCATATAAACAATATGAACATACTCATCCTTTTTAGGTGTCTGACTAATATAAAACGGTAATAACGGCATAAAAAGTAATGGGTCTCTCGATGTCCATATATCTTTTTGTTCATCCCAATTCGGAACGGACGCGATTATATCGTTATAATTTTTAGTTTCAGGAATAACTCTAATTCTACCCAACATCATTGGGTCTTGGTTATCGTAAACATATCCCGGAAATAATATTTGATACTTATTTTGACTATCTATTATCATTTGGTTTTATTCTTTTTTGATATTCTTTTAATATGGTGTTGTAAGTTAACTCTAACTTATCTAATTGTTCAGTTCCTTTTAAAACTAATTTTTTAGTAAATTCAAAATCCTCCAAAAGATAATCCATCGCAAGAATTAAATCTTTATTTGACGATGTTTTATGTTCTTTAATGATTTGTAATACTTTTTCAGATTTTTCTTTCTTATCCATAATTAGAATTTTTTACCATACGAACTGGCAGGAACAGTCAAGAACGCCGGAGTTACCACCAATGGTCCCACCGCAACTTGAAGTTTATTATTTTCCGCATCTTCCATAGCCATCGCTTTCATTTGTCCAAACTTCCCTAATAAATCAAAATTTGGTGCACCACTTGGCATCGCTCCGGTAGGGATTCCCATACTTTGCATTTCTTCAATGGCACCAATAAAGGCTCTTGATTCGGAGTAACCATCCAATAATTGTGCGGCATATAAGAATGGTAATGGTATTCCACTACTCAGTCCGGGGAGATTTAATAAATTCAATAACGCCAATATATCGTCTATTAAGTTTTTACACTTACGATAATCCGTTATCAATCCAATGATTGCCAATAATAACGCAATTAATTTTAATATCATTGCATATTTTTTAACAATCTTTTCTTTAACAATATCTTTAATAACTTGTTGAACAAGTTTCAAAATGTCTTCTTTAATTAATTTAAACAATTCCTCAACAAATATTGCACCTACTTTAGATACTAAATTAATGAAGAACTTTTTAAATATTTTAGCGAAATCAACAAATGATTTTATATTGTCCGCCAATGTATTACCCAACGCTTTATACATAACAATAATTGGTAATATCATTTTTGGAGTAATTAAAGCACTAATCATTCCGTTACTTATTAATTTTATAAAATTTGTGTCAACAACAACCTGTGGGGTAACATTTATTCCAACACCAATCCAAGCCGGATTGTTTGCCAAAACATCTGTTATGTTATTTGCCGCCTCTTCAAACTCAGAACCTTCATAAAAATTTAATTGTCCTAACGCACTTATAATTTCGTTGAAGTTAACAGGTAAATCAATGTTATCACAATCCTCAAATTGAATAACCCCTTTCTTAATGTTTTGTGTTCTAATATCAATATTTCTTAAATCAATTTCAGTAAACTCAAAAAATGAATCGTCAACACCATCTAGTTCAGCTATCTTAGCAATACCACTAGTATCTATTTCATTACCCCTACTATCAAAACAAAGTCCTAATATTCTTGCCAATATTAATTCGTATTTACTTGCGTTTTCAACTTGAGATGTTCCCGCAGATACTTTCATTGATATTGCACCGGATAAGGATTCCATAATAGACCCAATAATATCGGTGTCTTCCGCCATTCTTATTGTGTCGTAATAATCAACCATAAATTCACCTACTCTAAGAGGTCCGGTTCTACTACTTAAATCAACCTGAAACCAACCACCTGTTACACCATTTGGGTCAGCGTTTACATATTGTATTTTAAATAAATCTTGACCCGACTTACCTACGTGAGTGTATATACTATTATTTTGAGTTAATTGATGTAATTCTCGATTCATTGAGAATGGAATTTGTCCTACTTGAATCGACTTCTTTTCGTAAACAACAGCACCTACTTCATCTTGGGGGTCAATTAATAATCTATTAAATAAATCGATAGAACCAACTTTTACATAAATTGTTTCCGGAGATGTGTATGTTTGTTGTTGGTCACACCCTAATGCTGTTAAACAATCTTTAATAACAATTGTTCGTAACCTTGGTTGTACGTTTTTAATTGTTCTAATTAAGAGTCTTTTAATATATGATGGTGAACCACTACCATTTCCACCTGTTGTGTTGGTTAAATCTAAAAGTTGTTCAAATTGGTTTTTTACTTGTTTCTGATATCTTTTAGTTTGACTTTTAACACTGTTTAATGATTCTGAAACTTGAGATTTTGTTTTTTCAAAGGAACTACCCGCTTTTCTATTTGCCTCGTCATACTGAGACTTAATATCAGCAAAAGATTTTGTTGCGTTAACTTTCTTTTGAATTTTATTATATCCAAAATTAATGTCTAATGAACCCATATTATTTTTTCATTTTATAAGAATCGTTATCTTTTGAAATGTCTTTTTCCATTAGAGTTCTGAATAGTTCATCATCCCCTAAATCAGTTATTGAGAATCCTGCTCCACTATCTTTATTAGCGTTAGATTTTTCCCACATAGAAGATTGTAACTTAGATAGGGTTAGTTTTTTCTCAATACAGTCGTTAACAATTTTTTGTTGTTTTTCGATAACCGGACCAATGACAGTCATATCCTCCGGTTCTTTCATCATTGTTAACATCTTGTTTTGTATTCTTATTGCAGTATTTCGTTGTTCCACAACTTCGTTATAGATTTCCTGCATCAATGATAACATTGATTCTTTTGAAAGATTAATTTCTTTTTTTGTCGGTCTTGCCATAACAATAAATATTTAATATTGGATTTTATTTAACCATAGTTTGGACTAACTCAAAATACATATTTTTATATTTCTTCATTGACCCTCTAATTTCTTTAGTAGAAAGGTTGGTCATTTCCCTCAATGAGAGTAATATTATATTCTTGTTGAATTTATTATTGTCGTTACCCACAAAAATATTTTCATAATTATCGAATAAATCGTATAATGCTTGTCCGAGTTTTATTTCATTCTCACTTAGATTTTCATTTTTAACAAACAAATCTAATTTGATTAAAAAATGATGAATAATCCTTTCAGAATCTAAATTATCATTTTCAATGTAATATGCGAACCCTTCATCGTTTTCTAAACTAGTTGAAATATCTTCGTAAGAAATTTTTCTATTAGTTTCTTTTTGGTCCTTAATAATTTGACCCATAAGATAATTTTTACATATGGTTCCAAAATAAGAGTAAGCCTTCTTTTCTTTAGAAGGCTTAAACTTATCTATTTTTGTTATTAAGAATGAGTGAGTATCTGTATGGATTTCATTAAAATCCATGTCTTTTCTATATAATTTGTATCTTCTTATAATCGAAGATATCATCTTATCTAAAGGTTTTAATAAAAACTCATTATAAATTTTATTTCTCTCGTGATGACATTCGGTTTCTAAAAATCGAACAACTGCCAGTTCTTCTCGAACATCAAAATAATTTAATTGGGTTGGTTTTCTACCTTTCTTCTTTAACTCAACGCTGGTGTCTCCTGTCAAATTAACTGATTCAGTCATTACGATTCTTGAGATTCGTATTTTATGGCTCTGTCATTAATAAAGAAAAACTCTTTTTTTGCTGACTCTACCCAAAATTTAACCTCGTCCGGGGAAATGATATCGTCACCATTTTTGTAATTCCAAAAAATAGAACCTTCACGTAAGTTCATATGTTTGTAACCAATTTTAGGAATTGTCATAATTCTTATTGAGTTGTATGTCATTCTTAAAAAGAATTCGTACCCAAAGGTTAATTTAAACGATGGTTTTAACAATCCATAATCAATGAATGATTCTTTTTTAATTACTATCCCTGATAGTTGGAAATTTTGATAATCCATTAACGTTTCATTTGTTAAGATTCCCATTTCAGGTGTAAAATTTGCTGCGAATGTTGCCTCATTAGTGAAACCCGCAAAATTTGTGTTTTGGTCTACGTCAACAACTATTGGTAAAAATGCCGATACCTCAGGATATATTTCAGAATATTTAAGAACGTTCTTAAACCAAATTGAAGAATATTCATCATCAAATTCAAACAATGAAACCCACGTTGATTTTGCACTTCTAACACCATAGTTAATTTGTGCCGAGTAATTTGGTTCTTTAGTCCACTCAACTTTAATTACCGGTAAATCACCAAAGTCAAAATCGTTTAAGTATTCAACTAAAGATGTTTCGTTAGTATGAACAATAACAAGTTCTTTTATTTCTGTTTTTTGTATTCTTAACGAATCGATAGCTTTTTTAAAGTATTCGTCAAAATCTCGTGCTTTAGACGATTTAATCGGTAAGATAACCGATACATCAAATGTTTTAATTTCTTCCATATTGTTCTTAAATTGTTTGTAGTTTAGATAATTGTTCAGTAAAAGATTCTTGTCTTGACGTTAAATATTTATCAAATAATTCAACAGATTCTTTTTCAAAAGATTCTTTAGTTGGTAATGAATCAACAGTTTTTTTCATTTGAATAAATAAGTTTTCGTTTACATTATCCTCTAACCAATTTTGTAAATAATCGGCAATGAAGTCAACTAATTGTATTTTATTGTTAATCCATAAACCATTTTCCTCACTCATCCATTCAGGAATTAAACTAGGAACTAAACCTAATACAGGTATTCCACATTTCATAGATTCTAATGGGTATGTTCCATAAGCACTTGTCTCATCAATCCATACTGATAAACAAGATTCTTCCAACCCGGTTGAAAATTCTTTTTCTGTTAGACTTCTCATATCTCTGAAGGTTACCCATCTATATTGAGGAAATTTAATGTAGAATGTTTTAATTAAGTTAACCGTATCTCTTTGGTCTCTTGAATGTACTGTAATGATTGGTTTTGCGGGTAAGGTTTGAGGTTTAAAACTATCAGAAATGTATGGAGTTAAGATATCAAAAGATATGTTTCTCATAACACTTTCGATTTGTTCTTTTTGTTTGTTTGATGTTGTTATACATTTTAAAAATCCTAAGTCACTCCAAGATTGTCCTGGCTGTAACGTTTCTAACATATGGTCGTATGATTGACATAATACAATTTTACCACAAGGTAAATTGTTAACTTGAGACATAACAAAACCGTATAGTTCCGGGATGATAATTAAGTCTTCCGGAGAAACATCTAAATTCTGACCCTCAATTGATTTATGTGGTATTACCATATATTCTTCACCTAACCATTCAGATACACCAGTGTAATCAGGAGTTTCGTGTAAAATAATTGGGTTATACCCGGCGTTTAATAATGATAACGCTAATCTATAGATGTAAGCAATAGATGCTTTAGCGTTACCTTTGGTGTCTTGAGCAATAAGATAAATTCTAGATTTCTTATTTTTCATATTCTCAATAGACAATTCTAATTTTGTAATTTGTTCTTGATTCATATTATATTTTATTTAGTAAGTTTTTATAAAGTAGCGTGTTAAACGCAATTTTAAATGGTATTGATAAATTGTTAGTACCCTTTGCACCTAATTGTTCATCAATCTCTTCCGGTTCGTCCATAATTATTTCCATCATTAATTTAACCGTTTCATATTTAATTATACTAATGTGGGTTGATTCTGTAATACCTGAGGTAACAACTTTATCCCCTTTAATTTGAACGTAGTCATCTATTTTGTCTAAATCCAAATAATAATTTTCACCTAATACTTTTAACATTATATTATTTTTGTTAATTCAAATTCTAATTCTTTAATTGTTGTTATAGAATTGTCTAATTTGATATGTTTATTGTATTCCGTTTGATATTGTATGATAATTTTATCATCCGGATGTTCTAATAATAAGGCGGGATTAGCCGTAAGTAAAACATCAATTTCGTCCCACATTGAATTTATTGTCATATTACTATAGAATTTTACTTTTTCTATCTGACAACCAAATTTTGATAAGAAGAATAACGATGATGGTTTTGACCTACCCATTTCATCAGACACAATTAATATGTCGTGATTATCTCTTAAATTTACGTATATCTCATTTAAATCATTGAAGGTTGAATATTCAGTTGATTGAGAGTGTCCAAAAATTTCCATAGGAAACTCCTCATATAAAAATGAATATAATTCTTCGTCCGTTTGGAACTTAAAATGATTTCTAAGATTTAAACTATCTACCGGTAGGGATATCTCATATTTAAAAGATTCTTCGTCTTCCAACCCCTCCGTCTTATCTATCATATATTTTTGATAGGTTTGTTCTATTTTATCTATTGTATTTCTTAATACTCCGTTAATCTCAATTGCTATTCTCATCCGGTTCGTTATCGTATTTACGTAATATCTTACTAATTAATGGGTTTCGTACAATATCGTTTTTATCTTTAAATTCAAACGTTGACACATAGTCATCATCTCTAAACTTTTCGATTGCGTCCCATAAACCACTGTGGGTTTTATTTTTATATTTGTCCGATTGTTCCACATCACCTGATATGAAGAATTTACTGTTAAACCCAATTCTTGTTAAAAGAAGTTTCATTTGACTTGGCGAGGCATTCTGACCTTCTTCAAATATTAGAATAGAATTATCAATATTCATACCTCTCATAAACGCTAATGCAAATACTTCAATAACTTCAATCTCTTTAAGTTTTTCACGAGATTCTTTTCCAATAATTTTATTTAATAAATAATATGATGGAAAAATATATGGGTCTAATTTTTCTTCTACGTTACCGGGTAGTGAACCTAATTTTTCTTCGGCTTCAACCGCCGGTCTAACAATGATAATTTTCTCATAAGGAGTTTTTGGGTCTGATAATAAATCAATTGCAGCTTTCATTGTTATGTAACTTTTACCAACGCCCGCTGGTCCGGAACAAACAGTAATTTCACTTTCAATTAGAGTATCGTAATACTTTTTTTGATTTACTGTTAAAAACTTTTCTTTAGTTTTTCTCCTGATGATTTGACCAATTAAATCTTTTTTACTTACCGGTTTACCGGTGACTTCCGGAGTCGGAGTTGTTGTTGGTTTTCTTTTTCTAGCTTCAGCCATTTTTTAATTATTGTTGTTTATAATATGTTAACCAATGTTCAATCATTTCGTCTAACATAGTTTCAAAGGTATAGTCGTGAGTCCATCCCGTTGCTTTTACTAATTTTGATGGGTCACCTTTTAAATTATGTAATTCTTCCGGTCTTAAAAACTTCTCATCTTGTTTCACATATAATTCCCAATCTAAATCTAATTTTCCAAAAACATACTCACATAGGTCTTGTACTGAATGTGATATCCCTGTTGCACATACAAAATCATCAGGTTTATCCAATTGAAGAATCTCCCACATTACTTTAACATAATCTTTAGCGTGTCCCCAATCTCGAGTAGCATCTAAGTTACCTAGTTTAAGTTCATTCGATAATCCAAATTTAATTTTAACGGCCTCTTTACAGACTTTATTAGTTACAAAGTTAGTTCCTCTTCTTGGTGATTCGTGGTTGAATAATATTCCGTTTGATATGAACATACCATAAGAATTTCTATAGTTACGACAAATATTGTAACTAAAAACTTTGGCACATCCGTAAGGTGATACAGGGTTCAATGGTGTAGTTTCTCTTTGATATCCATCGGTATCAATTGAATTACCAAACATTTCTGATGATGACGCTTGATAAATTTTAATAGATGGGTCTAATAATTTAACCGACTCTAAAACATTTAAAGTTCCTATTCCAGTAACATTTGCGGTGTATAATGGTTGGTCAAATGATATTCTTACGTGTGACTGAGCGGCTAAATTATATATCTCAATTGGTTTAACCTCACTAATAACTCGTACTAATGATGATAAGTCAGTTAAATCAGCGTAATGTAATTTAACTTTATCATATACTTTATCCAATCTTGATGTTTGATTTTCTGCTACTGAATTTCTTTTTAAAGTTCCGTGAACTTCATATCCTTTTTCTATTAAGAATTCTGCAAGATAAGAACCATCTTGACCATTAATCCCTGTAATTAAAGCAATTTTATTTTCTTGTGTTTTCATAATTTTCTATAAACCAATTTATTGTTTCTTTTAATCCCTGTTCAATTGGGGTAAATTCAAAATTAGGTAAATACGATTTTAATTTTGAATTATCCGATGGTTTTCTAAATTGACCATCAGGTTTTGTTTTGTCAAATATTACTTTCCCTTTAAAGTTAAACTCATTAACTAATAAATCAACCAAATCTTTAATACTAATTTCATTTGAGTTACTGAATATAATAGGTTCTGATTCATTATAATTGTCTAAGGCCCATTCAGATAATTTTGCGATATCTTTAGAATATATAAATTCCCTTAATGGTGTTCCACTACCCCAAACAACAAAATCAGCGTTATCTCTTTGAGCGTTATACATTTTATGTAATAACATAGGGATTACGTGACCGGTGTCTAATGAAAAATTATCATTTGGTCCGTAAATGTTTGTTGGGATTACTGACACATATTCTAACCCATATTGTTCCCTATAAGCTCTTATTTGAATATCAGCCATTCTTTTTGCGTATGCGTATGGGTAATTTGAAAAGTGAGGGGCTCCTAAGTGAATTTTTTTCTCAGTTATTGGGTATTCAATATTGTCCGGAAATACACAAGTTGATAAAAATGATACTAATTTTTTAACATTATTTTTTCTGGCCGATTCAATAACGTTAGTGTTAATCATTATGTTATCGTAAAAAAACTCTCCTTTATAATTCATATTGGCACTAAGACCACCTACTTTACCGGCACAATGAATAACGTGAGTTGGTTTATGGTATTCAAACATTTTATCGGTTTCTTCAATATTTCTCAAATCATACTCTTTACCAATTTTTACATCAGAAGTAATGGAAGAACCAACTAAACCATTACCACCGGTTACTAATAATTTTTTCATATATTTTCGTTAACAATTTTAATTACTTTAGTTATTTCTTCTTCAGTCATTTGGTGATTGTTTGGTAAGTATAAACCATATTCGTGTACTAACTTTGAATTAGGTAATTCTTGTTTCCCATATCTTTCATACCAAAATGGGTGTTCGTTTATTGACCCACAAATTAATGGTCGACATTCGATATCATTATTTTGTAATTCAGTTATCAATCTGTCAAGATTTTTAGTTATTATAGGATAAGAAAAATTTGACACATAGGAATTACTTGTTGGTTTAACCTCCCAAAAATCATTTTTGATACCTTCTTTATATCTTATGTAATTCTTATATCTAGATTCAACAATATGGTCTAATTTATCCATTTGTTGAATTCCGATAAACGCTTGTAAGTCAGTTGCTCTTAAATTAAACCCCGGGTAATAAAAGGTGTATAATGATTTAAAATCATTAACCTTATATTTTTCGCGTAATTCTTTTTGTTTCGATAAAGGTAAATCTCTGTCCCACCCGTGCGACCTAATGGATAATAAAATATGATACAATTCTTCATTATCTGTTGATACCATACCACCTTCAATTGTTGACATATGATGTCCAAAATAAAATGAAAAGGTTGATAAATCTCCAAAAGTTCCTAAATGTTTATCACCGTATTTTGAACCAATAGATTCACAAGTATCCTCAATTAATAAAATATCATTTTCTTCACATAGCTCAATGATTTCTTTCATATGATTAGGAAAACCTAATACGTGAACTAATATAATTGCGGAAGGGTTTTCTTCTTTAATTAACGTTTTTAAATGGTTAATATCTAAACCTAAATTATCCTTATCACAATCACACATAATAGGCGTTAATCCTAATTGTATTGCCGGTGTCACAGTAGTTACCCAAGAAACTGCTGGAACAATAATTTTATTATTTTTTAACTTACCGGATAGTATTAACGAATAAATCGCCGCTAAATTGGCTGAAGACCCGGAATTCACAAATACCGAATACTTACACCCTAACCATTTAGACCATAAGTCCTCAAAAGTTGTTGTTAATTCTCCTTTAGTTAATCTTGGATTGGTTTTTAACCATTCTATTAATTTGGTGATGTCATCAAAATCAATAGTGTCCTTTACTAGTTTAATACTCATATATGTCTTTAATTGTTAAGTTGATTAGGTCGTTATAATCTATTGTTTTTTCGCAACTATAATAACCACCTCTTTTTATTTTTAAGTTATTGGATTCGTCGTATTCTATGTAATCTATAATGTTTTTATTTAATTTTGTAAAGATGTCCTCAATAAACTTTTGAACATTGATTAATTCACCTAAACCAACAATACAATCTTTATCGGCTTTTAATGAAACATCAACAATGTTTTTAGGGTGGGTTAAATCTCTATTAAAATTAATATCACCAATAGATATTTTTTTATCGTTCAGTATTGAATCAAATATTTTACCAAAGAGAAACCCTTCTTTTCTATAAACAGAATTAAAGTTAAATGGGTAGATTATTATTACGTTAGGGTAAACATCTCTGTTATGATTAATATAGTTACAGAGAATTTCTTTTGATTTAATATATGGTGAGTAATTATAGTTATACTCATCACTTAGGGAGACACACCCGTCGTATTTATTCCACAATTCTGATGTTGAATAAATGATGACCTTATTTGAGATGTCTTTAAACTTATTAATAACTTCTAACGTATAATCAAAATTAGTTTTTATAAAAAACTCATCAGATTCATTTAAAAAAGTTCGTTGTTCCGCAAATAATAAAAAAACCTTGTCATACTTTTTAGAACAAAGTGTTGCAAAATCTATGTTTCGGGACGATATTTTTTCATAATCATTGGGGAAATAATGACTTAACTGAGATGTATTCCCAATTACTAAATTACTCAACACCTTTATATAATTTTACCGAATCCTCAATTAATGATTTACCTTGACTTATTGAATTATCAACCATCCGATTTATTGCCTCAACATATTTAGGTCGTTTACTTTTAAAACAGATGTCAATTTTTTTCTTTAACACAGCAATTTCAGAGTCGGTTTTAGCATCACTAATGGCGTCTTCTAAATACCACATTCTACAATGTAATATGGATAATTTTTCAATCACCTCACCTAAATTATCGGTTTCAATGATATCATCAGGTAATTCAACATTTTTATTTTTAGTTAAAATTTCTAATGTTTTATTTTTAATTATTTCTTCAATTTTTTCACCTATCATAATTATTTAATTTTTAAATTTATTTCATTTTGTATTGTTGTTATCATATTAGGATAATTTAAATTATTTGACCATAAATTTTTATTTTTACCATCATAATAAAATATACCTTCAGATTCATTAAATGTGAATGAAATGAATGTTTTTTTATCGTCATTAAAATTTTCTTTAGTATGTGTAAAACAAAATGGTCCGGAAGCCCTTCCTACAATAATATCACAATGATTTGAAATTAGACTAATTTGTAATAAATCAGGTAATGATTCTGTTATTTGTGGATATGTTGTAATAACATTAGAATTATTTTCATATAATTGATTAGTACTTAAAAATAAACAATTAGGGTTATTTTCAGACAAATTTTCAACAATAGGTGTGAAACTAAAATTATGTGATTGACTTGAATTTACATTACCGTCACAAACTAAAATAATTAAATCATATTTTAGTTTTAATTCTTTTATTTTGTTTACAATATTATCATGCGATTTTAAATTAGTATTAATCACAGAGGGTAAATACTTATTAAAATCATTATCTAATTCAATATTATAGAAATCACAAATATCGGTAACTAATTTAAAATGATTAATAAATGAACAACCAGGAATAGGTTGGTGTGATACATAAATCATTTGTTTTTGTCCTATCCAAGTATTCACAATATTATTTTCTAAATTTGTGTTGTGAATATCATAATTTCCGGGGATACCCACAATTTCATTAACTTCAGGTAAATCTTCAAATAATGGTGATTGTAGATTATGATAGTATGTAATGTTATAATGGTTTTTTAAAATATTAATTAATATTCTTGAGTAAAATATATCACCATTGTGGAAATGATTATATAATGTTATATTGTTTTTCATATTATTAACTATAATGTATGTGTTTATCCATATATTTAAAATTTTCATTTAAATTATTTAATAATGAAAAAGTTGATACGTTACTTCTACTTACTAATTTAAAATCAGTTAATGATAATAAAATAGAATCAACAATAACTTCTTCGGCTAATTTAGATTTATTTGGTAGATTTGAAAAATGTAAACCAACATTAGAATCACCCCTTCTTGATTCAGTATAAATTAAAGTATCACCTAATTCTTTTTTAAAAAAATTCAAAGAATTATTATCATCAGTCATTAAATAAATTTTATCATAACTGTTATGTTTAAATTCTTCATTAATATTTGACAAAATAATTTCATCAGATAATAATGCTCCGTGAGTACTATGGTCTGTACCTCTTTTTTGAACACCTAAAGTTTTTAACCCTTTAAAATAATTTTTATCAATATTGTTAAAAAAAATATTATCCATTAATTTTAAATCAATCAATGTTTGAGAGGGGGTTTTTAAATTTTTTAAAATAGTTAATTCATCAAGTCCATTTCCAATAGCTTCAGGGAAATAATACCCATAAGGGGTTAAATTAATAAATGTTGACGTAATTGGTTCAATATCATAAACTTGTTTAAAAAATTTATCATATAGATTTTCGTTAGATAAATCACTATACATATAATTAAACCATTCAACATTAAATTTTTGATTATTATCGTTAAAATACATTATACCCGCTAATAATGTTAAAAAATCCGAAAAAAAACCTTCGTTTCGGTTTATTATTAATTTATTCATATTTTATTATAAATTTTTATTTAATTCAAAATTTATTGATTTTCTTTTTAGATATAAATTTTTATCAATATAATCATTTTTAGAATTTTCTAAATGTATATTGTCTCGACCACCGAATCCAACATCAGGATGTTCATGTTTAATTATTAGTTCATTAAAATAAGTTTGTTTATTTAATAAGTTTGCAACATCCATAAATTCGTTATCCGCCCATAAAGATTTATATTCTGGATGATAAATGTAATTAAACCTCTCATAATATTTTTTACCTAAAATACATAAAGTATTCAATCTATTACCTTGATAACCATCATTAAACCATAAAACACCATCAGTATCCGGATATTTTTCTTTCATTTTTTTTCTAATGATTGTATCGTAACCTTTAACTTTTGGTATCATATCATCAGATGCTAATAAGACAATATCCCAATCATTTTCGGTTTCCATATCTCTATTTATGGCTTCGATTTTTGATTTACTTTCACCATAAATGTATGATAAGTTTTTGTATTCTTTAAACATCTCAATAACACCCGGTTGATTCATAACTTTATCATCAGTGTCTAATGTTACTAAAAATTTAATATTATCTAAATCATCACACATTGTGTAATACATTTTTAAAACATTAAAGAATTTAAATGTTCGTCCTCTAGTAGGAAACTTAATTAAAATTTTCATTCTTAAAATTTTTGTTCATTATTTTATTATACAACTCTTGTTGGTTGTTATTCGCCTCTGTTGATACGGTTCCGTCACTTTCGTGGTGAAAATATACAAAAAGAGGTTTTGGTATTCTTTTCCCCGAATATCCCTTCAATCCCATTCTAATCCATAAATCATAATCTTCCCATCCTTTCAATGTAACATCATACCCGTCACAAACATCAAACGCTTCTTTATGAAACATTGAACAATTAACTATAAACGGACCTTCTCTTAATCTTTCTATAGACCATTCAGGTCTTTTTTCGATTCCTTGTATTTGACCTATATGATGTGTATCACAATAAACCGGACTAATGGTTTTATTGTTTTTTAAAATGTTAACACAGAATTGAATATAATCCGGATGAATAGTGTCATCACCATCTAATGGTAGTATAAAAATACCATTTGAATTTTTAACCCCATTATTTCTTGCTGAAGATGGTCCTTGATTTTCTTGATATATGATTTTAATATTTGGATGGTCTTTAATACTCTCTAATTTTAATTTAACGTAAGTATCGGTTGACCCGTCATCAACAATTACTATCTCTACATTTTTATAGGTAGAATCAAATACTGATTGTAACGATTTTTCGAATTGTAACCCATAATTGTAAATCGGAATTATAACAGAAACTAACGGTAACTTTGGATTAATTTTATTTATCGGGTATTTTGATTCTAATTTAATAGGTAATTTTTCTTTGTATTTTTCTAAAAATAATAATCTATTCTGTTCCCACTGATTATTGGTCATACCAATAGAAAGATGTGTTAACGGGACATTTGAAATTGTTCCAACTTTAACTCCGGATAAATGATTACTCATACAAAATGATGTATCATAAAAATGGAATCCGGTAAATGATTCATCAAAATTAGTTTTTAAATTACTTTTTTTAACGGCAAAGAAAACACCATCAACAATAACGGAATCTATTATTTTTGACCCAAATGGTTTATTATATTCAGATAACCATTTTTTACCTTCGTGCTGATGATAAACTTGACCAATCATCTCACCCTGTATGTCCCACCATCTTCCGGAATTAGGGTAATATGATGTTCCAGCAACACCTAAAATACCGTATTCAGGTTTTTTGGTAAAATGTTCTAAAACTCGTTTACCCCAATATTCTTTTTCAAAAATGATATCATTATGACAAAACACAATAATATCATTAACTGATTCGTTTAATCCTTTGTTATAAACTTCAGTTAAACTAAATTGGTTATGGTTAACATACTCCAATATTTGAACATTTTTTAAACCAACAGTTTGTAACAAATGTTGTCTAAATTTGTTATTATATTGTTCGTCTTTATGTGTTGAATAAATTACTGTTATCATACTAATCCTGTTGAACCAAATCCGTTTTCACCCCGTTCTTTTTTATTTATTTTCTCAACTTGATTTAATCCTACCCAAGCACCGTTTACAACGGGACAAAGAACCGCTTGTCCGAATTTCATACCTTTTGGTATTCTAACCTCAGTTGGGTTTGTATTAAAGATGATTCCTTTAACTTCTCCGGTGTAACCATTATCCACGGTTCCCGGTGAATTTAAAACCATAAGTCCTTGGTTGATTGCCAACCCACTTTTTGTTCTAACTTGTATCTCAAAACCGTCTTTAATGTCGAAACATAGTCCACTAGGAACTAACGCTCTACCAAACGGTGGGATAACAACATCCTCAACAGAATGTAAGTCAAACCCCGAATCACTATCGTAGTTATATTTTGGGTGAACAGCATCCGGGTGAAGTATCTCATAAGGTAAATCTAATTTAGTTGCCCCCTCGGCAATATCTTTTTCAATTTGTTCTAAATCAATATCCATTTCTTTCAAAATGTCATCGTAATCCACCTCACCTGTTTCGGATGAGAATGTCTCTTGTAAATTAAGTAATTTTTTTCTTAAATTTTCTAACTCTTCAAAATTGTCTAACATTATTCTAATTCTTTTAATTTTTTTATTACGTCAATTAGTACAAGTACGTCTCGTTCACAGTAAGCGGTGATTTCAGGTAACATATTTTTGTTCCAATATGCGTCGTGAACTTTATCTCCGGTAACATCACCTTCCTTTGGTGATGGAACATCCATACAAGTACACATTAAGTCTAACGAACCAATTGCCGTATATGCTCCGTATTGCCAAATTTCTTTGGTATCGATAGCTTTAATCTCCCACGGTTTTGTGTCGTAAGATGGTAAAAGTGTTGGAGGCATTAATCCGTTGATAATCATTCGTTTTGCCAACATAGGGATATCAAAATTCTTAAGATTGTGTCCACATAGATAAAAATCTAATTTACCACAACGATTAAGTAATGTTTGACATTCTTTTAATAGAACCTTTTCATCATCACCTGAAAACGATTGTTTTTTAATATCACCATTGTCCATAACAAAGGCAACACTAACACAAACAATTTTTGCAAACTCAGGAACTAATGCGGCTCTTTTTTCAAAAACTTTATCGGCAGAAAATCCGGCATCTTCAGGAAATCGTTTTTGGAACCAATCAAAATATTTCTCAAATTGACTCGCAACATTAGGATTGTTAACTTTACACTCGGTATAGTTTTTACATCCACCAACAGTTTCTATATCAAGAAACAATATTTTGGTTAAAGGTATTTTTATCATTTTTTATTTTATTAAAGATTTGTAAAATTCTGCTCTATTTTTTGTAACCACGTTAAGGTCGTATTTGTCTTTTACTGTATTATATAATCTTTCACCCAATACTTTAATCATTTCAGGGTTCTGAACTAATTTCTTAATTGCTTTAGACCAATCACTATGATTTCTACTTTCAGGGATTAAAATAGCGTTACCCTCTTCGTTAAATTCACCATTTTTCAAACAGTGAACTAAATCGATTGTGTATGGTCCAATTTCAGACGCGATTAAAGCTTTCTTATAAAACCCTGCCTCAATAACTTTTAATTGAGATTTCATTCTGTTGAAGATGTGATTTTTAATCGGAGCCAAAGATATATCAAATTTTGAATAATTCATAGCGTAAGTTGTGACAGGTTTTGTCCAAACTCTAACATAAGGTAAAACATTTCCGGAATTATATTCACCTTCTTTAAATTGTTGTAAGAATTTTTTATAGTCATCATCAACTGTTTGATAATTGGTTGTAAAAATTTCCTCATAACGAGCCCATACAGTTTCGTGTGGTTTAATTTCTCGTTGTTTTTCTTCACCTGTTTGAGGATTTATTTCAGTTACAGTTCCTCTTGTATCAAAACCACAAATCACATATTGTAATTTATCGTTAATGTCACTATTTTTTTGAACAAACCCCCCAAGTAATTCTAAATCGTGTAAGTGAGATGAGCCACCTAACCACCCAACTCTAATTTTATCAGAAGGAGGTGTTGGTTGATTAAACTGTAATTCTTTTGGGTTAATAGCGTTTGGAAATACAATAACGTTTTTGTTTAATTTTTTGATTTCCTCAGCAAATATATCAGTAGTGGTGGTTACATAACTTGCCGCTCTCAGATTATTTTTAATTTTCTCATCAATTTTGTGTTTAACAATAATACTATGTATTGGATGCTCAACCGTTGGTAACCAATAATCATCTAAATCGACAATAACGATAATACCCATTGACTTTAACCATTGGATTAATTGAGGGGCGATATTATAATCTTGTCCAATTGTTCTGTGAGCATGAATTATCTGATATTTTTTCCAATATTCAATATTATTTATTTGAGGTTCGTAGTCAATATCTACGTGGAAGTCATCCGGATATAAGTTTTGTAAGAATACGTGAGGGTCAACAGAGCGAAATTTACCAACACCTGTTTTGTCACTTGGTAGAACTAATACATTAATTTTTTCTTTCATAGTTTTAAATTATATTCTAAAATATAATAAAAAACAAAAAGAATATCAACCATATAAAACTAAAAAACCCCCAACTTGGTAGATGAGGGTTAATCTTGAGAGTAAATAAAGTTTAAGAGATTTTTTTTATCTTAGTAACCTTACCTTCAAATATATGTTTTCCAACTTTAAAAGAAAAGACTTCATTAGATTTTTGTTCTGATTCAGACAAAATTCCATTTTCTTGTAGAACTTCCTCTACAACTTCACGAAGCATAGATTTTAATTCATTCACATTAAAGTTTGGTGATTGTGTCTGTTGTGGTCTTTTAGTTTGTTCGTTAACCGATTGTTTTGGTTGTTGATTCCCTTTTAAATTCATCAATCTAGATGCTTTCTCAACTAATTCGTCAGATAATACTGAACCACCACCACCCATTGAGTTTGGAACTTCTATTGGGTGTTCAATCATCAATCGTTTAATTGCGTCCGGTAATTTTGATGACATAACTCTATCTGCCGTTAGAGGTTGTGGCATTGTTGGTGCTTTAGGTATTGATGATAAATAAGGTTGTTCTGATTGTTGAGATTCTTGTAAAAATTCTTGTGGAATATTATATTTTGCACCAACAGGTTCAAAAGATTCAACTTCAGGTGAATTATAGGAATCCATTGATGATGCCACACCACCTCTCGGTGTATTGTTATGGGCATCCATTATTTTTTTAGATACCACTAATTTTTCCATTAAACTTAATTCGTTTGTCATAAAATTTAATTATTGTATTTAGTTTTGTCCGAAGACAGCGTTTATTATAACTTTTGTCATACTTTTATCCCCGTTAAGATTATAACCGGGTTTTGGTTCTGTAAACTTTTCACCTGATGGTCTGAATGATTGGATTTTATCAACCCTAAATAATCTCCACCCCGGTAAAGGTTGTTCCCCTTTATATCCTGTGTGAGAAGCTCCTTCACTGTCCCAAGCACGTAATACAGGGTTTCCGGCTTTTGAGTATCCAAAACAAACAGGTTCAATATCTCGTAAACCACGTCCTCCGGGTTCATCACCGTCGTAATAAATTATTATCTTATCTTTATTTTTAATAGCGTTAACAATTGAGTCAATTGACGCTACTTCTAAAATAAGAGATTTAACTGTGTTGTAAAGTTTCATTACGCACTTGGTGTTGTATAAGGTGCATTTGGTTTATACTCATTAATAACTAATTCAGAGTTTCTTTCTTGAATATCTTGAATAGCTCCCGCTTGTTGATTATAAACATCTAAAAAGTTACCTGTTCCTTTACCTGCGGTATCACCATCGGCAATTGCGTCAGGGTTAACTGAGGAGTATTCATTTGCTGTTTTTTTAAAATCATTTTTTGGAAATAATAATCTTCTTTGAGCCTCGGCAATTGATGACAAATCATTAGATGGTTGTTCAAAATTTAATGGTTCATTTACTGGCATAATTGTTATATTTTTTGTATTAATTCGTTTATTCTTTTTAGACTCTCTGTGATAGCGGTGTCAAATTTATTAATTGATGAACTATGTTTTTGATTCGGTCTATTCATATCTTTAATCCCTTCTTTTTCGTGAGGGTTAATGTATTGATTTGGTAATACTTCCGATTTTGATTGTTTTCCGGTATTAATACTATCTCTATCTCCTTTTAGGGTATTGTTCACCCAATCTTTAACGTAGTGTCCCCCATTTAAAATATGGGAAGTCTCATCTTGATGTCCATTGAAATTATCAAACCAATTCTTCATTCGTTTTAGTTGTTGATAAGTCACCTCACCTTTTTCACGCAAATCTTTATTACGTTTAAAACCTTCGGTAGTTTCATCAACTTCCCCAACAGCTTGATTACATTGTTCTAAATATTCAATAACGTCTTGCGGTACCGTATATGTCTTTCCGTATAAATCACTATTCATCTGAAGATTTTAACGCTTTTATCAGAGTATTGATACTAATACCTTCTTTATCTGCAATATTTTTAATTACTTGTAAATTTTTCTTTAATATTTTACTAACACCGGTGTTTTTAATAACATCAGAAGAATCTTTTGATTTTTTGGTTAAAATATCCTCAACCATTTTCTTCATCATTTTTTTCTGTTGTTCTTCTATGGTATCCTTTTCTGATAATCTTTGTCTTAATTCACCGTCTTCTTTTTTTGCCTTTGGTAGTTTACCAAATTCTTTAGCTCTTTCGATTGCGTTCTCAACACCCATTTCTTCAAGAGTTTTGACGGTATCTTTAAAGTCCATATCTTTTGTTTCTTCATATCCAAAAGCTTCTGAATAATCAACTTCATTAATTACTTCATCTGAACCTTCTTTACTTTCACCATAATAAACACGATAACCTCTTGTTAATGGGTCGTTTGTCGCTCTTGACATTGCAATGGTTTGGTCCATAGTTTTGTGTGGAGTTAACACTTGACTAAGATTTGGTATTCTTGAACCTAACATATTACCGTCCTCATCAACAAATTCGTCAATTTCTTCTTTGGGTTTAATTCCTTTAAGTTTTTTATCTAAAGCTTTTTTAGAAACTTTTGATTTTGTTTTTAACGCTGAAGAAACCACACCTTTAACTTTTTTTTCGTCTTTTTTATCGAACTCAAGTTTATCGTCAGACTTTCTTGATTCCGTTAAAGTGTCCGCCACATTATAATAAAGGGATATTTTGTTACCTCTATCTTTAATGTAGAAGTAACAATTGTTCCCAAAATATTCGGTATTAAAATTAATCATATCAACTTTTTATATATAAATACTTCGTTTCTGACTATTTATCATAAAAAAGATTGTGAGTCAAAATATAAATCAATTTCCGAAACCAAATTGGGGTGTAAAATTAGCGTTAGACGTTAGTGATATATCATTATCTACTGATGAAAGAAACTATAAAGAAGAGGTTGTTTTTTCCCCTTATTTAATTGCCGAGACATATGGTAATAAATTACCTATTAATTTTGATATTAATAACCCAATTTCTGCACAACAAATTGATTTATACTATAAAAACTATAACTTCAATAATCTTTTTGTTTCTAAAAACTATTACAACCCTGATAATGTTGATTTATTTTGTTTAACCGCTAATACATCTTGTGATATTGGTTTAACCGGGATTGACAATGGGTTGGTGGAATCAATGACGGGACAGTCAATCACATTTACAAACGGTATTAATGATTACACCAAATTCAATAGATTGTCTTTTGATAGACGATTAAAGTTATTTCAAGTTACAGGATACACTAGTTCTAATGTTAGATTCTCAGGTTTTAATGACACAATATTATATGAGGTTGTTAGTAAAAATGATAGTGTAGGTAGATACCACGAACTTTATGGTGGATTCTATCAAGGGTTCTATAGATTATTTGGTTATGACTATAACATTTTTCCTGAAAGAATGAATAAAGGATGGTCGGTTGAAATGTTGTTAAAACCAAGATTAATTAACGAATATACTCCATCGTTAGGTGAAACAACCTTAAATGAGATTTACCCAAACAACAAAGATATATTCTTTTACTTTGGGGCTCGTGCTGAAAATAAATTCTATCATTACGCCGACGGACACCCAAGATGTTTTACCGGTTACACTAGAGTTACCTCAGAGGTCACAGGTTTAACAACTTGTGCTTGTTGTAATAATTCTGTTGTTAATAGTAGATGTATCTATGTTTATCCACCTAGACCAACTAAAGCGGATTGTGATGGTTGTATTAGTTGTGGTTGGGAATATAAAATACACGATTGTCCATTACCTACACCAACACCAACTCCAACACCAACTCCGATACCGGTCCCTTCAAATTGCGAACCAATCACGGCTTGTACTGCGGGATGTACTTGTGTACAATGTATATCTTGTAACGATTGTCAAACTTGTGATAATTGTAATGTAACTCCGGGTTCAGTTGAGAATACTTGTGAGAGTGACCCATTGTTTGATTCAATGTCAAACGCATTATCATTTAAATTATGTGGTGACCCACATAACCCTCAAATTGGTGTTAGATTACTAAGATTTACCGGAGGATGTGAGACTAGTGGAAGTTGTTCAACAACAGGAATTACTTACACAACAGGATACACTATAGACAATTATTGTACACCACCAATTTATCCTTATTGTTTAGAAGTTAATCCAAGTTATTTAGATATGGAACATTGGTTTCATATTACAGCCGTTTGGGAGAGATATACTTGGTTAGACACTTGTGACTTATGGTATAGAGGGGGTATTGGAGATATCACGGAGAAAAAATATTTAGATGGATTAGCAAATAACTCAAAAGAGTTAATCACTGTTCCATATACACAAACTTGTGGGACTGACCCACAACAAATTGATTTGGTTAATCTAAATGAGAAATGGTTGATTGATAAGGATTTTAGAAAAGGAAGATTAAAAATATACATTAATGGAAGAATATTCCACACATTTCAAGATATTGAGGAAATTATCCCAAGAGCATTATCCACAGATAAGGAAAAACAAGTCGGTGTTCCTTATAATATTTCGTGGGGTGGTGGAACCCAAGGTTTAAGAGAAAATTTAACTTTCTCGGCAATTACCGGAACAACTTATATCCAAGACCCGGAATGTTTACCAACTAACGATTTGTTAGGAACAACGTTTAGTGGATTAACGACTGATATATTATTAGAACAAAATTTTGGTGGAACATTTGATGGGGGTATATCTCAATTCAGAATGTATGTGGAGCCATTATCATCAGACGAAGTTAAACATAATTTTAAATTATTAAAAGATACGTTTGATATGTTTAATCCTGATTGCCCTGATTGTGGTGAAAATTTCTGTCCGGTTGATGATTTTACATATGTGATTAATGGTCCTACTCCAACACCTACCAATACTCAAACACCAACACCCACATCAGAACCATTAAATTTAACCCTTTTCGTGGAATATACACCGGGTTCTATAATTGCGTATTATAGATTAGTATTGAACCGTTCATATAGTGAAGAAATAAATGTTACTTTTGAAAATGTTCTAAATGTCTATAGTGGGACTCCGATTACAATATTTACTGGTGTTACGGTTAGTTTAGGGGATTTATCAGGACAAACTATTGTTACAATAAATGAAGATTATAACAACTATAATGGGGAACCATTTTTTAGTCAATTATCGGGAACTCCGAATGGAAGTACGTGGGAAATAATTTTAATCCAACCAACACCAACCCCAACACCAACTAATACCGTAACTCCAACTAATACCATAACACCAACTAATACCGTAACTCCAACTAATACCATAACACCAACACAAACCTTAACTCCGACTAATACCATAACACCAACACAAACCTTAACTCCGACTAATACTCCAACTGAAACACCAACTCAAACCTTAACTGAAACTCCGACAAACACTCCAACTCCGACTATTACAGAAACTCCAACTAATACTCCAACAAATACCTTAACACCAACTCCGACCCCTACACCAATTATACCATTAGTTTTAATACAAGGTTTATTTTCTTATGAAGGTTGCATACCTTGTGAGACTTCTTGTTTATTAGGTTTAATTACTTTATATACAGAACAATCGTGTGTTGATTTTATTACTGTTGGATGTCACTTGTATCTTGATTCAGAAGGAACAGAAAATGCTGAGAAAGGATATTACAATAGATGGGATGGAACACCAGGACTATTGTATATCGATAAGGAAGGGTTAGTATTAAATATAGATGTATGCCCACAACCTACACCAACACCTACTTTGACATCAACCTCAACACCTACTCCAACACCACCATCTTTAGTTACAATTAATCTATCTTCGTGGGGGCTTGGTACTCCTTGTACACCATCTGTTCTTCCTACACCTATTACTTCCTACACCTCTGCAGCATGTTTAGCTGCAATAACAGTAGGATGTATAATATATACAAATAATAGAGGAGCACTCCTTTCTCAAGGATATTATAACTTTTATGATGGTTATTTTTATGTAAACAATATAGGAGAAGTGGTAAATATTAATGTTTGCCCACAACCAAACCCAACACCAACAATGACTCAAACACCAACTGAAACTCCAACAAATACACCTACTCAAACACCAACTAACACAGAAACACCTACGCAAACTCCGACACAAACCCCAACACCAACTAATACAGAAACACCAACAAATACACCAACTGAAACCCCAACAAATACACCAACACCAACAACAACATTAACTGAAACACCGACTCAAACACCTACACCAACACAAACAGTAACCCCATCATCAACACCACCACCACCATTTGTTTCTGTTTGGAGAACAACATCCGCTTCAGAATCAATAATATTACCTTATTCATCTTTAGGAACATATTCAGGAACTATAGATTGGGGGGACGGAAGTACCTCAGCAAACACAAATGCAAATAAAACTCACACATATACAACACCGGGATACTATACTGTGACTATATATGGTTTAATTAATAAATTTAGTTTCGGTAATTACTTTGGAAGTTATGGTAATATTTACGAAATATTACAGTGGGGACCTTATTTTAATTTAGGTGTTGGAACCACTAGTCAATTTAGTAATTGTAGTAATTTGTCATTAACAAATGTTAGTGATACATTAAATTTAAGTGGTATAACAAGTTTACAAGGAATGTTTACTAGTTGTAACAATTTATCAACAATAAATAATGTAAATAATTGGAATGTTTCTGGTATTACAAGTATGTATGGTATGTTTTTTAACACTCAATTTAATAGTGATATTAGTGGTTGGAACGTTTCAAATGTAACAACTATGGAGCGAATGTTTTCAAGTTCTAATGGACCATTTAATCAACCAATCGCTAATTGGGATATTTCAAAAGTTCAAAGTATGCGTTCAATGTTTCAAAATAGTCAGTTTAACCAACCTATTGGAAATTGGAACGTTTCAGGTGTAACCGATATGCAAAATATGTTTGATGGTAGTCAATTTAACCAACCATTATCCGGATGGAATATTTCAAATGTTAATTTACAACAAATATTTAAAGGGTCACAATTTAATCAGCCAATAGGAAATTGGGACATTTCAAAAGTTATTAGTGTACAGGGTATGTTTGATAGTGGTACATTTAACCAACCAATTGAGAATTGGAATATGTCCGGTATAACTAGTATTAGTGCGATGTTTAATGGTAACACCTCATTTAATCAATCATTATCGGGATGGAATGTTTCAAATGTAACAAGTATGTTTTTTACGTTTGGTAATTCAATATTTAACCAACCTATTGGAAATTGGAATGTATCAAAGGTTACTAATATGGTAGCAGCGTTTCAAGATTCACAATTTAATCAACCATTGTCAGGATGGAATGTTTCAAAAGTTGTTTCCACTCAACAAATGTTTTATGGGTCACAATTTAATCAACCTATAAATAATTGGAATGTTTCGGGTGTTACTAATATGAGAGCTATGTTTCAAAATTCACAATTTAACCAAGATATCTCGAGTTGGAATGTTTCAAAAGTTGATAATATGTACCAAATGTTTAGTGATTCACAATTTAACCAAGATATTGGAAATTGGAATATTTCAGGTGTAACCGATTTTACTAATTTTATGTTAGGAAAAACACCAGCAACATTCTCGACAACAAATTTAGATTCTATTTATAATGGATGGTCCACAAAAAACCCAAAAACAGGAGTAACAATTAATTTTGGTTCAGCCAATTATACATCAACAGGTTCCTCAGGAAAAGCTATCCTTACAGGTTCAACCGGAAGTGGAGGTTATGCTTGGACAATAACAGATGGTGGTATATTTATTGTTCCAACACCAACACCAACTAATACGGAAACCCCTACACCAACACCAACTAATACGGAAACCCCTACACCAACACCAACATTAACTGAAACACCGACTCAAACACCAACAACAACATTAACCAACACACCTACACCAACACAAACACCTACACCAACATCGGCTTCAACACCGACTGTTTTTTCAGCATTTACTGATGATTATAATAGAGCCACATTATCTCCGGGTGGAACACCATCTTTAGTTTATACAAACACAAATACTGGTACGGGTAATGCAACAATATCGGCATCAACTTATGTAAATATTGCAAACGGTGGTACTGCGGGACAGTCATATACCACAGTACCTCTTTCAGGATTTGGTTCACCATTTAACCCAACATTGTCGAGTAATAGTGGAACACTTGAATGGTCGTTTAATTTAAGAACAAATAGAAACTCCATATTCTCAGGATTTCTTGCGTCGTCATACGGAGGAGCAGTTGTATTAGCAAGTACAACAACTAACCTTCAAAATGCCGGTAACGGATACGCATTAGTTTATGGTAGTGGGGGAACAAGAAACTGGAGATTTGTTAGATATACCGGTGGTTTAGCGGGAACACAAACCACCATAATTACGGGAGGTGTTTTCGCGGCAAACACTAATTATGTTAGTGCGAGAATTGTATACGCTCCGGCAACAAATACTTGGACATATTATTTTAGAGATGATGGTGCTGTTGCTTGGGGTGACCCAACAACTGTAAGTACGTTAATTGGTAGTGTGGTTGATAGTACGTATACCTCATCATTAATGAGTTCATTTGGTGTGTTCTTTAACTATTCAACAGGGGCAAATCAAAATTTACAATTTGATAATTTAAGGGTATTAATAACAGGTTAACAAAAAAATAAAATATGTCAAATACAATAACGATACAAAGTATAAATTATAGTGGGGAGGTTGCAAATATTTTGTTTAAACCTAACGGTGTTAATGTGGTTATAAATTTAGGTAATCAAATATTACCTTATGTGTTTAATCCGTCATTATTAACACCACCTCGTAATGTATATGGTGTTTACACTATATTAGTTGAGGGGGCGGATTGTCCTGTTATTATGAATGTTCCGGTTCCTACTCCTACACCAACACCAACACCGACTGTTACAAACACTCAAACACCGACAGCTACACCAACACTAACCCCAACTCCTTCTTTCAACCCTTGTAAAGTTCCTACACAAACACCAACAACCACCACTACACCAACTACCACACCGACCCCAACAATAACACCTACGGAGACTTGTACGAACCCATGTGGATGTTACGCCCCAATACCACCAACACCAACACAAACACCAACCAATACACACACTCCGACAAATACACCAACACCAACATTAACACCAACTCCGGTATATTATGCTAAGTTATTTATTGAACCTGTAAGTGGGTCTGAAAGTATTGGTCAATGGATGTATGATAGTGGTTCTAATTTCTTTGGTTTTACAAACAATACACAACCAACACAAGACCAAACACAATTTAATATTGATATGAACAAATATGTTGATTTCAGTGGTTGGACTAGTGGTGAGTTCCCACCAATAATTAGTCAAACGGTTCCTCAAATTTCAGGAGGGCTCGATAGTTTTGGTAACCCAATAGTTGCCTATAATTTCTTAACAACCGAAGTGTTGCAAGGTTATGTTGGTGGTTTAGGGTGGTATATTTGGATTATCCCAATTTCATTAACTAATAATGGAAGACAAACAATTATTGATTTTAATGAAAGTAATGATTCTAATTTATTAACAAATATATATACTGAAGATGCAATTAACACATATACATTTACCTACACCGGAACAACAATTCCACAAACAACATACCGAGTTTATACAACATATCCTAACATAATATTTAACATTACCGATAACAATAATATTTATTTTAGAGGTAATACCATAACACAATAATATGAGTAATTTTTTAAATAACATACCAGTTTCACCTATAAAATCATTAGGTAATCCTTCTGTTCGTAATAACGCAACATTTGGAACAAATTTCAGTATCCTTCAAACAGGGGGGTATATGGAAGTTTACAATTTAACCGATTTAGATTACATAATCCCTAACGGTTATCAAGGTTTAGTTGAATATTCCGGTAATACGATTCCGGTTCAGTTACAAATTGGGACGGGTCAAATTTTTTCACCTAATGTGTTAACATTAAATTCTGACAACATTTCTTCAGGTAGAAGAAAATTAGGGATGTTAGTTTATGTTTATGAAACCAAAAAAATATATCAATACAATATTGATAATTATGATACGTTATGGAACAACGCTACCGGAGCAACAGGTCCGGGGGGTTCTACAGTAGTTATATCAAATTTTGGAACAACGGTTAAAAATAACTCACCTGAAGGTATTGTGTTAATTAATGCTTGGACGGCATCAACAATATCAGGTATTAATGGTTATGACGATACAAACGCTTCTTGGAGAGTTCTTCAAACATTTACCGGAGGAACAGTAACGGGAGCAACAATATTTACAGATGGTTTAACTGCAAACACAATATCGGCAACAACATATCAAAATTTGCCTGCAACACCTTTCTTACCATTATCAGGAGGAACAGTGACCGGAGCAACAATATTTACAGATGGTTTAACTGCAAACACAATTTCCGCAACAACATATCAAAATTTGCCTGCAACACCTTTCTTACCATTATCAGGAGGAACAGTAACGGGAGCAACAATATTTACAG